CTGCTTTCTACAGGAAGGAAATCGAGGATGCTCTTGAAGATTTTATAGCATTTGTCAATAAACACCCTGAAATCTTAACAAAAAGTTCTTGACATTCTCTTGACAATTTAGTTCTTGACGAGCACCGCGCCAGCGTGTATAATGTAGGTACAGAAAGCGGAGAACCCACATTGTTTAATCGGATAATTCAGAAAGGTGATAACGTAATCATTGACCAATGGTGTTCCTGCTGTGGTGAAGTAGACGAGGAATGTAGCCCTCGCTTCTTCGTTATCGATGACCCGATTATGTCCAACCACCCACCACGCGGCGACCTTTACATCCGCTGCGCTTGCTATGCTTCCGGCGATTCAGATTATGTAGCGGGCGACACTTACTTAAAAAGAACCATCGATCTAAGGAGAATATAATGCTGTACGTTGAAACTGAACCACTGAAATTGCCAGAGAATTTTATAACATTCAACCCCTACGAGGTCAGAGTCGGAGACATTATCGGCTCATTGTATAGGGCGAATGGCTATTACCCGGAGGATAGGGTTGCGAGAAAGTATCTAGTGCTGAAAATCGTTGGCCAAAACGCCTTTTGTGTCGCCATTTATGCTCACCGCCTACCCGAACCCGGCTTTGCTCGATGGATTCCGCTAGACGAATTGCCAGTTGATATGTATATTATCGAGAAAAACAATGAAACTTGAAGTAGGACAAATAATCTCGCATTGTTGCAGGTTCCCACCAGAGGAAGAAGAAGAGTTAGACCGTCACTTAATTTTATCTGTGGATGATGAGTGGTTGGAAACTTATGTTTTGTTTACTTACTATGCCGACGTCGCTCACTGTGTGGGTGGAGTCAGCGATATACTTGTTTCAACTATCGACTCCGAAGAAGATACGCCGAACAATTTTTATTGGAAAATAATCTCTTGACATTTTCTTTACAACTTTTTAGTAGACAAGCAGCGCGCCAGCGTGTATAATATAGGTACACAAAGGGAGAAACCCATGAAAACCACCAGCACTCACACAACCGACTATTGGACCCTTACGCTAACCTCTGATATAAACGGAGGAATCGACAATATATATACTGGCCGACTCAAGGGCGATGTTCTAAAAACGCACTTGAAACCCAGGAATGGCAATTTCGTGTGGCTCACAGGCAACCACAACGAAACTTCGGGTGTCCCGGTAGAAGGTCACATTTTAGAGAGACACACTAAAACCGTGACAACGACTCGCGAGTCTTGACATTCTCTTGACAACTTTTTAGTAGACAAACCATTTCGCAACGTGTATAATATATACATAACTTAAACATAGGACTATCACACATGGGAATCAGGTCAGACGTTATATTTTGTATCAAAAATGAGGCTTACAAGTCTCTTTCTGACGAAAGTAAAGAAACAATCAAACTATGGATGGGAGACTATCACGAGAGGGATGAGGAGGGGATGCTCTTTTACACGGAGAGCGTCAAGTGGTATCACGATTGCAACAATGAATTGAGAGATTTATATCAGGATTTATTCAAACTTGTTGACTGCGAGGACTATCTTATTTTATGCGCGTGCTCGGAGTACCCAAACGACAATGAGGCCGACATTGGCGATTGGCACGAGAACCCGTGGGGAGCTTACAAATCGACGACCGTTATCTGCGATTGGCACAGATAAATGTTTAAGGTTGGCGATTTAGTAAAGCATAAAGATACCGGCTGGCTCGGTCACATTCTGAAAATTACCGATAGTGATATTCACATCCGAATTATGTATGAACCAAGAGGAACAGTCTTTCCGGTAATCTTATTGTTCCCTTCGCAACTGGAATTTCTGGAGAAAGTATTATGAAAGACATTCAGGCAGGAGATTATATTGTAAATAAAGACATGCAAATGGAGGGTATTGTAGTTTCATTGAGGAAGAACGCCAACCCCCACAAACCAAGCACCGCGACCCTATTTTGTACTAGGGATGAAATTTATTCATTAAACGTAGGGCAAACCATAGACTTCAAACTCCACGAATCGTGGAAAATCGATAATGATAGAGAATTTAGATAAAGGAAAAGTATGCTTAAAACTTGCAAACATTGTGGAATCGAGTTCAACTTATACTCACGCCAGAAAAAGCTGGTTGGAGGCTATATAAATGAGTGTCCAGACTGCGTTGAGGAACTGGGCGGCGACCAATCAGAGCCAAAACATTTTGGTGTGACAGGCTCTTGTGGTTCTGTCGCCGTTCGACGCTTTGAAAGCGAAGAAGATAGAAATCAATTTCAGAAAGATTATATGTCAACCCAAACAATTAAGGATTTTCTATAATGAAAAACACAGAAGAAAGCAGACTTAAACTAGCCCGCGAAGTGGTCGCCAGTTGGTCAATGGACGAATTGGTGACGTTCGCCGAGCATTATCTCATGGAGCATTACAAGGCTTCACCCGATGATTTCGAGGAGGAATGGCCTGAATTTATAGAAGATGAATAATCTCTTGACATTCTCTTGACAACTTTTCTCTTGACCTGAATCAAAATAACGTGTATAATGTATATGAACGGTGGGGGGAGCAGGTTGAATTCCTGTCGGGAGCCAATGATCTAGCCCCGAAGTGACTGTTGCAGAGCACGCCCACTATTCATCATCTTTCAACAAAGGAGCAGAAATGCCAACTCTCAAAGACCCAACCCTAGACGACCTTGCAACCATCTCATCCGAGGAATACTATGGAGAAATGTATGATTTTGGAGGTTCATACGACCCTATGCCCCTCGACATGGACGAGGAGTGTCCCGACTGGATTCAGGAAGAACTAGATGAAGACATTCCCCTCTAGTCAGTATGAAGTTTAAACCGGGCAATTTGTTATGTCACACTCCGTCAGGCTCTACTTGGATAATTGTTTCAAGTAAGCCTTACGGGGGCGAGTATAAACAGAACTGGACGCGCTGTGTAAATGCTTGGTGCGTCTATGCGGGAAAGGACAGGGGAGAAGGCAATAATTACTGGGAACCGGGTATGATGGATACTTGGCTCCTCTCACCAAAAGATACGCACCCTATGGATAAGTTGTGGAAAGTTGAAAATGAAGTTTAAACCTGGAAATTTATTGAAGAACAAAACAAGCAACGGTTTGTGGCTTGTGACGGAGGTTCTTCGGATAAGTGAGAAAGGCATCAAGCGCCGGGATAATACCTACGTTGAATTCAAAATGCAATTGAAGGCCGTCTGTATCCAGCCCGGTAAATCAAATTTACATTTTCCCGGTACTTCCGATATGTGGCTCTTTCAAGAGTCAGATGGAAGCGACAAGAGCGATGGGTGGACGGTGATAAATGAAGTTTGAAATAGGACAAATCGTCAAGTATGAACTGGAAAAGGAGGCTTGGATGTTTATTGTTGTGGGTATTCATCCCCCCGTGTCGTCGTCGGCGCGCCCCTATTATTCGCTTTATTGCATCAAATCCCCCAATAATGAAATTCAGAGCAGCGATTTACACAAATTACTCAATATGTCAGAGGTACTTCTAAGTGCAGTTTGAAATAGGACAAATCATCGAGGACACCCAGGGTGGAAGAAGTATAATCATTAAGAAAAACCAGTTTGGAATTACTTATTTTATGATTCATTCGCCGAAAGACCCTGAATATTTACATCGACGATTTAGCGAACCAGAGTCACAAATGTCACACTACAAATTATACAATTTCGAGGCCACAAATGGGACTTAGGAGGGGCGATTTAATCCGGTTCAAGATGAACAAGATAGAGGGTATCATTGTCGGCTTTAAAACCAGCGAATTCAACGGTTACTATCACAAGATCGTGGTACACTGCACCTATTCGCCCTATAATAGCCGACTAAACGGAACAATCGTCGAAGTCAATAATCATTCAGCAGATTTTGAAGTTATCACCAGAGGAAAGATAAATGTTTGAATCAATTTATATTAACCGAGATCAGGCTTTCGAGTTCCACAATGGCCAAGACCTCTATTTTGGCCCGGTTGGAACTTGGTTTTCAGTCCGAGCCGATGTTCTCTTGAGAAGCCGAGGCCCAGGCGGATACGACAAACAGCACGTTGAAACCCTGGAATCGTATGGTCAGGAGAATATCCTGCTTGTTCGTACAGAATCGTGCGGCCCAGGCTGGTATCAGGTTCATCCGAGGGAAAGGTAAGTTATAAACTATTTATAAAGTTGTTGACATTCTCTTGACAACTTTTCTCTTGACCTTTCACACGCCCGTGTGTATAATACATGTATCTTTTATAGGAGTCACACCTTGAAACATTTTGTAGTCCAGCGAGAAAACCACACCGTCGCCCAGCGCGATATAGAGCTTGTATTCGGCCCTCTGGAGGCCCATGAAGAGGTTTTGGTCATAGACCACGACGACCTCGCTGAAATGGCTGTAGAGGCCGGTCTGTTCCCTTCTAGGGGCCAATCTAGGCGCAACGGGCTGGCAGGTCCAGCACCTCACGGTCTGCACCAGATAGGGACGAAGAAACGCCGGTTTTGGGTGTGGAACCCCGTTGCGGGCGACGAAAAGGTAATATTAAACCCGTCTTTCAATCGGACACGGGGATGGTTCGGAGGAAAGTAAATCTCTTGACATTCTCTTGACAACTTTTCTCTTGACCTAACCCAAAATAACGTGTATAATGTATGTATCTTTTATAGGAGTTCCCCTTGTCTCAACCAGACCGAATCAGAAAACTACTTGAAAACCCCAACTTGAACCCTTCTTCTCGCTCGTTCGCCGAAAGTCTGCTTGGCAACTGCAAAAAGTGGGGAAGCCTCACCGCGAAGCAGTGGTCGGCATTTGAGAGGATGGAAGCCCGTTTTGACCCAAAGGTCATTGCAGCGCGAAAAGATTGGTATGACGCATGGGATGAAGACATGGCGGCGAAACTCCAAATTGCCGCGAAATACTACCTTAAAAACCCTCCATACTTTGGAGAGGTCGCCGCGAAGATTGTCGAGGATGTAACTTACATTCCATCCGAGAAACTTTATAATAAAATGGTTGAGAATAAATACGTCCAAAAGGTAATTGCAACCTATAATATGCCCCCAGCCTTCGATGCTGGTTCGCTTGTTCAGGTTCGCAAGTCCCAGAACTGCCCACATCACAGGTTGAAAGGGACTATTGCCCTTGTCGTAACCAACGAGGGCGATGTATCATCAGCAGCAAAGGGAGCTAGACCCTACACTATCCTCCCCTTTGGGTCCGACAAAACCTACCGAGTCGAGGAACGTTGGCTTAAACGCCATAAGGGATAAGCTATGTCTTAACTTGAATATGGCCAAGTGGGGCCACATAGAACAAAACCCAGCCCGTTGCTGTATAGGGCTGGCTCTCGATTCTAAGGGTTGAAGGTTGCTTATCGCCGATGCGGTACATAAAGGGCTTTCTATCTCCATTATCGAGGGGGCGACTAAAGCGTCAACAATACATTTATGCAGATAGGAAGTCGGCTATCCGAGAAAAACGACAACGGTCCCGCTTGGTCATCATCTATTTACCAGTTTGAAACTTTATAAAAACCGAGATAAAAATGAAAGAAATATATTTAGTAACTTATGAACACCGACATGGAACTGACCATACCGTAGTTGCAACCGAGGCTTTGGCCAACACTGCGATGCTCGAATGGGTGCGTGAGTGGAGAGGTGAGTTCGAAATTCCAGAGGATATAACTGATAAACGGGCATTGGAGAATTGGTATGACCTCACGGGATGCACGGAGAGTATCACTTATGAAATTATGCCAGTTTTGACCGAAATTAAAACCTCTTGACATTTTCTTTACAATTTAGTTGTTGACTTGAACCGAAATAACGTGTATAATGTATACATAACTTGAACCACTCACCCCAAACTCTTGGAGTCTATCACATGGCCTACTCTTATAAACACGCGAAAAGAACAGTTAGGTGCTCGTATTGTCACGAACGGGGGCATAATAAATCATCTTGTCCCGAATACGCGGGCCGAATGGAGCGAATCCGCAAAGAGAACGGCGATGGCCATCATCTGGTCGCCGCTTATGATAGGAAGAAAGCCAAGAGAAGCGCGAAGGCTAAAGACCGCAAGTGCTCATATTGCGATGGCAAAGGCCACAATCGCGCAACCTGTCCTGAGCTTCGCGCCCACATCCTCGAAAGTCAGGCTAAGAACGCTATTTTCCGGAAGGCGATCCTCGAAAGAATGAAAGCTCTGGGAGTCGGCGTTGGAACTATCTTATCGACAGATAGGTTTATGGGTCGCACCGACGAGGATGATTATGAGTCTGCGCGCTATCGTATTCCTCACGTTATTACACTTATAAGCTGGGATAATATCAACCACTTTAATAGAGAATATTCCTATTTCGATAATAACGCGCCATGGCTTTCCAGACCTTTATGCGACATAACAGCGCGTTGGAATAGTGAACCCGGTTGGGTTTGGGATCCCGAAACCGCCAAGCTGCTCATGGATGAATGTGTTGCCAAACAGTGGATTGAAGGCTCACATTGGCGCTCTGATAGTAAGATGCAATATTTTTGTGACGTGGAAAGTCCCGTCAAAACTCCGATTCCGCCCGATAAGTGGTCGCTCGGAGGCGATTTAAAATTCTGGAAGCGTGTATATAAGAAACAAAAATCCTATCATGGGGCTTTATAGGCCCTTTTGGAGTCTTGACATTCTCTTGACAACTTTTTTGTTGACTTGACCCAAAAAAACGTGTATAATGTATACATAACTTGAACCTCTCCCCTACTTAACCTTGGAGCCTTAAAATGTCCGTAGCTATCACATTCTCAAACCTTTTTTCAATGATTCCGACCCTTCTTTCGGGCGACGAAAGCAACCTTTATTCCGTCCTTATCCGTGGCCGCCACGGTATCGGTAAATCGTGGATTGCCTACCAAACCGCTAACGGTTTGACGTGGGATAAAAAGACCAAAACCACGCGCCCGATTAAGAAGGGTGAAACCCCTCTTCCAGTTATTGAGCAACGCGCCTCACAGATGACTGAGGGCGACTTGTTGGGCCTCCCATCCCCCGAGATGGTCAAGGTCAATGGTCAGGCGGCGGCGGCTTTACGACCCTTCTCGTGGCTTGTGCGGGCCTGTACTGAGCCTGTCGTGCTCTTTCTCGATGAAATTGACCGAGCCACGACTGAGGTTCGACAGGGATTTTTCCAGCTTGGCGATAGTCGCCAAATCAACGGTTGGAAACTCCATCCTGGGACGGTCATTTTCGGCGCGGTGAATGGCGGCGTTCATGCTGCACAATACCAAGTTGCTGATATGGACCCGGCTGAACTTGACCGTTGGGTTTGCTTTGACGTTGAGCCTAGCGTCGAAGATTGGCTTGATTGGGGCAAAACCGAGGTTCACCCTATCATTTGGGACTTCATCAACCAGAACCAAGACCACTTGGAGCACAAAGGCGAGTTTGAACCGGGCATTGTTCACCCTTCGCGCCGTTCATGGCACCGCCTGAGCAATACGCTTGCAAAGGTCAATATGCTTGACGACGAAAAGGCAGATTTGGGCTTGCTTTTCAATCTGTCCAACGGATTCGTAGGTTTTGAGGCCGCCGTTGCGTTGCGTGATTTTGTTGAGAATTACGAGCGACAGGTAACCGTTGACGATATTTTGGTCCACGGTAAGGTAGATAAAACCTCCGATTTCGGCTTGGTTGACCACGTCTCCTTGATTGAGAAAATGGATGCAAGTGAGGTTTTCAACTCCAAAATGGAAGAATCCAAAATGTCCAATTTGGTCCGGTACTTTGATACCCTCCCGGCAGAAGCGAGGATGAAACTGTTTACTACGCTAACCAAGGCGAATAACCAGATTTCCGCCGACAATGGCTCGAACTTCCATCGGGAGCTTGCAAAGCAGGGAAAGGTCGAGGCGTTCATTAAGCTGCTTGGAGGCAAATAATTTACGAGTGTGATAGCTCCGGTTGCAAGGGGGAGTTGGTTATCCTCCCTTGCAACCACCCTTTTCACCCTTGACATTTTCTTTACAACTTTTCTCTTTACTTATACGCGAAAAACGTGTATAATGTATATATAACTTGGAGTTCTTCTTATGACTATCACCTCACCCGAAAAGCAATTACCAGCTTTCGACCTCAACAATCACATCGTTGACCTTCTCCGCGATGAACCTTTCTTCTCCGCGCTTTCGCGAAAGATGGAAAAGCGACCTTCTAAGTCCATTCCTACCGCTGGCGTCCGCTTCAATGAGGAAAAATGCCGGTTTGAACTGATGTATAATCCAGACTTCATGGCGAAGATGCTCGACCAAGATATAAAGTACGTTAAAGGCGTACTATTGCACGAGTTCTACCATATTATGCTTTTGCACGTCACTTCTCGCCTACCCGATGGAAAGATGACGAAGAAATGGAATATTGCCACGGACCTCGCGATAAACAGCGAACTAACTGTATTTACACGCCATGCCGATACTCCGACTGGCTGTGCCGTCGAAAGTTCCCTTTTGCCGGTAGATATGGCCTGTATTCCAACGGTCGGCCCGTTTGTGGACCTTCCCCCTCATCTTTCGGCTGAGGAATATATGACTTTGCTCCCCGACAATCCCGAGGATGAAGGCGGCGAAGGTGAAGGCGAAGGCCAGGGTGAGGAAGGCGATAATGAAGGTTCTTCCTCCGCTTCCGGCGATGATGAGGGTGAAGGCGACGGCTCTGGAGAGGGCGGCGAAAAGCCCGGTCCTTCCAGTGGAAACGGCTTTGATGACCATTCCGATTGGGGCGACTCCGATGGTACAGATGAAAAGCGCAAAATCGCCGAGGAGCGATTAAAAGAGAGTATCAAAGAGGCTTTTGTCGAGGCCCAATCCAAAGGGTTCGGCTCTGTCTCTGCTGGTATGCGCCGGACGATAAAGGAGGTTATAACTCCAAAAGTCAACTGGAGAGCCGTCCTGCGTTCATTCGTCAAGGCTTCCCAACGCGCCGATAGGACTTCGACAATCAAGAGGTTGAACCGGCGTTATGCTTATGTCCATCCCGGTCGCAAAGCAAAGCGTCAGGCGAAAATCGCCATTTCAATTGACCAATCGGGCAGTGTCTCCGATAGTATGCTTACAGCCTTCTATTCCGAGCTTGAGAAGTTGGCACAAATCGCCGACTTTACGATTGTCCCCTTTGATACCCAGGTTTCAGAGGCACATGTGCACGTCTGGAAGAAGGGCGAGCGACATGAGAAAATCCGTTATATGTACGGTGGAACCTGCTTTAACGCCCCAACTAAGTGGGTAAATGAGAATAAATTTGATGGTCACATCGTACTAACCGATATGGAGGCTCCTAAGCCGGTTTCCAGCAACTGCCAGCGCATGTGGATGACTACCAAGGCTTGCGCAGAACGCCCTTACTTCCAAACGAATGAGCGAGTGATTGCAATCGATGACTAGAATTCAGTTTAAAACCGAAGAATTGAAGGCTGGCGATATAATCAGCCTTCAAGCCCGCGATTCGCGCCTTGGTCTTTGTGAGTATTCAAGGCTTTATATCTTCGAAGTCACGAAAAGGCTGTTTAGAACTGTGGTATTGCTCGACGCTAGCGATGGTTGGCAACCGGGCGACATTTATAATTTTCAAATAATCGACCTAGATACTGATAAATGGAGGAAACTTGTCAGCACCACAGCTTAACATCGGTGATTTCTTAGTTTGTTACAGCCCTTTGGAGGAGTGCGACCTCTTTCGTTGTATCGTAATCGAAGAAAAGCCAGATAAGTACGAGACAATCGTGCTATTGCATGATGAAGATAATGGTTTCCCACCCGGTGCCAAGTTTAGCTTGCCAAAACCATGTTACCAAGACCTTTTTCGCGCACCGTGCGATATTGACCGTACTCACTGGCGAATCGAGGAAGTGAAAGGTGCGGCTTAGACAATTGGGTTTCAAAGAATCCCAATGGGAACTAAAATAATGAAGTTTCCAGCGCGGTTCTCGGCGGCCCCCAGGATTGTGTGCTTGATACGCCGATTTTTTTATTTCGCCAAATTTTTTATAACAGAGGCTTAAAATGCACTTCAAAAGTAAGATAAACGCCCACACCTTGAAAGTCGGGGATATAATTAGCCAATGGGCGAGACTAACCTCACGCGAAACCCTTGGAGCGGGCACCGACTATATGGAGCTTCAAAGGCACATAATCATCCAGAGGCTCGATAACGGAGTTAAAACCTCGATTTTGTTTTCCGGTGGCCACCGCGATGGCAAGCCAGACAAGCCCGGACAGCTAGCCTTCTTCTCATATAGCACCTTGGAGGCCGGTTATTGGAGGAAAGAGTGGCAAAGCTAAACCCACAACCCGGCGATATATTGGTTAGATACTCCCGAATCCCGGCAACGAACGAATACGATGAGATAGGAAGATACCTAGTCCTCGATAAGATAGGTTCAACGCGACAAGTCGGGGAGTGGATGTTCAGCCAAGTGGGCGACAAGTGGAAAATCCTCGTTGAAAGCGGATTATCGTGGGAAGGAGAATTAAAATGATGATAAGCGCCGAACTTGCTCTTGTCTTATTGCTCTTGTGTGCCTTTAGCGCATCTTTCTTAACCTTGATTGTCGTGCTTTGTGGCCGACAATAACGTCTTGACATTCTCTTGACAAGATAGGGGTATACATTTCTCCAGTTTCGCGGTATAATATGTATATGAAATCGAGCAGTTCACAACTTTTTACCCTTCCTTCGCGCTTCTCGCTCGCGTGCGCGATATTGGAGTTTCTTCTATGTATAATCTCACCCTTCCAGATGGTCACGTTATTCCCGGCTTTTCAGCCTTCGAGGTCCGTACCGCCGCGTGCGCCGTCCACAACGGTATCGTTTCCGAGAATTACCGAATCCGGCCCGACCAAATCGATGATGTCGATTTGGTGCATGCAATCAACCTTTTGCAGCAGTACGGTTACGACGTTCAGCCCGCTCGATAATCACCTTTCACCCCTAGCTTTGGAGGATTCACCGTCGATGACGTTTACATAAGCGCGTTATGCTTGGAAGTCGCGCCCCCAATCGGCAAAAGCCACCTTTAACCTTACTTTTCACCCAACCCTCAATCAACTATCACTCACTCATTCATAAGGTACTTTCAACCATGAAAATCACTAACATCGCATCCAATCAAACACTCATCGAAACCCCAGTTTTCAGGGCGCTTTTGAGCTACGGCGTCCCGCAGGTCGTCGTCCTTCATAAGGAAGGTTTGACCTTGGTTAATTCGAAGAAGTATTCAAATACTACTAACAAGCACCGTAATGCGGCAGTTCGCAATTATCACCCTTCTAACTTCACAACCGTCCCCGCCAGTCCTTCCGAGATTCAGGAAGTTACCGGCTTAGAAACCCGATAATCCGAGGCCACAAATGATAACATTACTTCTTCTTATTATAGTTTTGCCGGTGATAATCAGCGCCGCCCTTCTCGTCGGCTATGCCCTCGAAGATGACGCCGACGACCCAATTAAGAAATGCCTTAACCGGCTCAAAACCCGCCGCGAAACTCAACAATAATCGACACCCTTCAATAAACCAATTTAAAACTTACTTTTCAGGAGCCTATCACATGACCCTTTCAACCGACCAAATCAGCAATATTCACGCCGCCCTATTATCCGCTATCCACGCCGCCATTGAGGAAACGCTCGAAAACGAGCTTTATACCTTGGATAAAACCATCGAAGCATCCGATGTTTCCTATGACGCATTATCCGCCTTTGAAGGCGACATCGAGGAACTGGCCGATAATATGCTTGAAACCGTAACAGATGCGTTCGACGCCGAGCTTGCGAAGAAAACCCAGTTAGCAATACGGGAATTCGAGGAGGTCGAATTACCCCATATCAAAGCCCAATATGAGCAAGATGGAATCGTTGACGGCCCCGCTCGCCGAGAAGCATGGTGCAATTGGATTGACTCAAAGAACAAAAACGGAGTTTTATCCGACGTTATGGCCGCCAACATCGATGCAGACGTTGAGGGGCTATAATATGTCAGACGATAATCTAGGAAAAACCTTGACTTTCAACGACACCGAGTCGTTTCATCACTGGCTCAAAAGGCAGAAAAAAACTACCTTTTCGGTGCCCGTCCTCTTGAACAACACCCGCTTGCCTTGTAACTATATCCAAGTTACAAAGCGGGCTTTGGAGCGTTTGACAATCCACGATAAAGAAGTTATCAAGGTGGATATTTCGGTGGGCAAATATACAGGTAGAAACTACGCTTACGTCGAACCCGAAAGAGTTCGAGGGAAGAACAAATAAATGAGTTGGAACCTTGAAAATGCGAAGCCCGGTGATATGATAGTTTGTATCGCCAATCGCGCCGACCATCCCAAAAACGGCGAAGTAATTGGTAAATACCTCGTTCTCGCAAAACAAAGTTCCGAGGCCAATAATGAATATATAAATGATTATACAGATTTAACCTTACATATCGTTTATAGAGATTTTACCCAGAGTTCTGACCTCAATAATCCAGGTTCAACCTTCACTATCCCCCTAGAGTATATAGACCATGAAGTATACAGGTGGGAACTTGCTTATCGCCCAGAAGGGAAAGAAGTGGTTCAAAGTGGAGTATCGTGGGAGGAACCAGAACCCAATGAAAACGTACTATTAAATACAACTATCAGAGATTGTTAATAATCAAGGGGGAAACTGTGAAATCACGCTGTGTACGTCGCCCATTCTAACTAGATAATCAAGCGATAAATTGTCAACTTTTAACCTGCATTTAATTATATACGTTCATAATTACAATTGTGCCCTTCTTACCTACCATATAAGGAATTCTTAATCATGCCCATGCAAACTGACAAACTGACTCCTCTCGAACTCGCTCAAATCAGAGCTTTAACCTTCACAACCAACCTCTTGTTTAATACAGCTTTAACCGAAACAATGCGCATCATGGAAGAAGTGCGCTTAGAAGGCCGAGAATTGCTCAAAGGCTTTAAAGAGTCTGAGGGTTCAAAGAAAGAAGAGTTTAAAACTCTTATATCAGCGAACATCAAAGACCGCAAATTTATGTTAGAAACTATCTTTATGAACCCCGTCGAAAAGGACGTTTAAAAGTGTCTATTCCAGCAGTCATCATCATTGTCTACCTTTCAATTACCTTTTGCGCGGGCGTGCTTTTGCACGGTCAAAAGCTCGAAATCAGCATGTGGAAGAATACCGCCTTAATCCTTCTCTTAGCGACAGTCCTCTATTGTGGAGGTTTCTTCTCCTGAATCAGCCATAACAAAATAACATATATGCCCTCGATAAGCCAGCATCAAGCTGGCTTTTTCTTTGTCAAGTTTTTATTTAATTGTTTACATTCTCTTGACAAAATAATGCTTGACAAATGAAAAGGCAGGAACAAACTGCTTTATGACTAATCGTTCATAATCACACACACCTCGTGAGAAAGCAGTTTGTTCCTGCCTTTTTGTTTGTCAAGCATTATTATAACGAATTGACATAGACTTGACAACTTAGTTCTTGACACGCAATTGCCCAGGGTCTAACTAGACTATAACGAATTGACAAGTAATTGACATAAAGGTATTGACAAAAATAAACAAGTTACAAACTGATTTTTCACAGACAGCAAACGATTTGTCAGGTTTAAAGGGCATTACCGGGGGGACCCCCCTCCCCCTCCCACTCGCCGGAAAGTGGCTTCCTAACTGGGTTATCGGCCCGCGCCGGCCTGATACACCCGCGAGACGGGCCTAAAAATTTCCCAGAATAAAAATTGACAGAATTTGGCTTTTGTGGTATAATAAAATATGAAACAATGTTTTGAATGCGAAAAAACCGAAGATCAGATTGAAATCCACGATCATCATATTGTCCCTAAAAGCAGGGGTGGAACAAAGACGATCTCTCTTTGTTGTGTGTGCCATGGCCTGGTCCATGGAAAAAGAGATATGAATATAGGGGAATTAACAAAAGGGGCCATGCAAACCCTCATCAAGAAAAATAAAACTACAGGCAAAGTTCCCTATGGATTCAAGGCAGATGAAGAGGGGAATTTAGAAAAGAATTTGGCTGAACTTTTGGTCCTACACAAGATTGAATCGTTTCGAAACAAGGGACTTTCATATCGTGCTGTTTGCGACAAACTGAACGAGCAAAAGACCCTGAATCGCCAAGGAAGGCCTTGGAACGATAAGTTATTGCGAGTCATTTGGAAGGGCTGGAAGCTGAACGGGAGGGAGCGCTATGAGCGACTCAACGCAGCGATCCAAAATTTCCCAGAATAAAAAACGAGATCTTCCGTTTCAATAAGACTATTTATAAGAGAAAAGAGGATCCCCATCATGAAACTTACAAAAAACCAATTACGAAAAATCATTCAGGAAGAGCTTCAAAAGATGTCTGAATCAGATGACGTTGATATGGGACAATTTAATGTGGGACATATAATGAGTAAGGGCCAGAGGCGCCCATCGCGAGATGATATGGATTACGAAGAGTTTATTGAACCGCAGCCAGGAGACGAGGCGCGCTTTGCCATGATTGGCCTAGAAATGATGCCTCGTGATATTGTCCCAGCGGCAAATAAGATCTTTAATTCGCTCAAAGATATTGATTTCCAGAGTGAACGAGATCAAACAATCGCTATTGTTAGTTCTCTTAAAGACGAGGTTGGCCTTGAAAGATTGAATAAAAATGACCTTGCCCTGGAATCTGCTATGGTTAGTATTGCACAGTCGCTTAATGCTTGGAATAAAAAATAATGGCAATCAAAATTAAAATCATCAAGGAGGAGAGGAACGCGCTTCTTGAATTTGCTCCCGAGGAAGTTGGCGACGGGGATGGTTATCTATCTTGGGACACTATAGCAGATATGTATATCCACAATTCTAAAAATATGAGCGAGAAGCAATGGTTGCAACCCGACAATTCGGAATGGTATTCTGGACACTATTTCGAGCAAAAATATCAAATTGGCCGAGACCGTGCATGCTTTGCCGCGCTTGGACCGGGCCATAATTACCTTTTTAAAGATAGACTTAGGAATCATATGATATCAAAGGGGGTTCTCCCAAAAGATGCTCCAAAGCCGCCCGTTTCGTTCTTCGAAAAGATCTTGAAACACTTTGATAAAAAATTTGGCCTTGTTGATAATGCAGCCGGATTCCATAATTGTGGCAATTATTATGGTGTTGAAACCAGTGCCGAAGACACCACAAAGCGAGATAAAGAGAGGGCTGCACAGACGCGCGCTCGGCACAACGTGGTGACCGGAAAAGTAGATAAAATGGTCGCCGATTTAGATTTAAAGGAAATAAAAATGTCAAAAAAATATTCAAGTAACGAGAAAATTCAATTGTTGGCGGAAAATTTTAAAAATTTTGTACAACAAGAGGGCAGATGGGTATCCCAAGCTAGCGGAGAGAGTGAAGGATATGGGCCAGGAACTATACCCAAAAGAAGGCTTCCCCCACATGATGTTCCTGAACACGAGATCGAAGACCTGGAAGCAGATTACTGGGAAGATGAAGAGGAAGAAGACCCATTTGGGGATCTTGGTGTTGAAGAAGAGAGTGAATGGTTGAAGGATATTCTTGGCGACGAAGAAGGGACACTTGAAGAAATGATTGACAAAATGGTTCAAAAATTTCAAAATCCAATAAACAATAAAAAATAGTGGATTTAATTGCATTTATTTTATTTGTATTATTTCTCATTATATTTTTGACATTTTTTTTAACAATGCTTCATTATTTGATTTTTTTCTTATCTTGGATCGCGGATTGTATTTTAGATCCAATTTTTTATCCAAATAAAAATAAAGAAAAGAGTTGACATAGCCCCTATTATATGTTATATTTATAATAGAGGAAAAAATGAAAAGCATTAATTTAATTTTATTTATTGTGGCGCTCCTGTTTTCGTTTGCTGGGTGTTCAACATCCGAGTGCCATGAGACATTGATTCTTAATTCTGATATCGACCCAAGCGAACGACCAACCATTGAGGCCATAAGGGTTTCTTGTAATTATAATTTCACACATGAAGACTTTGTGTGGTATTTTAATGCCTGGGTTCACTATCCACATCACGAATTTGAAGATATATATGAGGTCCGCGCTGAGGTTTTTAATATTGATGGCGATGAGCCGATTGATATTTATCCTCTCTTTAATGACGATGGTAAATATTGGGAGTCATCGTGGTTGGAAGAAACCCAAACAAAGATGTGGTGTGGAATTGATTACAAAATAAGATTTGTTGCCCTTGATGAAGAGGGCAATGGAGATTATCACGAAACCGAAGTTTATTATAAATAAGGAAGCTAAAATGGCAAATAATTCTCAATTAGCGTTTATCATATCTCAAGCTATGTTTATAGGCGAAGTATATGGCTTAAATAAAAATAAAGAAGACTTTAATGAGAAAGTTTGGATGGATTATGCAAGGGGAATGATTAATATTGCTTTGCGAGAACTTTATCTAAATGAAGAGTCTATAGCGGAGAAGGCTCTTATTGACTTTTTGAGTACAAACACAAGAGATTATTAATAGGCTACCAAGCTAATAAAAATTTTGCGAAAAAAAATCTCGGGTTTTCGGGCTGCGGAGGGACTATTTATTGGTACCGGAGGCGCGCGCTATGAAAATCACAAAACAGTGGCTCAAAAAAATTATTATTGAAGAAATGAGTCACCTCGAAGAAGTAAAGAATGATGCTGTGCAACTTGCAACCATGCAAGATCAGATGGACAGCATCAATGGAAGTGATGATGACAAGCTTATAATGAGTATTGGGGCAACTTGTGATCAAATGATTGATCCAATTAATAGATTGAGTGACGCATCAATGCAGGGGGCGCTTTTGCAATCCCTAGAGGGATTAAAAATAATTGTTGGAGAAATTGCCCAAGATATAAAGAGTCGCGGACGACAGCCCTCCCAGATGCCACAGCAACATATGGGCGGCATCCAGCAGGAAGAAGGAGGAGAGGGAAATGTCTAGATGGGGAAAGCCAAGAAAAAATAAAAAAAGAATTGACCCGCGCTATTTTCTGAATGAAATGAGGCTCGGGGGAGGTTCCGGCGCCGAACCAAAGTATCCAGAAGAGGATGACATCGAGCGCCAGAAAAGAGAAAGGAAATTTTCAATAGATGATCTTCCTCCAGAAACAGAAGAAGATAAGATTTTAAATAAATTTAAAAGAAATTTTCCAAGTGATGAAGAGGAGAAGAAGTCGCCCTGGAATCTTCCAAAGGATCATCCAGATCACCCTTATAATGATCCGGATTCATCGTGGAATGATGATAGAAGAAAAGGGTTGCACAATGAGGCTTGCGGAGAGGGTAACGGGGGGAAAATTTATTTTGTTGATATTTCTCCGTGGGGAAAATTATCAACGATTAATCTAGAAAATGCAATTCAATTCGCCGAAACTTCAAGGAAGAATGGTTTCGAATTGCAGATTGGTCAATCGGGTGAAGAGAAAACTAGTCAAGAAGTTTTAGATGCTCTCGGAATTGGTACCAGAGGGGATGACGAACCTCCCCTCGAAGAGTGAATGAATAAACGCGACGATCAGGATGATCGCGAGGAATATTAAAGATGCCGAAGAAAAAAATATTAATTAAAATCCTTAAAGAAAATGATAGGGACCGTCGAATACAGCCTCATGCTCCTAGTTATGATCCGCTGGAGCAACGCAGGTGGGAAGACGAGCAGGAAAGAAAAAAGAAAGAGAAGAAAGATAAGGATGTTCCAAGAGGATCCTCCGATATCGATTATTCATTTGAAGAGGGGCTCAATGAAGTTGGCTTGCCAGGACTTGAGCATATAGGACCACAAGAGGTAACAGATCTTTTGCAGGCTGCGGCGAAATTTACATCCATTTGGGTACCGCTAGTCGGCGCTGGTGGTATTGCAGTTATAATGCATAACGCTTTTGAATATTTGAAAAACAACACTAACTCTTCCAAAGAAGAAGCAGTTAAAGCGGCGGCTCATCAGATAAGGCAAGCCAAAGAGGCGGAGGCAGGTGATGACTCGGGATCAGAGCTTGAAGAGATCAGTCAAGCAACCCAGTGGGTTGATATCGAGCGTGGGAAAGCGCAACCTCCTGGCGCTTATGATGCTGGAGCCAAAAGACTAGCAACGCTGGTGGATAAAAAAATGGTTAATGCTCTGAAAACTGTTCGACAGCACTGGCCAAATCTCGGAGATGTCAAGAGACTAGAAGCATATGCCAAAAGCGAATTTGCAGATGAAGAGGCCAAAAATGCAATTGCTATTCTCTCTTCACTGGGGAAGCATGTAAACGAGTGGTGTCCAGAGTGTGTACACAAGAGAGCAACCTCCGAGTTGCCCAGCGATGCCCAAGACGCACCAATGCCTGGAAATTTAGAAGAAAGAAAACGCCGACGATTAAAAAAGAAAAGGTCTAAATGATTATATGCTTGATGGCCTCTCATTACCTATCCTTTTATTAATTGCCCTTGGACTTCTTGGCTCTCTGCTCTTTTGTTTATGGTATGATGGAGGTATAAATTTATGACATTAAGACTTGTAAGAGATGATGAGGTACCAGAAGAAGAACCAACAAAATTAAAAATTCCTTTAAAAGATTACTTGACATTTGCATCGGGAGTTGCTATAATAGTATTAGGATTTGGCGCATTGCTTATTTTAATAGCAATGGTGGCCACCAGATAACATTTAACGGGGGTGCTCAGGTTTCGACGTGGTAAAATAAACGAATAGTGCAGGTGGTCGACTTCAATGAATGACCTTAAACTTATTGAAATTTTGATAATTGCCAATAACAATAATCATTTCCAAGCCGTCGCTTTAGCGGCATAGCTTGCTGGGTCTTCGCTGACCTCGTTACCAAATAGCGAATAACTGGTAGATTCCAGCGAAAATAAAAAATCAAAATGGTATCCCCGATCGGTGTCGGGTGGAACTCCGTGGCGATGAGGGGTAGGTGGGGCATCGCATATTTTTTCTTGTTTCGGAAATAAACAAGACAAACCTGTGGATGACTTGAACTGGACATTATTGCGGACGCGGGTTCGATTCCCGCCACCTCCACCATTTTATTTTTTTGGTCTTGACATGATATTAACAGACTATTTATAGACAAGGGAGGTTTATTTATATGGGCGGAACAAAAATTCACGGAGGCCAGATTAGGGATGGTACCGTAACTGACTCTGATATTGCCGAGAACGCCATTGGTGCTAGTGAAATAGCGAGCGACTCAATTTGCGGACAGGACGAAGTTGTTAGTGTAAGTGGTGATGATTGTATTTTAGTAAGTAAGACGGATGATTCCGGGAATTTAAAGCAAGTAAAGATAATGAATATATCGGATGCTGTTTGTACAACGCAGACTTTTCTGCAATCAACAGAGCACGGTTATCATAAATCTGGAAATGCTTTAATTTATATTCCTTGGTATCAGACCACTGAAAAAACTTCTCCAAACTATTTGGATCAACATGTTGCACCGTTTAACGGAAAATTAAAAACAGTACACATCAGAAGCGATTCAAGTATGGGATCAACAATTGTTGGAATACACATTGGTTCTAACGGTAATGCCGAGATCTCCACTACAGCATTGGAGACTGCTAGCGTGACTGCCAGTGAGAATACGACTGCTACTTTTTCTTTTTCAAGCAGTAGCCACTTCTCTGTTGGTGATCTAGTTGGTATAAGCATCGATCCAAGTGGAAATCACGGATATGTCAATGTTACCTGTGTTTGGGAATATTCTCCTTAGTTGTTGAAAAAAAATAATAAATAATACTTGACATCTAAATCATATGCGGTTATAATATAAGAGTACTATAATTATAGGATAAAATGAAACCATTAATAATAACACCAAAAGAAATTGATATTGTAGTTGCCTCCTTGGGTCATTCGCTAATAATTTGGGAAGAAAGAGTCGATCGAGGAGATCTTCCGAGCGAATTTGACTCCGATGTAACAAATAATTTAATAAAAGATATTTTGATGACTTATGATAAATTTCTGGATTTACAGCTCGAAATGAAGCTAGATCTCGAAGAGAGGGAATCTCTTGAAAAGGATGTCCTAATTCCAGACAATATTCTAAAGTTTCCAGGATAAAAAGTGGAAAAATATAAAGTATTTGTATATGGTTCCCTAATGAGAGGGGAATTTAATCATTATATTCTTGAAAGGTCAACATACCTCGGAAGATCTACCACTCTTAAAAAATATACCCTATATGATTTAGGTGCATTCCCAGCTGTAGTAGAAGGTGGAAATACCGGTATTGTTGGTGAGGTTTTTGAAGTAGACGGTTTAACCTTAATGAATCTTGACGCTTTAGAATCGCACCCTCAATTTTATCGGCGTAAATTAATTGAACTCTCGGATGGGCAGGTTGTTTTTATGTATATATTGGATCCAGGCTTCTTGAGAAATGAGTTAACCATCGGTAGTGGTAATTGGAAAAAACGCTAATTATTATCATCTATATACTATTTATAGTACTTAAAAAGTGAATTGTCTATATAATGCCTACAAAAAAAACAATTAAATTGTCTCACGACAATCTTAAAAAAATAATTGAAAAACAAGCCAACGAAGCAAGGGAACAAGCTTTGGAGGAAAAGAGAAGGGCTCTAAAAAAAGATCCCAAAAAGGCCCAACAACAGTATAGAAAGCCGCTGATCGTTTTGAAAAAGACGTATGAAGTGGAAAAACAAATAACTAAAGACAAAAGAAGAAAAGGAGTTACAATGCTTAACATTATTAAAGAAGTTTATGAACTTACAAAGGAGTTCGCAACACTTAAATCACCAGTAGAAGTTTATATTTTTGTGGGAATGATTTGGGCTTCCGGGGTTTGTGTTGGTCTGTTATTGTAAATAATGATAAATTTTCAAAAATTTGTTGATTTATTTCCACACATGACTCCCCAAGAATATAAATTGTCTGGTGCTCAAATTCCCTCACAAATACCTGGCGCGCCTATGCATTCTTCGCGTATAGGAATGGATAGCACCAATTGTGTAAAATTTACATTTTGGATGGTAGCGAAAGCTTTTAATTTGACATTTACTCCCGATTTATTGAAAGCTTGGATGGTTGGGAAAACAATGAGTGAGGTACCTGGCTATGGGCCTTATGCCGCAAAGCAATTGGGGATTGCAACAGACGCCCCAGGAAGAGGTGTGCATCTAGTTCAATTTTTTCGTAATACAAAAACTATGAATGGACATTCAATTTTTGTAGTTGATCGATGCCCAGAAACGGATAAGATTTTGACCCTTGAGGCAGTTGGTGGATCGCAAAACGGCGCAGGGTGGTATCAAATAGGGGCCCTTAGGGATGTTTTAAATCCTGGGCCTGACTGGGTCGACAAAGTTACACAGACTTGGAATGGGCGCCTTTCAACTCAGGAAGCACTTCACGTTGTAAAATTAGACGTTGATCCGGAGAGTATACAGAGTTTTTTGCGAGGATATTGCAAAAAGAGATAGTTATTTAAAAAAATAAAGGAGACTATTAATATGTTACAGAGAATAAGAGATTTTAAAGATCTTTGCAAGGAGTTTATTATGCTTCGCGCGCCAGCAGAAGTATATTGGTTTACTGTCCTAGTATGGATTTCGGGCGCTATGTTTGGGCGCTGGTTTCTATAAAATATGATTGTTCCTTTTGATTTTTATTATGGTGATCCAGATGATGTCAAAAGAGGACTAGAAAAAGTATATCACAATGCCCAAGAAAAGATTTGGGATGGTAGGGAAATCCTAGACAATCTTTTTAAAAAATATGATAATATAGAAATACACCCAGAACATATTTCTTCATTGGAAAATATTTTAAGTATTATTCTATGGGGGGAGTATGTTGCTTGGAACGTTTCATCGGAAATGTCCGCCTGTTTTGTAGATTACGGCGCAAAGATGGCGGCTGTATCTCAGGCTCACGATGAGGCACGACACTTTTATGTGATGAGGGATTATTTAAAGAAAAGATTGGGCTATGAGCCGGCCGCTATTTTTAAGCCCGCTTTGCTAGTTTTAGAAGAAGTTTCTAGCGCTAAAAATCTAGCACGGAAGATTTTGGGTTTGAATTTAATGGTGGAGCCGATTGCAATTACTATTTTTAGATTTTTGAGAAAATCTAAAGTAGACCCGATATTAGTTGATCTATTGGACCTTTTTGAAAAAGATGAGGCAAGACATATAGCATTGGGAGTAAAATATCTCCCCAAATTAATAAAAGAGATGGGGCCATGGCAAAAATTAACTTTTATTTGGTGGCAAATGAGATTAATAACCCTAGAAATACGCGGCCTAAAAACAATTGAAAATGATCTTAAAAATTTAGGAATAGATCCGCAAGAAGTTTTTGAATTTGCTGAAAACAAACAAGTGTCCTGCTTAAAACTTTTATCGCGGGAGATGAGAATAAGCGACGATATGTGGAAGCCTGTTTTAAAAATTATTCGTTTTAGGAGAAGGATGACATTTTATCCGGATCCGGGCCACGGAATTGTAAAAAAAATATTTAATTCTTTATTCCATAAATAATAACTAATTATATTATTGACATATGGGGATTTTGCAATGAATTTGTGGGATAACAAAAAGTGGCTGACATTTCTAGAAAAAAAACATCTCCAGATCATCCAGGAGATAAACTGGAGAAAAGATAAATCAGAACTTCTCAAAGATGATAATAAATTTTCCATTTCATTTGAAATAGAACTTGAAAGTAATGGTATAAAAACTGGAAAAATTATTCCCGAGGATCCAGACGCATTTGTTCGGGCTAACGGCGAAGAAATATTTAAAAGAGCAGAGCAGTGGAAAAAGGATAAATATTCTGAAGATATGACGTGGGAAGATGCTCTGACTGATTATTATATGAGCAAGAAAATTTCTTCTTGGCCGGAAGTTCACTTTGCTCGTGATCGGATATATAACATCCCGAAGGATGGAGCAGGGCTTATTGATCTTTTTATATACGGTCACAGCCGGTGGGTCGACGGGCTAAAACGGTCAGGCCGAATCAGGAGACTTATAGATGGTGATGTATCGCTAATTAAAGTTGTTATTGCATTGATTAGAAGCCCAGAGTTAGTAAAGGCTGTTGATGGCGTTGTTGAATCTATTCTCAGCGATAAATCAAAAAGATTGCAATTTATGAAAGATATGGGATGGGAAGATGATAGTTACCACAACTCTTCCGCTATTCGCAACCAATATATTGAAAGAATCATACCATTAAAAAAGCTCAAAGAAAAAAATTATAAAGGAACTTTGTACGATTTAATGGGCCATGGCAAACCAAAGATGGACCCTTTTGAGTTTTTGGAAAAATTCGGATCAAAAGATATTGTTGATGAAATTAGGCGTACCTCATATAGAATAATGACCTATGAGCTTGATCAGATTTACGACCTATCTCCTGCGGAATTCAAAGAAAAACTCCTTTCTTCTTCTCCAGATAGGGGAGATGGGTGGGTTGTAAATATGATAGAACATATAATGATTTTTTATCTTAACTATTTGGAGGGCGTTATCGCTCAACATGCGCAATCGCGGGCAAGGAGAGATCTTCCCCGTATACATGGTGATGTGCGTTTTGAAAACGTCGAATATATCTTCAGAAATATATTTAAAATTCCAATAAAAGAATTTTTTCCAGAGCATGAAGAGTGGAAAAAGAAATTTCTAGAAAATCAAAAAACAACTCCAGAAATAGATTGTTCACTCAAAGTAATGAAAGTTGCTCTTCAGGATCTTTTTCCAAAATTTATGAAAAAATATAAACCAACTCTCAAGTTTGAAAAAGATATGAGTTTAAAATGTGGCATCGAGTTTGCGTCTTATGAACCTCGTTATATGGTGGGATTAAGTAAGGCAGAGGAATATTTAGAAGATTTCTTTGAAGAATTTAATAAACAATCTATATTTTATTTTAACGACAGAACTGGTCTTCATGTCAATATTGGTTATTTAAATGAGCATGGGGATCCTATAGAAAATTATAATCTAATTAAGGCATTGATGTTTTTGAATCACACATATGCAACATCTGGCATTGGCTTTCCGTCAAGAGAGGAGACGAAATGGACGAAAGATATAAGAAAACCCGCCTTTAAAAAAATTATGAAGCGTATCTTAACGAATGATAAATATGCTCAATGGCTTAAGGATAGAAAATTTAAGCATATAGAGGCCAATCTAAATAAAAATATCTCTCATATTGCAGATATCACTGGCCCAAAATACATCGGTTTTAATGTTGTTTATACAAAGACGCGGAGATATATAGAATTTAGATTTCCTGGTCATCAAGTAAGCCTCGAATCAATGAGGGATGCCCTATTTTATTATGCATTCATTATTAAAGCTGCAGCGGATCCAGAATTTAAAAGACAAGAATATCTTGGAGATTTAGCATTTCTTGTTAGTGATCCAGAGGGATTTTATAAAACGTTTGAAAAGGCAAGAAGGGCGGAAAAAAAGAAATGAAAAAATGGAAACAATTTCTATCAGAAGAAAATAAAAAAGAAATCCTCCAAGAATTTAATAAAAAAGATGAAAAAGAAATTATGAAAGATGGAGGAAGGTTTACAGTTTCTTTTGAGATTGAATTAGAAGCAGAAGAAGATGAGGAAGAAAGTATTGAGAGGTGGGCGCAAGCGAGGCGTGAAGCCGCATTGGGGGCTCTAGGTCATGACCCCCGAGAGTATTTTCTTAATGACCTGGGGGGAGTAGAGCCGGATAGTATTGGTATTGAGATGCCAACTGATGGGGAGGAAATGTTAGAATGGTATTGGCAATATACGTCAGGTCTTTCACTTAACGAGTGGGATATAGTTAAATTAGCTTTGGGTAGTGATGTTGTTATAAGATCTTTCATAGGAGATATTGCAAGTATACTTAAATCTCCAGAGATATTTTTAAGAGATCTTTTTCGCAAATGGGAGAGAAGGTCTGAACTTCAAGATTTGCTTGGGTGGTCGGAAAAACAATTAACTTTTTATTTTGAAGTGGAGGGGGGAAAGGCTTACCCTTTAGCAATAGAAAGAATCGCCAAAAATAATAAGTCAGTTGCTAAAATTATTAATTATTATGTAATTAATATACCATCCTTAATTGAAGAAAATACAGATAATTTATTTCCCAAATCTAAGCATCCATATTATTTGGAAGATTTAATTAAAAAATTTGGAACCGGGCATACCCTCAATTATGCCGAAGATGCCGTCGACTCTATGGATAGCGCTGTCGATGATTTAACAGATAGCTGGGGCGATATGTTAATAGATAATATCTTAACAGAAATTTCGCAATATGGTGATATTAATTGGAAGAGAAAAATTTTATTAAAATATCGCGGTTATGTAGAGCGCGCGCTTGAGGAAGTCATCGATGAAAGAATAGAAAATTTTGAGTCGGATCCGGTTTCTTGGCTAGAAGAAATGGGCTATGAAGAAGATCAATGGTTCTCTGATGGTGAGTACTATTCAGAGGCAAGTCGGCGGGATTGTAATAAAGAAGATTTAAAGCATAAGCTTTTCCAGAAACTACCCAATTTCATGGCTAAATATGAAGATACTTTAAAATTTGAAAAAGACGGTTCCCTACAGTGTGGAATAGAATTTTCTCACGGCAGGGACTTTAATAGAACTTATGATGAAGGTAATGAACCAAAACTCTATATGGTTGGTCTAGAAAGCGCTATAAAATATCTTGAAGATTTCTTTAGAGATTATAATAATCAAGATGTTTTTACCTTCACTGAAGGTACGGGATTGCATACAAATATAGGATATATGAAAGAAGATGGAAGTCAAGAAGAGGAATATAATTTATTTAAAGCACTTATATTTTTAAATCACACATATGCAACGAAGGGTGTTGGATTCCCCCGGAGAGAACATTCGCATTGGGCAACAGATCTTAAGAAGCCGGCCCTAAATAATATTATTAAATTTCTTGAGAAATTACCAAAAGATTCTGATTTGAGAGACACTCTAACAAAAAAGAAATTTATGAAATTATATTTATCTCATAATTTCGAAGAATTATCAGATACTCTTACGGCCAAAGTGCGAGAAACAGCAAGGAATATAGGATCCAAAAGTATTGGATTTAATATAAATTATCTACAAAATCAAAAATATATTGAATTTAGATATCCTGGAAATATGAATGTGACCTTAGAAACAATGATTAAAGCTCTTAAATATTATGCCTTCATTGTTAAAGCTGCAGCAGATCCAGAATTTAAGAAAAGAGAATATATTAAGGATCTTGTTGGATTTATTAATAATTTAAAAAATGAACAAGTTAGTATCACAAATTTAGATTTTTTCAAAAAATTAAAAAAGAACGACATTATGATAACAACAGATCAAGGTACGAGTTTATATAGCATTTTTGTTAGAAATATGGAAAAATCACTCTATATATCTGAAAAAGATATAGAGGAAGGGGGGCAGTATATGGGGAATGCGATTTCTTCTTATTCATATCGCATGGTATATGATGCTATGACAAAGATAAATCCTCAATTGATAACTTTTTGTAGAGAAAAAAATATAGCTTTTTATTCAGGATATTCAGTTTCAGATAAAGAAGTTAAGATAAAGTTTCTTAGGTTCAAAGAAGATTCCCCAGTTTTTGCTAATGTCGTCTCAGATTTTATTTCCCCAAAGTCTTTTCAAAGAGATATAGATTTTAATAATTTTATTATTGCGGGGGATGATCCGGCGACGGCTCTCTATTTTCCGGCCGATCGTGGGCCAATATTTGAATCCTTTAGGAAACTAGCATTAATTATTTTAGAAAGTAAAAGTTCTTTAGAAGTTAGTAAGAAATTAATTAAGTTAGCCAATGAAGGCTGGCATAATAAGGTTAATCTCGGAGCTGGATATATTGACGAGGAAGAATTTCCAGCGGCACAATGGCTTAAGCCTGGTAAAGATAGTCCGCTTAATGATAAAGAGCTTTCTTCTGCGAGAGAGAAAATTGAAGATAAAGAATTGTTAACTCGCCTAGTGGATGATATTATGAGCCTTCGTGAAGGTTTTAAAAAATTTATAATTTAACAAGGGCACTCACAATCACAGGCTTTTTGTTCTTTAACATCATCTAATATTTTATCAATTGTTGTTTTTGTTGTTATTTGAACATAAATAAACAAGGTGACTGCCATCAAAATCCCCATGATTGCCATTAATAATTTTCCTTTTATTATTGAAGTATACATAAATTTATTATAGCAAATATTTCATCTCTTGTCAAGAAAAATAAAAATATATTTTTATTTTTCGAACCATAGTTACAAGTACAGGAGATTTATTATGAAATATATAAGTTTTATTTTAGTTTTATTTGGTTTTTTATTATCATCGTGTAAAATTCCCGAATTTGATTCAGAGAATCCACCATGGGGCACAGAATGTTCACAAAGTATCGGCTCAAATCCGTGCGATTTCACCTTTAAGGATCAAAATAATAATGATGTCAGTTTATATGATTACTACGGAAAAATAATTATTTTAGATATTAGTGCTATGTGGTGTGGCCCTTGCCAGTCAGCAGCAAAAGAAGTTGAAGAGATACATCAGAAATATGGCAAAGATGTGGTGTATCTTACAGTTTTAATAGATGATATGCAATTTGAGGCCCCAACAGTTGTAGACGCCAAAACGTGGGCCGACGCATTTGGAATAGTTGGCGCGCCAGTATTGGCGGGCAATCGAGATATTACAAGTCACAGCTATGATCTTGGGTGGGTTATGTCATCATTTCCAACATTTTTTATTATTAATAGGGACATGGAATTTGTTTTAGAAGAGGTTGGATTTCGTAGAGGAAGGATCGAAGAAATTATTTTAGATATGCTGGCTCAAGAAAGTGACTCTGGCGCGCCTTAAATGCCCCCTAGTGATGTTTTCGGGCGTTTCTTGCATAGTTCCATTTTCTTTTTAAAAAAATGGTTGTTGATCGTTTCAGGGGGAATTTTTATGAATGATAAAAATATGATTACTTTTTGGGGTTTTTTATCTATAGTTAATGTTTTTACCCTTTTTGTTGGCATACAGACGGGGGATTTTTGTATTTCTATAGTAGGGGCAAGTATGTTGTTGTATAGTATGTTGGGTATATATATCAATTAAAAAATTGGAAGAATAGTGAAGGGAAAATTAATCAAATATACTCCGAATATGGGTGATATAGTTAGTGAACACGTCGGAATTATTATAAGTTATAGATCTGGATATAGTGTGAGGAAAAGTTGGGAAGAAAAGATTTCAACCAAAATAGAATTTCCAATGATAAGGGTTTACTGGTTTAATTCCCCCTCTTCTTTCCCGAAAAATGTAAAAAAATATATTTGTGATTTTTGGACACTTAATGAAAATTTAGATATTTTTGAAGCAAATGTGGTTATTGATGAGTGGAAAGATCTTAATGAAGAGTGGTTTTCATTAAAAGATTTCGAGATTATAGAATAAGTTGCTATTTATATCAAATGTATAAATATTCTGCTAAATTAATAAGAGTTATTGATGGAGACACCATTGATGCAATGATAGATCTTGGATTTAGCATGTGGGCTAAAAAACGGGTAAGGTTGAATGGGATTGATACGCCTGAGACCAGAACCAGAGATCTAAATGAAAAAGCCAGAGGTATCAAGGCAAAAGAGAGATTAATTGAGATATTGAATAATTCTGGAAATGAATTCATTATTGTCTCTCAAGGTGTTGATAAGTATGGGAGATGCCTCGGAGAGATTTTTATCAACGATAAGAGTGTCAATAAAATTTTATTGGACGAAGGGTTGGCGGTGCCATATAATGGTGGTAAAAAAAATAAATGATATAATATTCAATACTATTTATATATGATGAAACTCCTAATTGAAAATTGGAAAAGATATTTGAAGGAAGAAAGGCAGACAAGTTTTGACTTTGGGCGCCCGAAGCAACAGCAGACCCCAAACAAAAGAAAAGATTTATATGACAATTATTATATAATTTATGAGTTTGACGGAACCCACTCTGATAAGATAGAAATTCCTGTTTGCGACGATGAAATTATCGGAGGAACTCGCAAAAATGTCGGTGGTATTTATTTATTCAATCAATCTGGTAAAAAAGTGATGAGATTTTCGATTCACAAATATAGCGGATGGCTGGGCGATTTAATATCAGCTGCGAAATACTGCTCAGGATATTCTAGGTATGATTGTGACGATTGCATTGATGATCTTAAATATGAAGATCTTATCACTGACGAGTTTTTGGATGAAGATTTATATAGCGGTCACTGGGAGGTGTATGATTTCAACGTTGAAGAAAAAATAAGTCGAATACAACTTGCCAAACTTGGGATATCCCTTAGAGAAGCTGCTTTATTTCTTCTTCAAAAAGAGATGGGCGCTAAATATTATGTATTTACTGATGCCACTCATCAAGGTCGTTCAAATGAGGCAGCTCAAAAAGTTGTAAAGATTTTAGTCAAAAGAGGTGCCCTCGATAAACCCATCGATTTATCGCCATCCGATGTCGACGAAGATATGGTTAATGAATATTTAATTTTTCCGATCTCTAGTCCAAAAAATGTTTTTAAAGTACAGGGGTCAAAAAAATGAAGCTTCTTATGGAAAATTGGCGGCAATATCTAAATGAAAGAAAAACCGATGAGCTTTATTCTCGCTTGGTGGATTTCTTTGTCGATGTTTATTCCGATCATCGAAATTTTAAATATGAATCCGAAGAAGAAGAGAGGAAATATGAAGGTAATCCGCTGGACCGGGAGCGCGCCATGGCGAGGCTTGATAAGTTTTTCAACACGGAAGATGAGGACGGCGAAACATTTATTGATAGAAACCCCCACATATTTCAAAAAATAGACCCGAATAAGCCAAAGAATTACTCGCTTTATTTCATCGAGCCCCGGCGCCATGAGGTCGTTGAAAAAATAAAAGAAATAGACCCAAGAGGAGAATTGATCTCACAGAATATTGATTGGGAGGGCTTTTGGCTGCCATCAATCGAGATTAAGTTTGATAAAGAATCTGGCGCAATGGGAACCTGGAATGTAGGGGATAAAGAGTTAACTCTATATTTTAATAGTTTTATGGACGAAGAGACATATAAACAAATTTCAGGCGCTGATGATATCAGAGAAATTATGAAAGTATCAAATTATAAATCCCTTCTTCGGCGGGTTTTGGATCACGAACTAACTCACTTTATTAATTCAGTTCGCGCCGATGGGGAAGGTGATGGCACTCCAATGAGTAGGGATTATTGGAAAACCAAAAGAGGGAAAGAAATCTTTCAATACCTTAAAGATAATTATCCTAGCATTGAGTACGGCGTGTACAGGTTCGGTACCGCAGCCCTCGAAAAGCGAATAAGATATATTAATAGTACCGAAGAAATCCAGGCGAGATTGATTCCCATCTTTAAGTTGGTTCAAAATTTCGCCCACTCTTCTGAGGAGGTGGATATAGATACAGACACTGATGATTTAAACCTTATAAGAGCGGAATTAGAGAAGGGGAGCCCAAATATTAGAAATATTATCAAGCACATAAAAAATATCTATGATTTTCAACATATGGATTATTGGGAATTAACAATAAAACCTCTTCAAAAAAAGATAATTCAGCGGATTTATCAATTTACTCTACAATTAATTGAGGATACAAAATGAAGCTTCTTATGGAAAACTGGAAAAGATTCCTAAATGAATCTATGTCTGATCGCGAACGAGGGCGCCAACTTACGTCACCTTATGAGGTAATGAAAGGTCAAAAATACGTTGTTGATTTGCTGGATTTATCGGTGATACCAACCCAGCATACGAGAGACAGACAGAAAAGGCATATCAAAAAGCCTGATGAATATGGCAATAGATATGGAATCTCTAGAGATAATATCATCAACGGAGTTGATAGGGCGGCGCCTGACTTTCTTCGCGATTTCGCAAATGGAGAAATTGAAAATAATGAAAGATTCCTCATTATAGTTAGCGGCGGAAAACAAAGCAAGCTTCCAAAACTAAATATTGTGTGCTCTCTGAGAATGCAACCGGGGCCCGATATTTTGGTTGTCCATACCGTGATGAGAAAAGATAATTTTGAAACCGACAGGTTCGGCTTTAAGGGCCGGCCACAAAAAGAATATGAAGTGAGTGTATAAAATGAAAGACCTAACAAAAAAAGATATAAAAAACATAGTTAAAAATTCAAATGAAGAAATTTTAAAAGAATTTTTTTTAAATGACCAGGGGGAAGCAAATCAAGTTACCGCTGCAAGAAAAAGCAATCTTTTTAGATATGAATCATTTATTTCTGGTGCTAAGAATTTTTTCGATCAAATGATGGAAAAAGCAAAAATGGATTATCAAGAAGGAATAATTCAAAAAGCAGATTTGGATTATCTCATTGATGATCAATGTGAGAGGGCCACACAGTCAATTGAATTTTTGAAAAGTTCACTTATGGCGCTCAGAGATCAGGGAATTAAGCCAACAGAAACTGGCCCCATTTTTCCAACTAGTAGATACGAGCAATAAAATGTGGAATTCTGGTTCTGGAAAAGAGGTAGAATTTGAGAATATATTAGAAGAGGTTAGGAAACATTCAAATGATAATGGAAATGTTTTTATTGGATGTGATAGCCAAATTATTAAAGACAGGTGTGTTTTCTCCACCGTCATTTGTTTGCATGGCGCAGACAATCAAAAGGGTGGATATTATTTTTTTAAAAGAGAAAAAAGAGAAAAAAATTCATTCCCAACAATGTTGATGAGACTAACTAAGGAAGTGGAAAAGTCAATAGAAATGGGATGCAAAATCCTCGAAATAAATCCAGACGTAAATATTGAAATACATATTGACGCCAGCCCCAAAAAAGAAGAAAAAACCAGTAAATTTGCAGACATGCTTATGGGATATGCAAAGGGTGCAGGATTTAGTTGTAAAATAAAGCCCGATGCTTGGGCTTCAAATTCAATAGCGGACAAACACTCAAAATAATGAAAGAAAATATCCCAATTATTGGTGTAGAATTGCTAAATGAATATAACTCTGGTGATTTAGTTAAGTGGTGTTCTTTAAATTCTCCAACTCTTAAGATTGGGATCATATTAGAAATCTTCACGGAAAAGCTTTCGGAAAGAAAATTTCCGCTTGCAAAGATATATGTTTTCGGTGAAGATGAAATTATTGACACCTTACTTTCAAATTTGATAAAAATTTCAGATACCAAAGACTAATTATAGATTGAAAAAGGAATTTGTTTATATGAAATCAGAAGATTTTAAAAATATCCTCAGAGAATCCATTGAGAGTGGGGGAGAGTCCCTTATGGGTTGGGATGACACGACCATAACCTCTGATTCTTCTCCGGGGGAGGTCTACAATTTTGCGATGAGGGCTGGCTATCAAATGTTTTCGGAGTGGTATGACGCTATAAATAACACGCCAATTACGTCTAATAGTGATCTGTCCGCTAGCATGCGGAGGCTTTTGGCGCAATCTCTCCCTCTTTATCATCCCGCCAAATCAGGGTGGCGGCGAGGTAAAAGACTTCCTGGAAAAATAGACAAGAGAGCGGTTCAGGCAACTCACGATATTGTAAAAAGCAAATTACAAGAGCGCGAAATTATCCCGAAACATATGAGAGGGAAAAATAATAAAGAAATTGAATATTATAAGGCTCTAAATTCTATGTTTAAAGAGGCTGGGGCTGAAGTTCTTGGTCCCGGAAAACATGGGTTGGGGTTTCCAAAATTTGAAACATTTTTAAAAATAGCTGCTGATTGGGATGAGAAAGGGGTGTATACACCCAAAGATTTGGTTAAGGTGCTAAGTATTTATAGCGATATGTTTCCTAGAATGGTAAATCCAACCAAGCGAACGAGGGATCCAAAATATATGAAGGGGGATGCACCTGACGATTGGAAGCGCGCTGGCCTTCGTGGTTATCGACAATTGGTTGACGATGCTTTTAAGTCTGCCAAAGAAGGAAATAGACTCAAGGATGAGGAGTTTAAACAGATGGCTCAGGCTGGTCTTGACTTGATGGTAAAAGATAAAGAAGATTTTTTTAAATTATTGTACGTCGGGGCCAAAGGGGAGAGGACTAGACAAGAAGATTTTGTGTCCTTGGGCGCCATTGGAAATAGACTCAAGGATGAGGAGTTTAAACAGTTGGCTCAACGCGGGATTGATATGGCTACGAAAGATGCTGAAAATTATTATAAATTATTGTTCCTGGGTACCTTGGGTAATTTACAGAGACAAGTAGATACTCAAAAAGCTATGAGAGATGGATGGAAAGAATATGAGGGCAAGAAGCGGGCTCGGGCCCGGAGGATTTTGGCAATATGGGATAGGTTGAGGAGAAACGCCAAAAAGCGAAAGGCGCGGCTTCATCGCGGAAAGAAACACAATGTTGACCCAAGCCTCACTGGCGGTCTAGAAGAGGCGTCCGACAAAGACCACGACTATGTCAAGCAGGCTAATGACCTTTTCTGGAACATTGCTGACGGTGGCGATGGCGTGGGGTGGATTTTTATTAAATACATCCAAAAACTTGTGACAGACAAAATTTCAAAATATCTTGGCTATGAGTCAAAAGAAGACGAAGATGAATTTAGGAAAAAAGGCATTGGAAAAGATATCGAGCCTAAACTAACCGATGTCATAAACAAAATCAAAGTATTATTAAATAAGGACCACAATATCGATACATTTGAGGCACTCCTTGCATATGGGGCACTTGGTAAGTGGTTTAGACAACCAAAATATATGGAAGGAATTATATTAAGTCCAGATTCTTATGGTCTGTGGGTTGAGAAACTTTTTGCCGGCCTAGAAGAAAAAAATAAAATGATGTCAACAAAGCAGATTGTAGACGAAGTTAAGGGGTGGATAAATAAATCAAAGTTGTATCAATTAAAGCCACCCGTCCTTCTAAAGAAAATGCTTGAAAAAGACGAATTGCAAAATCTAAATAATTTAAATAATGCTCTTGATATTATTCCCAAATTAAAAATTCCCAGTGGTTTTATGGGAAATCATCTTAGAAAAAAGATAGAGGCCCTAATGAGTACAGAGGCCGGAAAACGACAAGAATTGAATGAAAGTTTGGATCACCAGCACCTCAAGGTGCACCTAGATTCATTTATGCCATTCATTAAAAAGAGATTAAATTATGATAAGGATCCAGAAATTAATTTTATTTCCGATCCAGAAAATGGAAAAAAGATGTTGGGAAAAACAGCACAATATGACCCCTCATCTATGGCTGTCACTGTGTTTATTGATGGGCGACACCCAAAAGATATTATGAGATCTCTTTCTCACGAATTAGTTCATCATGCTCAAAATTGTGACGGACAATTCGACAATCTCAGAGCAATGGGTGAAGGGTACGCCCAATCTGATGAGCACCTAAGGAAAATGGAAGAAGACGCTTATCTTCGTGGAAATATGATTTTTCGCGACTGGGAAGACGGATATAAACAAACAAATCGCGCTTTCGGAAATTCACTAACCGAAAGAAGAGAGAGGAAATATTATGAACTTAAAAGGAGGTTTCTATAATGGCTTATAAGTGGAGTTGGGCGTTTGGCCCTGAAACATCAACAGAATTAAATGATCTGGCCGGATGGGAGATTGTTAATACAGCCCAATTTCAACCATCGCAGGCCATCGTTCACACTTATGTAGGTGATGCGGCCGACAGGTGGGCTATGCAGGCGGATTATGTCTCCAATGGGATGTTGGCGCCATTAAGTGTGGGAGGTGGCAAAGGGTGGATTGGATTTTATTTTTATTTTAATGATCCTGCTAACGATTTTGAAGCAAGAAATATTCTTGAAATTGAGGGTCCCGTATCTGGGCCCAGAGACATATGGATTCAGGGCGCGGCCGGAAATGGTTTTACCATTTGGATTGATTCCAACCAAGTCGCGACCGCCGCCGGACTCGGTCTCCAGAAAGATACTTGGCATCACCTCGCCGTAAAGTATGATATGACAACGGGTGTGTCATCCCACTGGGGCGCCGAACTTTTTATAAATGGGGCCTCTGTGGCTTCCGGGAGTCGAACAAGTGGTAATCTACAGGAAGAGTCTGTTGCTAATTTCCGCTTCAACGGCCTGGAAGACGCTGGATTTTATACGATGCTTTCGGATATTGTTGTTTACGACGAACTTACTGATCCAAACCCCTATGGGCAGCTTGTGACGAGAACGGGGCCCACACAGGACCTTAGTGACAGTGGGTCTTGGACGCCAGCTTCGGATGGGGTGACCGATGCCCAGTCGGCGAATTTGACTGGCCAGATTGCGACGACGCCGGTAGTTGCCGAAGCAGACCCTCTGACTGGCGAATATGTGAGAGTCAATACAGATATTCTTGGGACCACTCTGGGGCTGGATTCTTTTAATACTTATGGAGTAACCGCTCACCTTTATGCCAGCGGGTCATCGGCGACAAATATAATTGCTGGAATTGGGAATAATCCTGCTGGACCCTTCACAACCGGTAGCGCTGTTGTTGATGGAATAAACGCCTATGCCTGGACGAGTAGCGGATCGGTTGGTTTAGTCTCTGGGAGTTCTTTCGTTCTCAACGCGGAGATAAGCGGTAGCTAATGACGACCAACCTCCGAAATATTTTCGGAACAGTCGTCCACGATGTTCCAGAGGGCACCACACCCATAGAGCTTAGGAAAACCTTCGGAACCGTAGTTCATGATGTTCCAGAGGGCACGACGCCTATTGAGCTTAGAAAAACTTTCGGAACCGTAGTTCATGATGTTCCAGAGGGAACGACGCCCATAGAACTTCGCAAAACTTTCGCCACGGCCGTTCACGATGCAGATGTTCCATTTCTTGTTCCAAATATAAGTGGTACAGTCGGCATAAGTGCCTCATTTGACGCCTCTTCTCAATCTTTGGACCCCGCATCATCAACATTTCATTGGTCTTGGAATTCCGTACCTGCTGGTAGTTCTTTCGGAAATTCCAGTTATCCTTTGCCAGATAATGGTGTAAATACATATTTTGATATGACAAATAATCAAGGATTGTGGCACTTTGAAGGAAACGCAGATGATTCTTCTGGAAATAGTAAAAATGGAACCACCAGCAATGTGATTCTGGCGCCTGGAAAAATCGGTGCCGAAGGATATCAAATTATAGGTTCTGGGCTCACAGCAGATACTAGCTATATTGATTTTGGATTGGCTAGTGGTTTCCTTTCGCCGGCCTCCAGTTTTTCTATGGCTATTTGGATGAAGGGTGATGGGGGGTGGACCCCAGCATTATATGATGGGGTGCTTGGATTTTCAAATTCTTTCTCTTGGACTCAAGGTGTTGGTATTTTTTGGCTAAATGCAACAACTATTCGGTCATTTGTGGGCGCCTGGAATGCTCCCGATACCGTTGAAGGAAATATCGCAGTTGTCGATGATTGGAGTCAAATAGTTATAACTTATGATGGCTCTGATTTATCCCTCTATATTAATGGGTCATTAGCCGACACCAGTACTGTGGGCGCGGCCCTTACTGGCTTATCGAACAATTTGCAAGTTGGGAGACTTGGTAACCACGGCCGCCTTGAAGCGACCTTGGATGAATTTTCAATATGGGATAGGCAACTTTCACCAGTGGAGGTTGGTAATTTATTCTTTTTACAATCAGGATCGGTAGCTTCTGATTTGTCTGGAAATGTTGGTTTGGGGGAAACATTCACATTTGTTCCAGACGCGTCTGGAACATATGAAACAAATTTAAATATGACCGAGGGCGCCTCAATTTCCGCGCCATCTTTAAGTGGGAGTGTTTACGCTTATATTTCTTCTGCAACTCCTCCCGGTCCAGGTCCGGACCCAATTATAACGGCTTCAAATCCTCAAGAAAAATTAGTAACTGCGGTTGTTGGCGAAGGATATGCTCTGAATACATATAAAATATTGTCTGTACAGAGGGCACGCAAAGTTGATCAAATTCCATTTACTTTGGGGACGAAAGGAATAAGTAGCTTGAGATTGAGAACAAATCAAGATTTTTCTGGATCAGCATAAGATTTTGAACTATTTATATTATATTACTTATTTAAAGGAGTTTTATTATGGGAAAACAAAGAAGAAGGGCTTGTAGAAGAGCTGCTCGACAAAAAAGAGAAGAATTGGCTAAAAAGGCTTTGGCGGAAAAACAAGCGCTTGCTGCAGCCAATTTGGCTGCCGAGCAGGCAGCCATTGCGAAAAAAGATAAAGAGCGACGTGCGAAACAAAGGAAGGCCGCCGAAGAGATTAGGAGGCAAGAAAAGATAAGTAAATCCTCCCCGGCTTCGCGATCTGTGGATAGAAAAACGGACTCAAAAGATGAGAAATCAACCGAGAATAAGGGAAGATTCAGAAGCAAGAAAAAAGAGGAATAATTATTATGGATTTTGGAAAAATCACAAGGAAATTTCTCCTCGGAGAATGGAAAAAAAAGGCATCCGGCCTTTCTAGGGCCAGAGCGGTAAAAGAGGCTTTAGAGAGTCTCAAGCCCAGGACCATCAAAGAGAGACAGAGAATAGAGTTGGCATTGGAAAATTTAACTCATTTGAGGAGGGGCTATAGGAAACTGGAAGAACAAAATAGGGTCCTATCGGAAGAAAATAGTCAACTTCAAGAAAAATTACAAATTCTTGAAGAAAATCGAGGGGATGAATAATGTTTTTAACTGAGGGCGGCGCAGCTGGCCATGCAGCACATCCATATGAACTCGAAGAGGTAAAAACGGGAAATGAATTAAGGAATTTATTTTTAAGGATTCCTGAATGGCTTTCGATAGAAGTTGATAAAGAATTAAAGAAAAAAATTGAAACTGGTGTTTCATTAAGTAAAAAATTAGCCACGCGCAGCTCTTTAAAATGGGACGGCTCAAATAACAGTATTAAAATTATTGACCGAAGGGGAAAATATGAGTTTGCTTTAGATCGCGGCTCAACTGGAGGGCGATTTCCCATTGATCCATTGGGGGTTACTACTGATGATTTTGATGAAAGAAGACTTAATGTGGGGCTAAGAAGCTCTACCGAGATTTTGCTCGATCAAATTATGAATCCGGCACTCGAAGCATATAAGCCAGATATGATAAAAGATTTAAAAGACTTGGGACTCATCAAAAAAAATGGAGAAGCTGATACTACAAAATTTCTAAATACTGAATATATTCAAATCGATCCCAAAACCAGAAGAGCAAATTTAATTGAATATCCCCATAGTGCTATTGTTTTTCACGGAATTAATGAATTTTATGAAAAAAAGGATAAAAGAACGGGAGAAATCACGAGGCCTGGGGCTAAACCTAGAAAAATAAAAAATTCTCACACAAATGAAATTACATTGGGAAAAGAAACTAGCAGACCAATCTCATATAATAGGACAGCATTGGATAGGTTGGTTAAAAAAATTATTCCCTTTGCAAGAAAGCAGGCATTTGAAGTATACGCTCCGGTGGCTACATATGTAGCCGGCGAGGTGAAAGAAGATTTAACGAGCGCACTCCAAAATGCTCTTGAAGAATATATCGAGGTTAATGTTTCTGATTCAGTTGTTATTAGTAAAAATATCAACGATTGGTTCGAAATAATAACCGTTGTTCCCAATTATCATTCTGAGGTTAGAATGAAAGACGGAAAAAAGAGAAGTATATATCACAGAGATCTTTATGATGATGTTATAAAAAAACAACTTCCAGTGTTGGATTTGATAGCAGCCGAACGATCTAACTGCGATTTAGATTCAAAAGAAATAACAGATTGTAAGTTGGCAATTTTTGGACCTGTTATAGTAGAAATTACAAGAATTTTGGGGGTTGTTCTCTTAAAACACCTTAAGGCAGATATTAAAAGACTGGAAAGAAATAAGAAGGGTGAATGGGAGGGGGTTGATATATCAGATGTTTTTGGAAATCTTACTAAGCAGGAAGGCATTATTGTTAATGGAATGTATAGTTCTCCATTTAAAATTACTGGTGATTTTATTCTTCAATCAAAATTTGGAGCTTTTGCGGGCCTAGAAGAAACCTTTACTGTTGCTTTTAGTGAAAAAGATAAGATTACCAAACCAATTAATGTGTGGCTATCCGAACTTGAAGATCCTCGGAATAAAATTGTTGAGATTAATGGAAAAAGCATCGCGGCGGATAGTGAATTTATATATAATTTAATTTTAAAAGAAACTCCACTACCATCTTTTATAGAAAATGTTAGTGATGTTAGACTTGCTATAGCGGGTGCCATTTGTCGTCATTTGTCCGAACAGACCAAGAAAAAATGCGAAATAAAAGAAAATCTTATAGATGAGGTTGTGCGGACTTTATTTGAAGAAAAGGAAAAGAAAAGAAAAGTAATTTTATATCCTGGCCGCTTTCAGCCAATGGGGAGACACCACTTAGAGGTGTTTCATCAATTAGAGAATAAGTGGGGAAAAGGAAATGTTTATATTATTACCTCTGATAAAGTTGTTATTCCGAAATCTCCTTTAAATTTCGAAGATAAAAAAGCAATTATGATAAAGCATGGTATACCAGAAAATCAAATATTGTTTGCAGACAGCCCATATAGATCAAAAGAATTAGATAATTATTTTGATCCCTCAAAAACAACGGCCATTTATGCTGTTGGTAAAAAAGATATGAATGAAGATCCTCGTTTTGCAAATATGGGTGGAGTAACTAAATCTGGCTCCCCTGCCTGGTTCAAAGATTACGAAGCAAATAAAAATAATTTAGAAACCTATAATAAACATGGATATATTATGGTTGCACCTCACGTTTCCATGGAAATAAGTGGCTTTGGAGAGATGTGCGGAACATCTATTCGGGCATGCCTAAAAAATATGACCCCTGAAGTCTTTGAGGGGCTTATGGGGTGGTTTGACGAGGATATCTATGAGATGGTGAGGGCAAGAATTTCAAATCCAAACAACGCGCTCTCAGAAGCAATTTTTTCATTAATTAGGGAAGTTATTGAGGAAAAGTTTGATAGTGAGGTGCAGCAGGGATATTTGTATGCCAATAATCCGGAAGCCGCAAAGAAGCTGGGATCCAAAATGACAAAAAAAGATTATGAAAATTTGCCAGAAAAAGTCAAAGAATCCGAAGAAGAACTTGAAGAATATCGCGCCATTGGCGGAGATGGCGGATCATTTAGTGGGAAACCTGGGCCACCAATTGCGAATTGTAAACAATGTTGTCAACAATGCAAATGTCCTCCCAAAAAGGATCCCACGAAAGCGTTTAGGTCAAGAAGAAAAAAGGCCGATGATGATCCTTTTGATCCAATCGAGGAAATTTCGGCAGTTGCTGGAGGTGCTGTGGCAGGAAATGCCTCAAGTCCTAGAGATAAAATTAAAGGAATAAAAATTTATACTTCCTCAGACAGAAAAAATAACTAATTATAGTATAATTTGGAGATTTTTTAAATATGATTGATAGAGATGATTTTATTAAAGAGCAGCTATTGCGAGAAAATATTCGCAAAGCTATAAATATTGTAAAGAAAAAAAATTTAAAAGAGGATAAATATATCCGAACCATAGTAAGATCTTTTTTAAAAGAAGCTCTGGATGCGCCTAGATATGAATATAATTCCCTAAATCAGTTGGGTCATCTTATGACTAGAGTTTTTGGATCTCAAAGTCCAAAAAAACAAAAGGGCAAATTTGCCTTTAAAGAGGCATTTATTGATTTAGTCTCAAGTGAGGAAGATAGAGAAATCTTCGTAGAATTTATTTTAGACTTCTCTGAAGAGACCATGGACAACATTGACGCCGGAGAAGATCTGGAAAATGTCAAGAAAGGAAGATCCAGTATCGAGAATGATGCTGAAGAAGATATAGATCTGGAAGATTCAGAAGAAGATGAAGTAGTGACAATTAAGGTTAGTGATATCCCAGGAGGGGATATGGGTGCGGATTCTGGAGAAACGGAAGAAGAAGATTTTACTCTCGGAGAAGACTCTCAAGAGCTTACCCAAGATGAAGAAAATGCAGAATTAAAAAAATATACTGAAAAAGCATATGAAAGTGGCGGCATCGCCACTGCATTGATAGAATTTTATACAAATTTTCCAGATAATATTATCAAAGATGAGGTAGTCTTAGATACAAGAGAAAATATATTTTTACCAGAATCGGAGAAACAATATAAGGTATTTCCGGCAAATTCTTTAACGGAGAGGGATTTATTTAAAATTTTTTATAAAGTAAATGTCCTATCATGGGCTGGAAGATATAATAATGATTATTTTAATGACAACCCAATTACACAAGTTTCAGTAGCCTCTCCTGGGGATATTGATATAGATTCTGATATTGAGGGAGAATTTCCAGATGAAGAACTTGGTTTATAAAAAAATTACAATTTTTTCCTTGACAAGATTCTAAAATACTGTTATATTAATAATACTAAACACTCTAAACACTCTAAACACTCTAAACACTCTAAACACTCTAAACACTCTAATACTTAGGAAATTTAATGAGTTCCTGGAAGCGTAAAAAAAATTATAATGGTAAAAATAAAAATTATAGTATTAGTAATAAATTAAAAAAAGAAAGAAGATCTAATGAAGAATTTGAAATCATGCTCGGCAATTTAACGTTAGAAGAAGCAATTGCTTTAAAATTAGAGCTATCAACAAGATCAATTTCAAATCGTATGTACGGAATTCCAATATGGAATTCTTTAAATAATATTGTCCAAGACGCGATATTTAAATATGCCTTTTCTGCAACTAGAACGCAGGCAGAGGCAATGCGTTTCCTTGGTCTAAAAGAACAGTCTTTTCATATATTGAGAAAAAAATACGGGATAGATGATTATTTCATTGAGAAAGAGGAAGAAGATATCTTGCCAGGAAGTTAATAGTTATAAAAAAATAGGTTTATTGTCTCTAACGAACCTTGGGGAATAAAGGAGGATTTTTTAATAATGTATGATTTTTTACCTATTTTCCCCGAATTATGGGGGGGCTAGGATGCCAGCTATCCGAGTTAACTGGCACTTCCTGTATCTTTTTTAATAAAATGCTGCACAACGACATGAAAGAAATATTAGACATAAAAGAAATAATTGACTTAGCATATTCAGAATTTCAACCTCTGGTATCATTAGATGCTGATGTTAAAATAAAATGTAGTTCAGATAGTGGCGGAAAAATATTAGATATAAGTGTCACTAAGCGCTCCTATGCAAAGATCTTGAGAAAAGAGATTCCCCACACATACAATGGAATAAGAACGGTGGTTATTTATAATATATTGGAATAATTGAAAAAGTGAAAAGACTGATAATATCAGATACCCATATAGGATCAAAATTTTATAAAGAAAGTGAACTTTTAGAATTTATAAAGACCACCGACTATGATCAACTGATATTAAATGGGGATATAATTGAATTCCTTAAGATTCCAGTTTTCACTGAAAAGGCTTTGGATATAGCAAGGAGTATAGATTACGGGAAAGAAATAATTTATATTGTTGGAAATCACGATAGGGCCATTTCTAAATTTATAGGAAAAAGATTATTTGGAATTGAATTTATGGAAACCTATGAATTCTATGAAAGCGGCCGCCATTTCAGGATTGAACATGGGGATAAATATGAAAAAGGTATTGTCCATTATAGGACATTGATGAAAATAATATCAGTATTTCAGGATATTTTAGAAAGGTTCACTGGATGGGACGCCACAGCTTGGTTTAATAATTTAAAAATTAATAGACGAAAAGTTAAAAGGTTGTGGGAAATAATGAATTTAAATAATGATGTAGATGTATTAATAGTCGGACATACTCATGTCCCGGAAGTTTTAATATGGATAGATGAGAACGAAGATATTAAAACTTACGTTAATACTGGAGACTGGGTGTCTCACGCAACATATGTGGAAATAAATGATGGGGTCGTAAGACTAAGAAATTTTTTAAAAAAATAAAAAATAAAAAAATATCATATAATTATATTGGTGATAGGAGAAAGTGTGTTGATTGAGCTGATTTTATTTATTGTTGGATTTCTTTTTACATCTTTGATGTTTTATTTAAATCACAGATTCGTTGGCCATGGCGCCCTTGGTAAATGGCCGCTCCTACACCACATCAAAAGACTTCATATGACTCACCACAGGAATGATTATAATGAAAAAAGAAATAATCACTTATTATTGCCAATGTGGGCAAGACTATTATTTGGACTCGTATTCTTGCTGATATCCTTAGTCTCAATTCCTTTCGCGGTCGGATATATCTCTTATGCATTTTATTATGAGTGGTTACACCACAGAATGCACAATGACAACCAGGATAATCCCTGTTCTTATCATCATTATATACATCACAGAAAATCTGCAAGGCATAACTTTTCAGGTACAATGCCAGTCATTGATAAAATTTTTGGAACTTATTATAAAAAAGACTTGACAACGGATTGAGGTCGTGATATATTAATAATATAACTCGGGCCCATAGCTCAGTTGGTCAGAGCACCCGGCTCATACCCGGATTGTCCCAGGTTCGAGTCCTGGTGGGCCCACCATTAACAAAGGAGAAAAAAATGAAACGACGCGATGGCCATAAATATACTCGCGAAATGAGGAGGGAGGAGGCCGAAAAGAGACAACTAGCTAGGGAGAATTTAACAAGCCAGCAACAGTTAGACGTGCTTGATTTCCGCCTCGGTAAAGATACTGGCGCCATAAAAGAAAGAACTAGGCTTTTGAAAAAAATGGCAGAGGAAACACAAAAAACTAGGAGAAAAAAATAATGTCAAAACTTCAAAAACTTAGAAATTCAAATTTAGATCCCGATTCAACTGCTAGACTCAAATTTAAAGAAAGGGTGGATGTAAATCATTCAACTGATTATTTTGAACAAAATGCAGTTAAAAAAACAAATATTACAGCATTTTTAACAGACATGATCTTAAATCCACTACTCGGAAATAATCAGGTGTTGGCGGAGATGAGAGAAAATGGGATGCTGGAGGACTATAAAAGGGGTTCATTTGATTTTGAAAATTTTGTACAAGACGTCGTGGACGAAAATTGGCAAGACTATGAATGGGTCGAGGCCTTAACAGAGCGACATGATTATAAAAGAGGCACCACGACAGTATCAACAACTGTGGAAACAACTGTCGCCGCAATTTCAGAACTTGCAGATTTTGAATTAGTTGGGTGGACTGTTGAGGTTGATCATCCTATGGGAATCTTGGAAATTGAAGATTATTGATAATATGAGCCTCCGTAGCTCAACGGATAGAGCATCGGCCTTCTAAGCCGAGGGTTACACGTTCGAATCGTGTCGGAGGTGCACCCATACAAAAAGGAAGAGAAAATGATTAAAGATGTATATTGGGCAGCAATTCCAACACCAGTTGATGGTACGGATTACGAAAATGCCAAACCAGAAGATAATAGTAAAATAGAGACGAAAAATAATAGAATTTATTTTTATACGGAAGTGACAAGGGGAAAGAATCTAACACTCAATATGAAATTGAGAGATATAGCTAACGATGCTCTTGCACGCAGCACGGTCCTTAATACTGATCCTGGAAAAATTTATCTTCATATTAATTCATATGGGGGTTCTGTATTCGCGGGATTTTCTTCTGTTGATTATATTATCGGATCAAAAGTTCCTGTGGTTTCCGTTATTGATGGTTGCGCTGCTTCTGCCGCGACCATTATGAGTGTGGTTGCAGATCATAGACAAATTAATAAGCATGCTTATATGTTGATTCATCAATTGTCATCAGGTATGTGGGGAAAATACCAAGATATGAAGGATGATATGGAAAATAGTGATAGGCTTATGAAAATGATTATAGATATCTATGAAGAGCACACAAAAATTCCAAAAAAAGAATTAAATAAAATTCTAAAGCACGATTTGTGGTGGGATGCCGAGACATGCTTGAAGTATGGATTGGTAGATGAAATTATTTAGAAAATTAATAAAATCATATTTTGTATTTGGCTTTGGTATGATGGCGGGTGCAATAATAGCATCTGTTGTTTCGTGGTCAGTTATGACTATTGCTTATGGAAATCCAGATCTTGAAAAAACATTGAAAATAAGGGAGTGTCTACTTGAAAAAGGATATAGCGATAATGAATAGGGCGCCATATGACACAGTTATGATATCTGGCGGCTTTGATCCCATTCATGTCGGCCATATAAGACTCATTCGAAAGGCCTCTGAATATGGAAATGTAATAGTTGCTATGAATTCGGATGAATGGCTGTTCCGTAGGAGGGGGTTTAATTCTATTGGATTTATAGAAAGAAAAGAATTTTTAATGGCGATTAAAGGTGTTGTAGATGTCGTATCAGTTGATGATAGGGACGATACCGTTTGTTCAGCTCTTATAGAACATCGTCCAACATATTTTGCTAACGGCGGAAATAGAAACGAAAAAAATACACCAGAAAAATTGACCTGTGAAGAATTGGGAATTGTTATGTTATGGGATATTGGATAATTAGAAATGATTAGAAAGTTTATTTATAAGGCCACAAAGAGATCTATTTTCGTAGGGTGGTGGTCTGCAGTCGCTGCAGCAATTTTAATTTATTTTTTCTATCACGGGGTTTTTCCTGAAAATGAAACATAGTTAGTATAATGAGTTGGTTTCTCTACATCGTTACTAATGATTTTATAGACGATAATGGGAAAACTGTATACTCCGGAGAAGCGGGTGTGGGGATGTGCTCCATGTTACCTGGAATAATGGAGGCTCCATATGGGATGATGTACGTTGTTCCGGAATCGTATATACGACAATATTTAAGAGAAAAAAATCACCCCAGCAGTAGACATCCTTCGGCAAATACCATCAGAAAGGCAATAGAAGATTATTATAATAAAGAGAACGTAATAGAAATTAAATCAGATGATGAAAATTTCTTTTTAGATTAATAAATAGAGAATTATTTTGATTGTTAAAAAGGGTACTCCCTGCTATATTTCGAAAAATAATAAAAAAGGAAAAATTCATCCAATATTAGATGAATATGGGGTATCTTTTTTTTCCCATGATCAAGAAGTTGAAATAAAAAAAACTTGGAAATGTAGTGACAAGGGCTTAATAGCTGTTTTAACCGCCGCAAATTGTATTGAACATCTAGTTGCTGGTGAAGATATAAAAACAATAGTGTGGATTGAAAAGAGTCGTTTATAAAGAAGTCACCTTTATGGTGGCTTTCTTGTTTTGGTAAACTAGTTATAATTACATGACGAATAAGATCTATATTATAGATACAAGTGTATGCTTAACAGATTCAACTTGTATATATCACTATGAAAATAATGATATAGTAATTCCAATGAAGGTATTGGAAGAAATAGATAATCATAAAAAAAGACAAGATGCAGTTGGCGCCAATGCTAGAAATATCATTAGGGAATTTGATAATTTAAGAGAGGCGGGGAGTCTCCAAGACGGCGTGTCTTTGGGAAAAAATAGGGGAATACTTAAGGTCGTTAGGGTAGATATGGAAGACTTCCCTTCAGATTTCACAAAAAATGACCCGGATCATACAATTATGACCGTAGCTCTTGGTATAAAAAAGAGATCTGACAAGAAAGTTATTCTTGTCTCAAGAGATATCAATATGAGGGTTATGACAGATTCTTTGGGCCTTCATTCAGAGGGCTATACGGAAGATAAAATAATAAAATTTCAGGAAGATTTATATACTGGATTTAAAACTGTTTTTGTTGGAGATGACGAAATAGATTTTATTTATGAAAAAAATAAAATCCATGCCGCGCAAGAAGAGTTAGAAGAAAATAATTTTCAAAATAATGATTCGGTAATGTTAAAATCGTCGTCTGATATTAAGAAAGCTGCTCTTTGTCGATATAGAAACGGTACCTACTCTCGTATTAAAAATTATGATAAAAGGGGGGTGTGGGGAGTAAAGCCAAGAAATAAAGAGCAAGCATTTGCTTTGGATTTATTAATGGATCCCAAAATTTCGCTAACAACCATTGTCGGAAAAGCTGGTAGTGGAAAAACTATGTTGGCAATAGCAGCAGGCGTTGCTCAAACGATAAAAGATCCCTTTTCTAAAACAAATCCAATATATAATAAAATAATTGTGTCCCGCCCCGTGCAGCCTGTTGGGAAAGACATTGGGTTTTTACCTGGAACTATGGAGGAGAAAATGCATCCATGGCTTATGCCAATCCAGGACAATTTACAAAATATATTGGGAAATGATAAGGCAACTTTAGAAGAATATATGAGTCTTGGAATAATAGAGATAGAAGCCCTAACTTATATCCGTGGGAGATCTATCTCAAATGCATATATTATAATAGATGAGGCTCAAAATTTATCGCTTCATGAAATAAAAACTATCTTGACAAGAGTTGGCGAAAATACCAAAATTGTTCTGACGGGGGATATAGAACAAATAGATAATATTTATGTTGATGAAACTTCTAACGGATTGGTACACGCAGTTGAAAATTTTAAAGAATATGATATTTCTGGGCACATAACTTTACAAAAAGGCGAGAGATCTCGCCTAGCCACAATAGCATCAAAAATATTATAATTTTTTTCTTGACAAACTCAATAATAAAGGTTATAATACTATAATAGAGGAGTGAGATTTATAAATGTCTAGTGAAGGAAATTTAAAAAAAATTATTGTCACCGATGGTGCGTTGAAGGAATTACTAATAAATTATGTTGGAGAAAAACTCCAGCCAGAAAATCGGGAGGTAACTATGGAAATGGTAATCGATGTTTTGGCGTCTGAATTCCCCGAGTTATTTATAACGGTTGCAGAAGAAAATTATATAAGAGGTTATGAGAGGGGTTTAAATGACTCCAACGTTTCATATGCCACCATAAAATATCCTTCGGATAATAAGCGTAGCGAATAATGTATAAACTTGACTATTTAAAGATGTCGACATTTAATGCTCAACAACAGCAAAAAGAATTTATTATGAGTGAATCAGTACAAGTTTATATAAAAGATAAATTGGAAAATGGAATTGATATACGAGACATTTTGGATATAATAAATACTTCAATTCCGCCCCATCTAACTAAAGAAATAGATTCCATATATGTTGGAATGTTTGAAGAATTTAATAAAATGGAAACGAATGCGGCGTACAAAGACGGCGCTATATATGTTAGTAACAAACAAGATGATGAGCAAGATTTAATTGATGATATTATTCATGAGATTGCACACTCTTTGGAGATACCTCACGGTTATTTAATATACGGGGATGGAAAAATAGAAAGAGAATTTTTACAAAAAAGAAAAAAGTTATATAATATATTAAAAGAAGAAAATTTAAATCCTGATGGTGATTTAATGATGGATCCGGAATATTCATTAGAGCTTGATAATTTTTTATATAAAATAGTTGGATATGATAGACTGAATTTTATTTGTGCTTCATATAATCTCTTTACATCCGCGTACTGTGCAACATCATTAAGAGAATATTTCGCAAATGGTTTCGAATATTATTTTTTAGACGATAGAAAATATTTAGAAAATATATGCCCAGAACTTTATAAAAAAATACAGGAGTTACATGAAAATGGAAGTTAAAATTAAAAAAGAAAGCAATAAAATAGTTTGCGAAATTTCCGTACTTGAATATAGACACAGGAATTGTAAAAAGAGGATATATTTAAGTGAAAGAATAGTTAAAGAAAAATTAATTAACGATTATAAATTAAATGTGGGAGAATGCTTAAAAACTGGCCAAATAGATAATTTTAGAGGATCATGTAGTGATATTTGGATTTTTGAGGATGCCGACCAAATTAAGCCGAAATTGAGGCCCAAGACGCGCACAACAAGGAAAACTTCTAAAAATACACCAAGAAAGGCAAAAAAAACCGAAAAACAACTTGACAAATCTCCTGAAGATGTTATAATAGTAAAAGAGAAAAAAGAATCTCCCATCTTACCCGAGACAAAATCTGTCACTGAGGAATAATTGCCACACATTTCGTTTTCGGAATTGAAAAATTGGAATTTCTGCCCGTTCTACCATAAATTGACTTACATCGATAAGCTCAAGGGTTTCCGGGGAAATGAATATACTGCGTTTGGAACGGCCATCCACGATGTCGCCGAAAGGAAATTGCTTCATGAAACATTTGAGCCGCAAGAATACTTTGTCGAGAGATTCGAACAGTGTCTTGCAGAGCTTGACGATGACATAAAATTCCGGGAAGATCCCGAAAAAATGGCCGTACAAGCAATGGGAATACTTCCAGAAATTATGCCTGCAATGGCAGAATATTTTTCCGATGGCTATGTGGTCATCTCAACAGAAGAACAGTTGATGGTTCCAATCGATGATGAGGATTATAGCTTTAAGGGATATATTGATGCAGTCGTAAAAACACCCGATGGCAAATATCATATTATTGATTGGAAATCTTGCTCATGGGGTTGGGATATGAGACGGCGCTCCGATCCAATGGTCACATACCAATTAACTTTATACAAGGTCTTTTTTGCCAAGCAGCATGGTATTGATTTGAAAGATATTGAAACTCACTTCGCATTATTGAAGAGAACAGCGAAGAAGGATAGGGTAGAGATTTTTAGAGTTACGAGCGGAAATAAAAAAATGGAGAACGCCACCAATCTCTTAAAGAAGGCGCTTTTCAATATTAAGAAAAAGAATTATATTAAGGACAAGCGGTCATGCACAAAATGCGAATTTTGTAGATCACCGGAATGTCCATAGAGGTTAAAGATGACAGAAAAAAAGAAGGTTTTGGTGATTGCTGATCACCCTCTGGCCCCATCGGGAGTCGGCACACAGACAAGGTATGTTATTGAAACGCTGTTAAAAACTGGCAGATATAAATTTATTTGTTTGGGTGGAGCAGTTAAACATAAGGATTATAATCCACAAAAAATAGAGGGGTGGGAAGACGATTGGATTGTTTATCCAGTAAAGGGTTATGGTACGCAGGAAATGGTTAGATCGGCTATTTTTAACGAAAAGCCAGATATTCTTTGGTTTATGACAGATCCCAGATTTTATGAATGGTTATGGGTATTGGAAAATGAAATTAGAGTACATGTTCCAATGATTTATTATCATGTGTGGGATAATTATCCATATCCAAATTATAATAAAAAGTTTTATGATTCAACAGATATCATCGCCTCTATTTCAAAAGTAACATATGATATTGTCAATAATGTTGCTCCAGATGTTGAAAATCATTATATTCCACACGCAGTAGATATGAATATTTTTTCTCCAATGTCGGATGAGGAGATCAGAGAAACGAGAAGTAAACAATTTGGGGAAGATAAAAATAGAGTTACCTTCTTTTGGAACAATAGGAACGCGCGAAGAAAAATGAGCGGATCCCTAGTTACTTGGTTTAATGAATTCGCAGAGGAAGTGGGCCCAGAAAATGTAAGATTGATAATGCATACCGACCCCAATGATCCAAATGGACAAGACCTAAATGTTTTAATATCAAATTTAAATGCAGACGACGGCCGGATTCTTTTATCGAACAAAAAAGTTCATCCATCTGTTTTGGCAACAATGTATAATATGTCTGATTGCACCATTAATATATCAGATGCTGAGGGTTTCGGGTTGGCAACTCTGGAATCACTAGCATGCCAGACTCCTATTATTGTTAATATGACGGGCGGATTGCAAGAACAAGTTACGGATGGAGAAGAGTGGTTTGGAATAGGTCTCACGCCGGCCTCAAAGGCCATCATAGGCTCTCAGCAGGTTCCATACATCTACGAAGACAGGGTTTCCAAAGAGGATTTTATACAGGCTCTGAGAGACATTTTTTTGATGTCTCACAATGAGAGAAAAATTCTTGGAATAAGGGGCCGTCAGCATGTTGTTAAAAATTATAATTTTGAGACTTATAAGAAAAATTGGATTAATTTGATGGACTCTATCATAGAAAACCATGGATCCTGGGAAACAAGAAAGGGATATAAACCTTGGGAAATTAGGGAGATTGTATGAGACAGAGGATTTTAATAACAGGGCCAGTTTTATCACAATCTGGATATGGGGAGCAGGCACGGTTCGCGTTGCGAGCACTGAGAACTAGGGAGGATATTTTTGATATTTATATTGTCCCTACAAAATGGGGACAAACCGGATGGGTAAGTCTTGCGAACGAAGAAAGAACTTGGATAGATCAAAAAATAGCTCAGACACATGCCTTCAATCAGATGAAGGGTAAATATGATATTTCTTTACAAATTACAATTCCAAATGAGTGGAAACGTCTGGCGCCAATTAATATAGGATATACCGCCGGCATAGAAACGACAAAAGTTGCACCAGTTTGGATCCAAAAAGCAAACGAAATGGATAAAATAATTGTTGTTTCAAATCACTCTAAAGAAGTATTTCAGAATACTTCATATCAGGGGAGGCATAAAGATACAGGACAATTTATTAATTTGATTACTCAAACGCCAGTTGAGGCAGTCGGCTATCCGGTAAGAAATTTTAAGAAGAAATCAGTTAATTTAAAATTAGAATATGATTTCAATTATCTCGCAATATCACAATGGGGCCCAAGAAAAAATTTTAATAATCTGATTAATTGGTTTATCGAAGAAAATTTTGATCAAGAAGTCGGTCTAGTGTTAAAAACTTCAATTAAAAATAATAGTATTATTGATAGGGAACATACAGAAAAAAAATTAAGAAATATTCTTGCAAAACATGGAGAAAGAAAATGTAAGGTATATCTTCTGCACGGAGATTTAACGGAAGAAGAGATGACGGGGCTATATCAATGCTCAAAAATCAAATGCCTTATTTCAACAACCCACGGTGAAGGATTTGGTTTGCCACTTTTCGAAGCGGCCTATAATGGATTACCTGTCGCAGTTCCTGGTTGGTCTGGCCATTGTGATTTTCTCTATATGCCAGATGCAAGAAGAAAAAACGGAAAGAAAAAGCCAATGTTTGCATCTATTGAATATGAGCTTCAAAATGTTCAGCCAGAGGCAGTCTGGAATGGGGTGATTCAGGCGGATTCACAATGGGCATTTCCAAGGGAGGCTTCTTTTAAACGAAGACTCCGAGAGATGCGCAGTGAATATTCTCGGTTCAAGAGAAATGCTAAAAAGCTCCAAAAGTATCTCGTGGGAACCTTTACAGAAGAGACAATGTATAGCCGGTTTTGCGAAAATGTCTATTCGGACTCAGATGACGGAGTAGATATGGAAGGTTGGTTGAGTGAATTGCAGGAAGATATAAGAGAAGTTGAATGAATTTTGTTTTTGTAGCAGACTATTTTTCTGATGAAATTTTGGGCGGAGGAGAGTTGAATAATGAAGAATTTATCTCTCTTTTGTCTACTTTGTCAACTGTTAAAAAAATCAAAAGCAGAGATTTAACAGAAGAATATCTTGAAAAAAATAACAAAAAGAATTATATAATATCAAATTTTATGCACTTATCTGAAGAAATAAAAAAAAGATTAACAAAAATGAGATATGTTATTTATGAGCACGATCATAAATATTTAAAATCTCGAAATCCGGCTCTATATGAGGACTATATCGCGCCAAAAGAAGAAATAGTAAATTATAATTTTTATAAGAGCGCTATTGCAATTTTTTGTCAATCTAAATTTCATTCTGAAATAGTGAAAAAAAATTTAGGATTGGATAATATTATAAATTTGGGTGGTAATTTATGGTCTGACGAGTCTTTGGCGCTAATGAAGAAAAATTGTCAAAAGCAAAAAGCTAGAAAATATTCTATCATGTACTCAAGCATTGAACATAAAAATACTCGCGATGCGGTGGTCTATTGTGAATATAATAAAATTCAATATGAATTAATACCACCATCGCCATATAATAAATTTTTAGATAATTTGAGTAATAATTTTAAATTGATCTTTCTTCCAAAAACTCCAGAAACCTTATCAAGAATTGTTGTCGAGGCCCGAATGATGAATATGGGGGTGGTGACAAATTCTAGAGTTGGAGCCTCCAGTGAGCCTTGGTTTGAGAAGAAGGGCGAAGAATTGATTGATATCATGACGAACAAGAGGATAGAGATTTTGGAAAAAGTAGCGGGGGTATTTCAATGACAGACAATCATTTCAAAATTATTATTCCGCTATACAATGTTGAAAAGTGGATTAAAATTTGTTTAAGATCTGTAAAGGCCCAAACGTATAGAAATTTCCAGTGTATTGTTCTAGATGATCTCTCCACGGACTCCAGTGTAGAAGTTATCAGGAAGGAAATCGAGGGTGACGAAAGGTTTAAGCTAATTGTGAATACTGAAAAGGCCCTAGCTCTAAAAAATATTTATGATGGGATTAATATCTCAAATCCGAAAGCAGAAGACATCATTTTAACTCTCGATGGCGACGATTGGCTGGCATCCAGGGATGTCTTGGAAAAGGTAAATAATATCTACAATTCTTCAAAATGTTGGATCACTTATGGGAGTTATGCGGAATATCCAAATAATAGACGCGGGAAATTCGCAAAACAAATTCCTAAAAATATTATAGAAACCAATTCATTCAGATCTTTTGAGTGGTGCTCTTCGCACCTTAGAACATTCAAATATCATCTTTGGGAAAGGATCAAAAAAGAAGATCTTTTAGATGGGGATGGAAATTTTTATAAGATGACTTGGGATCTTGCGTTTATGTTTCCGATGTTGGAGATGGCCGGAAATAGAAGCAGATATATAAAGGATATTCTTTATGTTTATAATGTAGACAATCCCTTAAATGATCACAAGATTGATAATTCTTATCAGGTTTCGCTTGAGAGAGAGATAAGGGGCAAGGAGAAATATGAGGTGTTGAATGATTAGTTATAAAAATAAATTTATCTTTATACATACTCCCAAGACAGCGGGCACTTCTATAATGAAGGCATTGAATAATTGCAATATAATTGGTGAAGGTCATCACACCTTACAAGAAATAATTCGATTAAACAATCTTCGTTCTTGTGATTTAAAAAATTTTTTTAAGTTCTCGGTTGTACGAAACCCGTGGTCACTAGCTGTATCAAATTATCACTATAGTAAAGCACACAAATCTTATTGGCACTCTAGAGATGGTTCAACTAAATACGGCCAACATCCGGATTATGATTTTGCAAAAAACAGTAATTTTGATTCATACATTGATGCCTTAATACAGGGAAAACTAAAGCACAAGTACTCTATGATTCAACAGGTGCACTGGATTGATGAAAGGTTGGATTTTGTGCTTCGTTATGAAAATTTGGAGGAAGATTTTAAAAAAGTTTGTCAACATTTGTCACTAACAGATATTAATTTGCCGAGAATTAATTCTTCCAAACATGATCATTATTCTCTCTATTATAGTGATTTTTCCAAAAACGCTGTTAAATCATACTTTTTAAAAGATATTGAAAAATTTGGATATAAATTTGAGCAAAAGTAAAAACATCAAAGTATCTTTTATGTGTAATTGGGGACAGACTCCTTTAGAGCTGCATAATAAATATAAGTTATTTACTCCTTTTCGACGAGGCTTGTGGGAAAATTTGGAGTCGACACCTTCAATTTCTGACTCCGACGTGGTTTTCCTGATGGAGAGTCCTGGCTCACAAAGCCAAGAAGTGATAAGGGCTTTAAAAAACAAAAGATTATTTGTGATCCGACACGAACCCCCCACAATAATTCCCTCAAGCCGACTGGGATTAAATGCCGTCCCGGCGGAATTAAGAGAACAAACAACATTAATTGATTATGAAACTCAGCCGATTTGGTTTTTTTCAAAATGGGAGTTAGCATATTCTCACACGCCCGAAGAGTTGATGAATTTTCAATATCCCTCTAAGGATGCGACGTTATCCTGTTTAGTTAGCAACAAGACCATGGTTTCTGGCCACATTAAGAGGTTGAAATTTGTCCAAAAAATAATAAATACCGACCCAAATTTGCTGACTTTGTTCGGGAGAAATAAAATCCCTTACAGAAAACATATGGGCGCCCTACCCGCCGAAAAAAAATATAAGGCATACGAGAGATTTCATTACACGCTGTGTTTTGAAAATAGTCAGGTTAATAATTATTTTAGTGATAAAATTTTTGATTCTCTTTTGATGTGGAGTATGCCGATATATTGGGGCGCCCCAAACCTCGGAGATTATATTCCCCAAGAAAGTTTCCACACTCTCGGATGCGACTTGGGAGAAGCGGACATACACAAAGTAATTGAAATTTGTAAGACAAGGCCCACGAAAGAAAATATTGAAGCCATCAGAGAGGCAAGACACCTTATAATGAACAAATATTCTCTGTGGCCAAGTTTGAAATATATTTTAGACAAAAATTGAGGATAAATAAATGCAAAGAAGAAGGCAATTATTAAAAAGACTCCCCAAGAACGGTGTGGGTTGTGAGATAGGGACTTGGGAGGGCGACTTCGCCGCCCATCTTTTACGCGAGCTAGAGCCTGAAACACTTTATTTGATCGACCCCTGGACATTTCAGCCAGAATACCCCGATAGGTGGTACGGCGGTACAATCGCCAAAAATAAAGAAGAAATGGATTTAAGATTCCATAGGGTAAAGGGCATGTTCGCGAACAACGAACAAGTAAAAATTCACAGGGGAACAATAGATACATTTATAAATAATAACATTATAAATGATCGGAAGCTAGATTGGGTGTATATTGACGGAAATCATAGCTATGAATTTGTCTTGAATGATCTGAGAATGGTATATAAAATTATGAAATCAGACGGACTTATTACTGGCGACGATTTGCATTCAGACGGGGTTCGAAAGGCAGTTTTGGATTTTATTGCCGAGGCCGGAAATAATATTAGAAATTATGAGATAGTCGATAGAAATCAATTTATTATTTATCTATCAAAAAGGGATTAATATGAATTCTAAAGTTACAGCTTTAATTCCTATTAAAATTTTTCAATCATTTAAATACGAGCTGTTCAAGCAATGCTTCTTATCATATTTGCCAATACTAAAAAAACATAATGTTGTAGTAAAGATAGCAAATGAATCAAGTGATGAATATAAAATTCTTATTAACAAATTTATTAAAAATTGTAATATAAGCGCAGAAATGGTAGAATCTAGTGGATATGTTGATGCAGTACAAAAGTTGATCCAATCAGTAGAAAATGAATATTTTTTTTTCATAGTCGATGATGTTGAGCTTCTAAATCACAAAGACTTTATTACACCTTCTCTTGGTGCTTTTGGGAAGAATGAGAATTTAATACAGATAAAGTTTGGAGGAGGTCATTCCGCTAGAAAAACGAAAAAGCAAAATTTGAGTATTTATGAAAATTTTTATAGGAAATCTCATCACGATCAGGATATTGTGTGGATAAATACTATTATGAAAAATCAAGAAAAATATATATTTTCTCACTATAATTGTATTCTTAGGTCTGATGTCTTTAAAAAAGTCGATAAAGAAATTGTCAATCATAATATTAAAAATTGGGATGACTATGTTTTGTTCCTTAAGGCAAATTTTTTAAAAGAGTTGGGCCATTATGAGACTGGTTGGTTAAATTTTGAAGATTATTTATATACATGGTATCGTAGTGAGATTTCTAAAGGAGAGGCAATTATGCTTATAGGAGGGGAGAGGTGATGTATGAACTTTGGGAAATTGTTTCGTTTGACCATATGGGTGAACCACAGCCATTTTTTTTGATTAATAGTAGCGAATCTTTTGGTGAAATTTATCAAGAATTTAGAGAAAAAATTAAAACTACACCGTGCGTCATTCTTCTGAAAGGCGGAAAGAATTCTGGAGACAATTCATGAAAGTATCACAATTTGAGCCATTTATTGGAGAAGAAGAATACGAAGCCATAAGGAGCTGTTTCGAAGAAAAATGGATAACAGAGGGTCCAAAAGCAGCAGAATTCTCAAAAAAACTATGTAAGCTAATCGGGGTAAAATATGGAGTTTTCGCACCAAACGGAACTTTGGCAATATATTTAGCCCTCAAATCTCTTGGAATAGGTCCTGGAGATGAAGTTATAGTTCCAAATTTTACATTTATTGCGTCGGCAAATTCTGTTGAAATGGTAGGTGCCACACCAATTTTTGTAGATATAGATCCGGAAACATTGCAAATTGATGTAGATTCTTGCGCCTCTGTTTTAACAAAAAATACAAAAGCTATAATGCCTGTACATATGTATGGATCTTCTGCTAATATGACAAAAGTTATGAAATTTGCCACCGATAAAAATCTATTAGTAGTAGAGGATGCAGCCCAAGCTCTCGGTGTAAGTTGGAGGGGGAAAGGTTGTGGAAGTTTCGGGGACGTTGCGACATTTTCATTTTTTGCCGACAAGACACTTACAACTGGTGAGGGTGGTTTTGTTGTGACAAACAATAAGGAAACTTATGACTGCTTAAGATTTTTGAGAAATCAGGGAAGATTACATCGGGGTACCTTCCAACATCCGGAGATTGGTTATAATTTTAGAATGACAGATATCCAGATGGCAATTGGCTTAGCTCAACTTAAAAAATTTGATACCATAATTGAAAATAAAAATAGAATCTTTAGTTTATATAAAGGTCTTCTTTCAGATCTAGATGAGGTGAAAATAGTAGAGCCTGAAAATGGTGTATCACAGTTTATTCCATTTCGGGTAATTTTAATTACAAATAAATCATCAAGAGAAATGATGAATTATATGAAAGAAAATAATATAGAAACTAGAACCCTGTTTTACCCTCTCCACAAACAGCCTTGCTTTGAAAATATATTTACATCCAGGGGCGATGAATATTTCAAGAATTCGATTCATGCTTATGAGTGTGGCTTATGTTTGCCATCCTACCCATCACTAGAGGAAGAAAAGGTTAGATATGTTTGTTCAAAAATAAGAGAATTTTATAATGCAGTATGATGAAAAATTATCAAAATATTATGACTTAATTTTTATGGAAAAAAAATATAAAAAAGAAGTTGATTTTATTAAAGAATCGTGCTATAATAAAGTTATAAACTCGATATTGGACATCGGTTGCGGAACTGGAAATCATTCAATTTTGCTATCAGAAGACAAAACAATTGGTTCAATATTGGGGATTGATGAGTCGGAGAGTATGATTAGTGTCGCAAACAATAAAATTAAGGATTCCTCAAAAATAAAATTTATTTCAAAATCTCTTTGCGATATAGAGAAAGATAATTTTGATTTGGTAATAAGCATGTTTAATGTTATAAATCATATTTCTAGTATTTCCGAGCTATCTAATTTTTTTAATGAAATTTTCAAAAGATTAGACGAGGGGGGAATTTTTATTTTTGATTGTTGGAATGGTGCGGCTACAATGAGAGATCCCCCAAAAAGCGAAAAGAGAAAAAGATTCGAAAACGAAAAAATGTCAATTATCACAACTTGTAATCCAGAGATTGATTTTATGAATTCTGTTATTGCTATGAATAATGAGGTGGAAATAAAGCATTCTTGTGGTGAAGTTGATTTTTTTAAATATACCATAAATCACACAATTTGGACACCAAAAATAATTGGCGACCTTTTAAAGAATTCTGGTTTTAGAACGGTGAAAGTAAATAAATTCTTCGACCACAAAGAAGCAAATTGTGATGATTACAAAGTTGTGTATGTTTGTAGAGGCTAAGAAAATGGAAAAAATTTATTCAAAAAAAGATAAAGAAGTGTTGTTGTTCGTGATTTCTAGAAAATCAGATATTTGTAACCAAAGAATGGATTTGTGCCCAGATAATGAATATTTGCAGGTATCCAATAAGATGCTACAAAAGGGGAAATCATTCCCGCCACACAAACACAACAAGCTCATCAGAACAACAGACATAACTCAGGAAGCATGGGTGTTTTTATCTGGAAAAGTGTTGGCAACATTTTGGGATCTTGATGATAAAATTATTTATAAAACAGAATTATCATCAGGAGATGCTGCCGTTGTATTCAGGGGAGGACACAGCTTTGAGGTCCTTGAAGATAACACTATTTTATATGAATTTAAAACGGGGCCATATTTCGGACAAGATGCAGATAAGACCTATATAGACGCAGAATAGATAATGCAAAAAATAAATTTTATAAGAACAATGAAAAGCGCCGGGACTACCGTTCAATCCATATTGGATTCTAGTCGCAATAGAGGCCTAATAAAAACCTATGTCTTGCTTGATGACGGTGTTTATAAGATGGGTCAGAAAACAAATAGTTGGTCAGGGAGCAACATATATCATAACAGATCGCAGACTGATTTTTCTTCTGATAATAGATTTTCAAATAATTCGTGGACTTTTGGTTTTGTGAGGAACCCTTGGGATAGAATGGTTTCTGCTTGGAAATGGGGCACTGGTGGAAAGATGTCTTTTAGCGAGTTTGTTTTGACAGACGCTGAAAATATGGATTTGAATAAATTAATTGTGCGCCCACTTCACATCAAGCAAATAAAACAAACACAGTTCAATTTATTGACAGATAAAAACAATAATATAAAGTATATTGATAGGGTTTGCAAATTTGAGAATATCAATGATGAGGTCAGGTTAATAAGAGAGAAAATCGGCGCCAATACAGATGCTCCCGTGCCGCATCTGAGGAAAACGAGCCATAAGCACTATAAAGAATATTATGATAAATATTTGATTGATGTTGTTGCTGAAAAATATAAAATAGATATAGAGACTTTTAAATATGATTATTAAAGAGAAGATAAGGCTGCACTTGGGATGCGGAGACAGGCAAATTCCAGGATTTATTAATATTGACATAAGGAATACTGATGCCGTTGATGTAGTATCCGATATTTCTAAAAATTTACCATATGAAAATGGAAGTGTAGATCTAATATATTCTTGCGCAAATATAGAGCACTTTGGAAGAAAAGAGTGGAAAAATGTTATCTCTTATTGGTACGATTTGCTAAAGCCTGGTGGCATTTTGAGATTGTCAACAGCAGATTTTGAATCTGTTTGTAGAGAATATTTGGAAAATGGGGAAATACAAAAATTATTTGGATTTGTCGTTGGCGGCCAAAAGAATGATTATGATTGGCATGGTATGATATTTGATTTTAAATTTTTAAAAAATGAGCTGCAAGATGTTGGTTTTAGGAAAGTGGAGAAATATGATTGGAGGGAGACGAGTCACTCTGATGTTGACGACTATAGTTCCGCATATTTGCCACACCTAGAAAAACAAAAAGGTAGACTCATGATGTTAAACATTGAAGCAGAAAAATAGGAGATTAAAATGAATAAAAAAGCCCTAATAACTGGAATTGGGGGCCAGGATGGAAGCTATTTGGCCGAACATCTTTTGAGTAAAGGTTATGAAGTATATGGAATTATCAGGAGACACTCAATAGCTGAGAACCAAGATTCTAGATTGAAAAGTTTGGGAGATCGTATAAAAACATTCTATGGAGATTTGTTAGATTATCCATCTTTATATAGAATAATTTCAGAAGTAAGGCCAGATGAAATATATAATTTGGGCGCCATGAGTCATGTGAGGGTCAGTTTCGATGTCCCGTCTTTTACTATTCAGACAAATGCACTCGGAGTTCTTAATATGCTGGAGGTATATAGAACAGTAACGCCGAACGCAAAATTTTATCAGGCTAGTTCCTCTGAAATGTTTGGCAATTCCGTAGACGAAGATGGATTTCAGAGGTTAACTACCCCAATGAATCCGGTAAGTCCATATGGGTGCTCAAAAGTACTTGGGTATAATTTAGTTAGGCACTATCGGCACGCCTATGGTCTTCACGCCTGTAATGGAATTCTCTTTAATCATGAGTCTCCCAGGCGCGGAACCAACTTTGTCACGAACAAAGTTGTTAAGACCGCCGTAGAAATTAAAAAAGGAATTCGGGATAAACTCGAACTTGGAAATCTAGATTCTTATCGCGATTGGGGTCATTCTAAAGATTATACTAGAGCAATGATACAAATCGTGAACCATGATAGTCCGGGAGATTTTATTGTGGCCACGGGCGAAACACATTCAGTGAGGGACCTCTGTAAAGTCGTATTTTCTAAATTAGGCATGGATTATCTTGATTACGTTGTACAAAATCCGAAATATATGCGCCCAGAAGAGCTTAAATACCTAAAGGGAGATTCGGAGAAGACAAGGAGTATTTTGGGATGGAAGCCAGAATATACATTCGAATCTATGCTTGAAGAGATGATAGAAAGATGGATGAAGGAAATTTAAATAATTCACTTTATTCCTTGACAAATGGCGAAGAAAGGGTTATAATATAGATACAAAGGAGATAATTATGCATTTATCAAATCAAGCAATTGGCGCAGTAATGATGGCGCTACAAAAGTCGATAATGGAACAGTCAGACATTGTTCCTGTCTTTCAGGAATTCGTTTTTAAAGAGACCGACGATGGGTTGGTAGTGGAAAATCCACCCATTTTAGAATTTGGTCAACAAGAAGAAGAACGGACAGATGCCGACGTATAACTATCATTGCGAAGATTGCGATGAATACTTCGAGATAAAACACGGCATGTTGGAAAGCCTGGAGGATTGCGTTTCTTGCAGTTCACAGGCTTTCCGTCGTATTCCATCCATTCCAACATACATTGTTAAAATTAATAAAAATTTTGAAAAAAAAGTTGGATCACTGGTTGAGGAATATATTGAGGCAAATAAAAAATCAGTTGAAGAAGAGAAGAAAAAATTAAGAAAAAAGGAATATAAGGTATGAGTTGGACAGCTATATTGGTAATTTTATTTTTAATTTTCATAGCATCTCTATCTATTAACGCGTTTTTAATGTGGTATAGTTGGAAGTCAATTCAGCAAATAAGAATATATGATGAAGAATTAACAGAAACTATAAATATTATTATTAATTTTACAAATCACCTAAAATCAGTATATGAATTAGAGATGTTTTATGGAGATGAGACGTTGAGGCATTTAATGAGACACGCTCAAGATATAACAGAGGTTTTCTCTCAATATGATTTATATTCGGAAGAGGAGATAGCAGAAGAAGAAGGAATAATCAATGACGACAGAAGAAGAGAAGAAGCCTAAGAAGAAAAGAAGAAGAATTAGAAGATCAAAAAATTCTAAAAAATATTTTACACAAGTACATGAAGATGCAATTATAGAATATAATAAGCCAGAAACGACATTCAAGAGAAGAGAAGAACTATATGTAACATTGTTGAAGCCCGCGTTTGATCAAATGGTGGATAAGATTGTTTTCACATATAGGTTTACTACTCTTCCAAATATTGATTCTCTGAGGGATGAATGTAAAATTTGGTTAATTACAATTTTAGAAAAATTTAATCCAGATAAGGGATCTAAAGCGTTTTCTTACTTTTCTGTCATAACAAAAAATTGGTTTATTCAAAAAGTAAAAAAGAATAAAAAGAAAAACCAAAGAGAAATTGAATTTGAAAATCTCTCAAAAGAATTGGAATTGAAGCACGTTTCAATCTTTAATGAATATGACGAAAATAGAGAAAAAGATGAATTTTGGCAACATCTTTGGAAAGAAATTGAAACATGGGATACTGGAAAATTGAAAGAGAATGAGAAGAAGGTCCTCGAAGCAGTAAAAATATTACTAGAATCTCCCGATGATATAGAAATTTTCAACAAGAAGGCTATTTATTTGTATATGAGGGAAATAACCGGACTCAATACCAAACAAATCGTTAATTCCCTTAATAGAATGAGAAAGAAATATAGAACTTTTAAGGGAAAATGGGACCGGGGGGAGCAATGAAACATGGAAAAATTGGAAAAATATATAAAAGAGGCCATCGATAACATTCGAGATGATAGGGCAATAACCAGGAGGCTATTGAATGATGTTATGGTATATCTTAGTAAGAACGAGGAGCGCCACAAAGAAGTCGGAATGACGGCGGCCAAATATGTAGAAACTCTCCAGAGATCAAACGAACAAATGGTTAAAATTTCAACCCTTTTGCAAAAAAAGGAATCTAAACAATCGGGTCTCACCTCCGACGATAAAAAAGAAATATTTGATTTGTTACAGGGAGATATGGAGAATGGCCGGTAAAACTCCCGAAGACATGCTTAAGCAGGCGGAGATTTTTAATACCCTTGGCCAAGAAAATAACTGGGAAAGATCAATAAATAGATACACAGAGGATCTACAGACAGAGCGAGGCGCAACGTCTGCGATAATTCCGGAAGTAGTTAATAAGTCTGTTAGAGACTCTCAAAATAAAAATCCAGGAATTGAGAGAACGGCCATTGTAATGAAGGAGGAGGCGCTCTCTGATTATGAAAAAGCAATTCAGAAAAATATGAATACTGCCGGCAATAAGGACACTCAAAACTTACAAAAGTTTAAAACAAGAAATGCAGAATCAAAAGCATTTATGGGCGACCCATCTTGGACTTTTGGAGAAAATCCAACAGAAAAAGACAAATATAAAAGAGAGGTGAGTGCCTCTCTTCAGTCTGATTTAATAATACCAAAAGACACCGGATTAAAAATTGGAGCCTTCATAGATCAAGTATATACTGACGAGACACAAGATCGTGCAAAGCTCGTCAATATACAAAAAGAAAGGGGAATATTAAACGATTTAGATAAATTTTCATCCAATTCAGATTCAGCTTCTACTCCATTTACCAACCCTTCCTCCATAAATCCTACCAAAAATACAATAGTATCCGATTCGAGCACATTTGGAAAAGTAAGGAAAAGTACGGAAGTGGATGAAGTCGTGGCAAAGCTCGGCTATTCAAAAGAGATGGTAGATGAGGTTATTCAGATGGATATTTGGAAACCAGAATATAATCCTCTAGTAACTACGGATAAATATGCAATTCGCGCCGGAAGTGGGTTTGGGTTTAGAATCCATCCAGTTACCAAGAAAGTGAAAATGCACACGGGATTGGACTGTTGGGCCCGAGGTTTGCTGCCCATCGTTGCTGTCGCATCCGGATGGGTAGAAAAGGTGGTATTTCCAAAAGAAACATCGAAGTGTACAGATAAGTCTGGCCACCCATGTATAAGTTATGTGGTTATTAATCACGGCAGGTTGCCAGAAAAATATTTACCAGAATCTGGCAGATATCAGGCAGATCCGACGACTGGGCGAGTCGAAGAAATCGGCGCCGGCTCAATTCGAGATCGGACGGGAAAGAATTATAAAATTAAGAGCACATATATGCACAATATTATGATAGAAAAGGGCATAAAAAGGGGAAAAATAGTAAAAGCAGGAGATGTTATAGCATATACAGGCGGCCTGAAAAATACTCCCGGATCCGGTGGAACAACTGGATATCATCTTCATTTTGAAATAAGCATAACAAATGATGAAGATAAGGGAATTAGTGGATATCGTTCTGGATATATAGACCCCCTAACCTTTGAATATCCAAAAGTTGTAAAAATTTCTGATGAAAAGGCCAAGGAAATAATTACTTCTGTCAGAAAGAGATGGCCAAACTACAAATTGAAGTAAGAGGAAATTAAAATGGGATTGACTTTATTGCCACCAATAGCAAATTCTTTATTTATTAATACCGCAGCCGAAGCATTTTTTAGTCCAACACAGAAAAATATATCTGCGACAAAAGAGAATTCAAATACTGTAATGGCTGCTGGCATATCAGGAAAGGCTAAATTTTTAAGTCTTCCTACATATAATTCTTTAGAAAATTCAAAAATTTTCTCCAATAGTGGTGCATCGATTAATCTTTCCGAAGACGCCCCGGCCGGCCCAGGCTCGGGTCACTCCTCATTAGGCACACCAGCATCAAGCATAGATTTAGTCGCCGGAAGAATGTCGGCAGTTCCAGATGTTGCAAATAATGCCAATATTTTTGTAAATGACAGCTTCGCATATGACGCTGCAAGAATATATTGTTCACAAACCACAGACTTAGACTCGGCCTTTAATCTAGTAAAAGGAGATAATTCAAAATTTGAATCTCGCTCGGGAGTTGGAATCAAGGCAGACGGCGTAGCGGTCATCGGAAGAAGGGGAATAAAGCTTATTACCTCTCAATACGGCAGCAAGAATTCAAAAGGCGGAAAAATAAGAAGTGGATCGGGGATAGAATTGATAGCAAACAATAATGATTCAGATATTCAGCCCATCGTTAAGGGCGATAACGTAATTTTAGTTTTAGAAAAAATTATAAAAAGAATCAACAAGCTTACAGATATTGTCATGGATCAGGCACAAACACAGCAAACATATGCAGCAGCTCTGCAAGCCCACACCCACATTGTTGGCCCAGGCCCAACTGGGTTTCCATTGGTAGCTGCCCCATCAGTCGAATTGGTTCCATCTACGTTGCTGGCTACCATAGATAACGTAAACTATATTATACAAAGTACCTCACAAAAAATGAATTTATTGTTTGATGATTTGAATCATTTAACCTCGTTGGGTGCAAAATATATCAATAGTGACTTAAATAGGACAACATAATGACTTCCGTGAACACATCATTTCCGCCATTATTAAAAGATTGGCCTCTTGCGATAAATAAAAAAGTTTATTTTGACCAAGGTGGTGATCTATATGTCTCAAGTATTGTGACAGATAAGGAAGTCGTGGCCGACGATGAATTAATTAATTTTTCTTTAAAATATAATCGAGATTTCATTATAAATGTCTTAAATAATTTAGCGAAACAATATGATGATGAAATTTTAGAAGAGTTAGAGACAAAAGTGGTCTTGATAAATCACTATATCGATCCAGCACCTCTTACGAAAGAGAAAATTTTACTGGGAATCCCGCGAGAGGAAGTTGAGAGTTTAGAAGATTTAGAAGAAGTTGAAATTGAAAATTCCATAGACGTATTATTTTCCATTAATTCCTTTTTTGATAAAATAGAGATAGTATCAAACATGTTTGTAAGATATCAAAAAGATTATGTAAGGGACCTCTATAGGGGCTCCAGGATTGTTTACTCTGGTTTAGATTTTCAAGTTGAATCTGAAAAATTATTCAAATTTAGAAAAAGCCTAAATGATCTAATAGAGAATAACAATGTAAATGTTTCAGACTATGAGAGAATAGAATTCTCGTTTGATCAGGAATATAAAATATTAAGAATTTCTCTCATGAGTTCAATATTGGAAAACAAAATTCTGCTGAAACAATTCAGTGAATATAGAGAATCTGACCCGCAAGACAGGGGAAATACAACATTTTTTATTTATAATTTGGCAAACTTGGAAAAAGATATCAAAAGAAGCGATTTCACGTTCAGGGATGCTATAAAATCATATTTTCTAAATAAACCAACAATATCAGAGCCAAATGTATCTGCAATCAAGAGAACTAATAACTCTGGGGCAGCATACGGTGTTGATAATAGTATGGTATCCAAGAATATTTCTTCTATGAAGGAGATATCGAATAAATCCCTGTCTCTTTTGAAGGATGAAGTGTTAATGTCTGTGTCATCATCCCCCTGTATGACACCAGAGGATAGAAAAAAACTCAACGAAAGACTTTCAAAGGACGAATTAAAGAGAAGGAATTTTGCTCGACAATATTCTTTGGCCGTTCAGGATACATTTTTTATTAGTTTGCCGGATGTATTGCAAAAAATAATGAAAAAACAAGGGGAAGCGGCCCTCCAAAGTCTTGGAAAGGATTTTTTAAATCGTCTGGGCCTTTGCGGCATTGGAGATTTGACTTCATTGGCCGTAAATACTGTTTTTTCCTATCTGGAACCTCAAGAATACTCTGATGAACTATCAAAATGCGCCTTGCAGAACCTAAAGAATGAAAATGTTTCCAAATTAGAGGCGGAATTGATTCGATTGGGGAAAAATACGGAAGTTTTGGAGAGATATAGGAAGTTTGTTGGTGACACAATCCCGCCCTGGAAGGCCGCAGGATATACACCACCGGATTATTTTAAGGATCTTGAAACCGACGATCCGATTATCGCGCAATATACATTCAAAATACCAACTGCCGAGGAAGAAACAGATATAGATTTTAGATTTTCAGCGTATAAAGATTCGATTATAGCGTCCGTTGATGCACAAGATACCCTAAATGTCTTGGTCAATTCATTTCCGGATGAGATGGGGTGGCTAAATTTCTTTACAGACATGACAAAGAGCATCCTGGACAAATGCGCTGCCCCAAGATTGGTTGCACAATCGGGAATTACTTCCAATTGGTGTGATGGAAGATTCCAAATTCCAGAAATAGACGATATTTTGAGCGCCGTTGTCTCTTTAACCCCAAAGCCATCAATAATCGTTGGAATTATCGTTGAAGAGGCAAAAAATCTCATAATAAATCTCACCGTAAAGCTAATCATCGCGACAATGAACCAATTATTCCAAATAATATCAGCAGGAATATCTGGAGATGTGAATTATTTTAAGAATGGGGACTATATCCCTGATTTTTTTCAAAAAGAGGATTATTTGCAAAATGCAATCGCCAATTCGTCTGGAAAAAGCAGCAATAGTAGAACAAATATCAATAATGCGATAAATGATGTCATAAAAAATATGCCTTCACCCTCTTCTGGGGACATTAGCAATGATGAAATCAATCGTTTTCTACAATCGTCTTCAAAAATGCTCGGAGAATATGAAAAAATTAAATTATTGAAGGGGTTATCCGGAGATACTACCTTTCAAAAGATAACAGAATTGATACAAGGCGGAAATTTTCCCGCAATAAGTCAGAATTTGAGAAATTATGGAGATATAGAACTCTTTTTTTTAGAAATGGGGAAATTGATAGACATATCATCACTAGAAAGGGCCTATTTCAAGGGACTTCAAACAATTGACGGGGATATTTTTTGCCAAAAAGAGGATTCTTCAATGTTAGACTTGGCCTATTTCAACAATAAGCCAGAAATAACGCAAGAACAGATTGATAAAATGAAGGAAACCCTAAAAGATATTCAAAAAAATAAGATATGCTATGCGGTTGATATGATCGGAGACCCCGCCGGCCCCATGATCGGAAAAATATCTGAAATATTGACTGATAAAAACGGACCAATACTTGGAAAGGTGAGGGAACAACAAGCAGAATTTCACAATGTTGTTGTAGATACTATCGTAAATGGATTAAAGGAGTTATACTACACAGATCTATTTGAAGTGGAGGGCCTCTTAGATATGGTTCTCAGCGTAGAGGGAACAAGCTACAATAATGCCCTAACAGCAATGAACAGTTTACTAGTGCAAGCAAGGGTGTTACCGGATATCATCAGTTTGCCAGATGGCACCGATCTTTTAGAACAAATTCGATCTAATATCGGCGTTTTCGAGAATTGGAAGCCAGACCTAGAAGGTAGCATCCCCAATATCAATCCCAAGCTAAACAAATTGTACAATGTGAAGCTGAATTATGGATCAGACAATATAACTCTTCTAGAAAATGACGGCATCATAATTAAAAATAATGGGAATGAAGTTTTAAATTTAAAAGAACAAGGAAAGGGAATAACTTACGCGCCCTCGTCTCAGAAAATTGTAGACCTCTTAAGTGAAAATTTGGGCTTTCTTGATTTATCGACAAAGAATGAGATAATAAATAAATATATGAGCAATATTTACCCGGATATTGTAGATGGGTATTACAAAGATATAAAAGATCAAATCTCCGGAAAGGGATGGTTTTATTTGGGCTGGAAAAAGGAAAATGGAATCTATAATGGCCTAAAAAATAATAAAGATTTAATACCGCTTTTGTTGGGCGCCCCCAAATCATCTGCAAAAGAATTTTACAAGGCTCTGGATGATCCTCCCCAAGCAAATTTACAAAAATCAAAAAACATACCATTTAATGATATTTTAACAAAATCTGAAATAGTGCAAAGATATTTGTATTTCGATTTAATAATAAGATTGATAATTTCAGAACAATGTTGGAAATCTACTCAATTGTTTGAAACATTTTCTCCAGATTTATTTCAAGAAGGTGATATTATTTCTTCATATATATATGAAAAATTAATTCAAAATATGGAAAAATATGGCTTCGGATCAGACAAATTAAAGCTATCTTTTTTTGAAGGCATGACACAAATATATTTAAAAGGTGTAGAGTCAGGAATTTATGAAATAAAAAATAACAATACAGAAGAAAGCATCGGGAATATCAATGATCAAATATCTTCGTGGATAAATCGATCAATCCCCAGAAATAAGGAAGATTTTTTGGAAAATCTTCAGGGTGATTTAGAAAATGTTGCTAAAGATATGATAGAGAATATTTTTCAAGGATGCATAAAGAGTTTTCAATTAGCGTTGAGATCGCTGGAGGGCTTCCGTGAAATTCCAAAATTTTCAACAACAAAGGGATATATTTCTGAAGAATTACAAATAAGGGATGTATTTAATAATGTCGATGATATTGGGCTTGATCTCGAATCCTTCGTAGATTTGTTGGGAGATTCGATCGAGAAATATATAAAAATAACCTCTAAAGACGGGACAGAAATAGTTGAAAATTTGCAAGATTTTCAAAAAAGAATAGTAGAATCTGGGGCAAGTATTAGTCAATTTTATGATAGTTGGAAATTTGGAATAAGAATATCTTCTGCCGGCGGCTCTTCGTCTGTGGGTGTAGGCGTGGACACCTTTACTGAACAACAGAGGGAAAATAACAAGGCATTTTTGTTGAAAAATAAAGATCCTGAAAGAAATATATTTCTGTTTCCCATAATAAAATTCGAAAAAGAAATAGAAGACAGGGTAATGAGTAGATCAATTATTGATGAATATGACGTTAGTGAAATGCTAGAGGGCTTAGTGAGTACTGATGAATTTAATAATTTTTATTATAAGGGAATGAATATAGAAAATTTATTATCTTTGAACACTATTTATACTAGTGAAAGTTTTTCAACATTTTTAGAAGCAGGAGATTACCCCTCAGATGTTACCAGGTGGAAATCAAGAGATTTTCCGGACACTTCTGGGAGGGCATTTGTTAATTCTAAAAAGTTTTTATTTAAAGCAATAAAAAAGGAAATATAAAGTGGCATATGGATTTTCTCCAAAATTACCATTAATTGTTAACCAAATAGATGGTCCATATGGATTATTGAAGACAATCAAAGAAGTCGGTGCTCAAAATTTGAAAATGTTAGTGCTGACAAACCCTGGAGAGAGAATAATGAATCCAGATTTTGGGGTGGGAATAAGCAGATATCTTTTCAGTCAAGATTCAGATATACAAAAAACGCTCCTAATAGAGAGAACATATCAGCAGGTCGACAAATATATACCATATATTTCCTTAACAAATATGGAAGTATTTTTGCCGGAAGAAATTGCAAATACCTGGAGAGTAATTATAACATATTTCATACCGGGATTTACAACAAACGAGAAATTATTTCTCAATTTGTCCTCGGACGACGCACAAGGAATTTAAAGGAAACATATAAATGGCCAAGAAAAAAGTATCAATTGATTATACCTCTAGAGATTTTGATTCGATAAAAAAATCTTTGGTGGATTATGCAAAAAGATATTATCCAGAAGTATATCAAGATTTTAATGAGGCATCTTTCGGGTCTCTCATGATGGATACCGTTTCATATGTTGGTGATGTCCTATCTTATTATCTAGATTATCAGGTTAATGAATCCTTTTTGCAAACAGCCTTTGAAAAAAGAAATATAATTAATTTGTCAAGGCAGATGGGATATAAGTATAATGATGTGGCTTCCTCTTCTGGTCTCGTATCTCTTTATACTTTGATCCCGGCAAATACATTGGGTTTGGGCCCCGATACGTCTTTTTTCCCGATCATTCGGCAGCAGTCGACATTTTCTACAGATCAGGGGAAAAATTTTATTTTAACTGAAGATGTGAGATTCGATAATCCTGCAAATGAGATTGTTGTCGGAAGAGTTGATCCCTCGACTGGTGTTCCAACTCACTATGCAGTACGAGCAACGGGAAAAGTAATATCAGGAGATATTATACAAGAAATATATGATATTGGAGATTTCAAAAGATTTAGAAAAGTTATTTTAGGAGACACGCAGATTGTAGAAATTTTGTCCGTGGAGGATACAGATGGCAATCTATATTATCAGGTAGATCACTTGGCACAAAATGTTGTGTACAGATCTTTTGCAAATAAAAACAATAATTTTGATACTGTTCGTGAACTCTTGAGACCGATTATCGTTCCGAGAAGATTTACTTTTGAATATGATGGGGAAAATTATTATTTGCAATTTGGATTTGGATCCGAGGACGAATTGACAATCGATCCTGTGGCGGATCCATCTTCTGTTTCTTTAAAATTATACGGCAGAGATTATGTAACCGACGTAAATTTGGACCCATCAAAGCTGATGACGACCGATTCTTTGGGAATTTCTCCATCGGATACACAATTGAAAGTAACTTATAGAAGAAATAGTAATTCCAATCCAAATGCACCATCTGGAGCTATAAGAACAATTTCAGATTTAAAAGTCGATTTTATAGATGTATCATCCTTAAATTCGAGAAAGTTGAATCAAGTGCGTACATCTATCGAAGTAAACAATGAGGAGCAAATAGTTGGATCATCTGTCTCACCCTCAAATGAAGAAATAAAGCAAAGAGCAATCTCTTATTTTTCAACCCAAAATCGAGCAGTGACATTGGGAGATTATGAATCTATGACCTATGCAATGCCAGCAAAATATGGGTCCATTAATAGGTGCAACATAATCATGGATCAAGACTCTTTTAAGAGAAATCTTAACTTATATATTCTCTCTACTGATTATAATGGTAAATTGACTCTTGCCAATAGTGTTCTGAAGGAAAATTTAAGAATTTGGATATCAAATTATAAAATGATCAATGATACAATCGATATTGTCGATGGAAAGATGGTTAATTTGGGAATTTCTTTCGAAATAATCGGAGATCCAAGCTTCAATAAGGAGGATATATATAGTGAATGTATTAGTGTATTGGCAGAAAAATATTTAAAACCACTACAAATGGGAGACCCCCTCTATATAACTGATATTTATTACGAACTTAATAGGATAAGGGGAGTAATAGACACACAAAATGTATTTCTCATAAACAAAAATGGGGGAATTTATTCGGATGTCGGATATAATATATCAGAAAATTTATCTGCAGATGGAAGATATTTATCTTGTCCAGCAAATGTTTGTTTTGAGGTAAAATTTCCCAATGTAGATATAACTGGAGTGGTGAAATAATGGCGATTAAAAAATACTTTTCTGATGCTGACAATACTATAACAAATGCATTTAAGATGGATTTGCAAACTCGCGGAACAGGCGCGAACATGGGTCTTTCGGACATTTTGGAAACATTTTCAATCTACGGTCAGGCATCTTCTGGATCCACGGAGTTGGAAAGAATATTAATAAAATTTCCAGTAAGTCAAATATCTTCCGATAGGTCTTCTGGGATTATCCCCGATAGTGGAAAAGTTAGTTTTTACTTAAATATGTATAATGCTCCGCATAATCAGACTACCCCAAGGGAAGGCGAATTGGTTATATTGCCTATATCTCAATCGTGGCAAGAGGGCACCGGCCTTGATATGGATGAATATAAAGATGTCGTTAAACAAAATGAGGGATCAAACTGGATAAATGCTGGAAAATCAGTACCATGGACAAGAGAGGGCGGAGATTATTTATCATCGCCGGTATATTCTCAAGTTTTCCCGATTGGAAATGAAAATCTTAAAATGGACATTACAGCTTTGGTAGAAAATTGGATAGATGGAACAATAGATAATTATGGAATTGGAATACACTTTACCTCTAGTCAGGAGGCCTTTTTTTCAAACTCTGTGGGTGCTGATGTGGGAAGCCAACTCTTTAATCCAGGCGGAAGTACAGATACTTGGTATACGAAGAAATTTTTTGGAAGGGGATCTGAATATTTCTTCAAGCGCCCAACAATAGAGGCAAAATGGAATAATACAATAAAAGATGATAGGGGTAATTTTTATGCCAGCAGCTCCCTAGTAACAGCAGAAGAAAATATACAAACCCTGTATCTATATAATGTTATAAGAGGAAGACTAAAAAACATTCCAGGTATTGGAACAGGCCAGTTGAAGGTTTGTATATATGATTCAATATCGGGTGGATCTACAATCGGACCAACTATCACCGGGGGTCACTCATCTACGGGAATTTATACTGCTTCTTTTTCTCTTGATACTACTTCAAGCGTTGCTTATGATAGGTGGTTTGATTTTGGAATGACGGAGGTTTATCATACCGGCACATTCGCAATCACCCAGTACGCAGCAAGTACTTATAGTCCATATCCAAAATTGGTCACAGCTTTGACAAATCTAAAGTCAGTTTATAATCAAAATGAGACAACAAGATTTGAATTTTATGTCAGAGACAAGGATTGGAGTCCAACAATTTATACTGTCGCAACAACAGAGACAGATACTATGACAATCGAGAGCGCGTCCTATCAAATAACTAGAATTATTGATGATTTGATTGTGGTACCACACGATACCGGAAGCGATAATGCTACAGCATTATCATATGATATGAGTGGGAATTATTTTGATTTTGATATGGGGTTGCTGGAGTCTGGCTATTCTTATAAAATTAGTGTTGCATACTATGACGAGTCTGTAGATAGTTATATAGAGCAGCCATATGAGTGGAAATTTAGGGTAGAAAACGCATGAGCATTAGAAATCTTTTTGATGGGGAAACACCGTATTCAATATTCTCACAAGAGCCGGAGGATATAAGGAATGACGGGGAATCTTTGGGAAATATTTCGGAAACTTGGAAAAATAAAAATAGATTTATACCTCAAATTGATTTTTCCAATCCTGAAAATTTTGCTAGATATGGATCTGCAAAACAATATTATGAAGATTCAATAACAAGAATCTATGAAAATTATCCTTATGACGGCGCCTCAAAAGAAAAGCAAGAATTTTTAAATCAATCAACGTACATAGATTTGTGGTTACTGGAGAATAAATATCCGAGAACAAATGGATATATAGATATTTCCGCAGAGGGTTGGGGGGGTGTAGAGCCCGGTGGATTTCCAAATATCGGAAACTATTATTATGGTCACCCCACAGTGGATGAATACATACATTTCCAGGGCGGCCCTCATACAGCCTCCGGGGGAATGATAGGGAAGGCGCTAAACTCGACATTTGATGATTCTAATATATATAACGAAAATATTTATGATGATAAGGGATTTATCGATAAGGGGAGTAGGGAAAGTAACCTTAAAACAAACTTTGATAATGGAATCACAATTGAATTTTGGCTGAAAAAAGAAGGCGTAGACATAAATAAAACCCAAAAAGAAGTAATTTTTGATTTATGGAATAATACAACGTCATCTCTTGGGTCTTATGGGAGGGTTACTCTCGAATTAAACACTTTTGATTTATTTACGGCATCTCCTCAACCATTTAAATTAACTGTTAGATCTGGCTCTGATGGATTTATAAGTCAACCATTTGGATCTTCAATCACTCTGGCAGCCCTGGAAACTTTTGGGCACTATGCTTTTAGAGTATATAATTCTGGATCAACATTAAATACGGATTTTTATATAAACGGAGATCTAATAGAATCAACTTCATCTGGATCAAATCTTAATGAAGTTACAGGCGCCCTAAACGCACAAATAGGCGCCCTAATTACATCTGCCTCAAATGGAACTTCGGACTTCGCCGGCCGTGGCTGGGGAAAATTCTCTGGATCGCTGGATGAATTTAGATTTTGGAAAGAGTCAAGAACTTCGGAGGATATAGGTCGATATTGGTTTACACAAGTATATGGCGGAACAAATAGCGACATATCAAATGCCTCTTTGGGAGTTTATTATAAATTTAATGAAGGAATTGTTGGAGATTCCTCCATTGATTCATCGGTTCTTGATTACTCGGGAAGAATAACAAACGGGAATTGGACAGGATACACTTCAAATTCTAGAAAAACCTCTTCCGCCATGGTATTGGCAGGCGCAGCTCAAGCAGAGTTCAGGGACCCAATTATTTATCCAGAGCATCCATTGGTTATTTCATTATCTAATGAGATGGAGTTATCTGGAGCATATTATGATTACAATAACTCAACTTCATTATATAATAATTTTCCAAATTGGATAATCGACGAAGATACTGCTGGCGATGAAAGTGGAAACCTAAAGAAGCTAACCCAAGTAATGTCAAGCTATTTGGATACTCTCCAACTTCAAATCCAAGAAATTAATAAGATTAAAAATATTTCATATGTGAGCGGAAGTAACAAGGAAATTCCATTTTCTGATGAATTGCTGGGACATATTGGATTAATATCTCCAGAAATCTTTACAGATTCTTCCGTATTGAATCAAATTTTTAACAGAGATGAAGAGAAGGATTTTTCTGACGAGCTGTTTAATATAAAAAACATCATATATAAAAACATTTACAACAATATTGTATCAATTTATAAATCAAAGGGTACAACAAATTCTTTCAGAAACTTAATAAGGTGTTATGGAGTAGACGAGAATTTAATTAAAATTAACGCTTATGCGAACAATCTGGTATATAACCTAAATGAAAATTATGATTTTTCATATACAAAGAAGAATTTTGTGGATTTTTATCGACCAGATACTTTCAATTCAACAATATATCAGCAAACCTCTTCCGGAAATCCAAATAGTGTCTCTTTTATTTCCGCCTCGTCCGACTCTTTGGAAAAATATACATCTTTCACTTACGAAGTCGAAACAATTTTTCCGAAAAAGAAAGAAATTGACAACAATGTTTATTATGTGACGCCGTTCCAAACGTCCTCTATTTTTGGATTTCATACGGCAGACGCGACAACGCCGACAGATTTCTCCTGGCCTTCTACAGATTACGATTTACAAGTATATTCTGTACGACCGAATACGAATAGAAACCAAAAAGATGGATATCTTGTGGTAACTAGTTCTTTTTTCGGAATAGATGTTCAAAGTGATATTATCGAGGATCTATATACCAATAAAAAATGGAATATTGCTTTAAGATTTGGGCCAACACGAAAGCATGCTGACTTAGTAGATGGCACGGATGTTTCCGAGTATGACTTGGAACTTTATGCCGTCAACACAGACGCAGATATAATTAATCAAGAAATTTTGTTAACCAGCTCAGTCACGACTGACGGAGACAAATACTTAACAGAGCCAAAGAGAATTTATGTTGGCGCCCACCGGCAAGATTTCACTGGCTCCACAATTCACAGATCTGATTTAAAGATATCTAGTGTAAAATATTGGATGAAACATCTTAATGATAGTGAAATTATAGCACACGCTAAAAATTCAGATAATTTTGGATCTTATTCTCCATATAAAAATTCTTATAATTTTGTGACATCTTTAACAGGAACAGAAATTCCAGAAATGGAAACTCTGGCACTTCAATGGAGATTTGATCAAATAACTGGTTCAGATTCTGGAGGTGGAGTACCAACAGTTCCAGATGCGGGATTTACTGTTTTAGATTATTCCTCTGGATCCTCTGAAATTTCCCAAAGATACTCCTGGATGGGGAATGTCGTAGGAAAACAACATACTGGCCGCGCAGATTTCTTCTATCCAGAAGATATAAAGGCCATAAATGTTGAATTTTTGCCAGTCGCAAAACAGACAACTCCGGAAATAGTAAATTCATACGATATGGTCAAGGTCTTCAATATCGAGGACGAGCAGCTTTTTACAAAACAAACTCGCCCAGTAAATTTCTACTATATGATAGAAAAGAGTATGTATCGCGCAATAACTGATGAAATAGTGAACTTCTTTTCAACAATTTTAGATTTCAATAATTTAATAGGCGCTCCAGTAAATCGATATAGGCAAGAATATAAAGCTCTTGGTAAACTAAGGAGTTTGTTTTTTGAAAAAGTAGACGACACTCCCGATGTCGAGAGATATATTGAGTATTATAAATGGATAGATAGCTCATTATCAGAAATGTTAATGAATCTTTTCCCAGCTTCGGCGATTAAACAAGATGGCTTGAGGACAGTTATAGAAAGCCACATCCTGGAAAGGAATAAATATTGGAATAAATACCCCACAGTAGACATGAAGCAATCAGATCCTGAATCCGGAATCCGTGGCATTAATGAACTGCTGTATAATTGGAAATCCGGACACCGCCCCGTAAGCGGCGAAGAAAGAGAGTCTTGCTTTTGGTGGAAAGAGCGCGCTGAAAGAGATGAACCTCCTCTTGCCACCGGGGATGCTGGCGTCGATTCTGATAAAGAGCAAATTTTATCGACAACAATCTCTGCATTAAATAGAAAATTCTCAACTCCACTCAGACTAAAGGTTGATGAATCAAAAATAATAAGTACAGGTTTGAATATTAAAAACAATATTCGAGAAAATATTAAAAAATCTGTCAAATTTGGGGTTTCTGAAGGGATTGAGGTCCCGGCAGACAAGTTAGATTCCACAGTAAATTGTGTTGACGATTTAACACCAGTGTCTAAAATAAAAATTCCTTATGAAATTCAGAACAAAATAAGTGCCGACCCATATATGACCGCCGCCGGGGATTTATTGGCCCCATTTGTGTCTGTCGTCACAGAAAATTTCTTAAAAAATGGAATAACTATAAATTCGGGATACAATAAAAAAATAAATGATGAGTTTCAACCAGGATTCAGTATTGAAAATATGCATATTGACTCGTATGTAAACTCTGAAGTCCCTCTCCAGGGCCCCTTTACTGAAAAATGGGTGGGAGGAAATCAGCATCGCCATATTCCGCTGAATAAGGGAACAGATAATTCATCAAACAGGCCCGAGGCTTGGAATATGGAATTCCAATCAGTCCCAACGGCTCTAAAATTCATACACCAGCCAGTTAATAGCCCTCGCGCAATGCTTTACCGCGACATGGTTGCTAAAAGAATCCTTAATATTAAGAATATAAAGGATAATTCAGCCACTGGTGAGCTTGGAAATTATAGAAAAGATTATGAAATTGTACAAACCTGCGGAAGAACAGAAAATAATTCTGCATTTGTGAAGGCAGGCGGCTTTAGTGTGACAGAATCACCATCACCCTATATTGCGGGCATGAACGACTATGCAAAGCCACAAAGAGGAAGGACCGAGCACGTCTTTGTCAATAGATTTTCATCTCCCGGAGACCCATCTACTGCCGGCGACTCCGATGGCGGACCACAATTAGATCCCGAAGCGGCTGAATTTTCAGTTTATAACGCGATTAATTATAGAAATACGGAAGTAAGGGAAATACAGAGGCTCCTATTGTCATCCCATGTTAGCCAATTTGGGTTTTATTCAGATTCCTTTGGTATTGGCAACGGCCCGTCTTTCGTAAATTCATTAAACTACAACGGAACAGGCAGCGTTTATCAGGTTAATAGAAATACAATTAGACAAATGAAAGATTCGGGGTCGACAACGGTTACGGCATCGGTTTATAATAACTTTTATGTCCAGCACCCAATTCCAAGAACAGATTTACAATATGCTTGGATAACCGCCTCGGCCATTTCTTATAATACGTTTGGATATCTTCCTTATGACGGCGAAGGCGATTTGGTAACCTTCTCTTCCGCGAGTGATTTTGTTTCATATGCCCGCACTGGCTTTATACCTTCGCCATCATCTTTTGGATCTGACAAAAAAGAGCTTGGATCCTTTGGAGCTGGACCATTTGCATACACAATTACGGAATTTATTCCAACAGTCTATAATTGGTTAAACTATAATGTTTATGAGCCGCTGGAATATTTGAATTCTTTTACAGGATTCAGTCCGACAGATGTAGACATTTCAAGTTCCGTTAATGGTAAATTAATTGATGGAGGATTTATGGGAAAACTTCCTTTTGATGGAAAGCCTTCTCTTCTAAACGCCACCCTGCTTAAGAGAAACGGACCTTATCGGCACCCCTCCTGGAAACAAACCCGAGGTTATGAAAATCCATTAGTCAAAAAGTGGAATAGCTCGAATATTACTGCGTATAATTTGAGAGATGATAGTGCGAAATTCAGAGAAGATCCTCCAATTATATCGAAATATAGGCCAATGAATCATATTTTGAAGGTTGCAAGAAATGTTGTAGATTCTGGCGCGCCAATGATAACTTTTGACAACCTTAGAATTAACAGTTCTTATGGAAACGAGAAAACATTATTTGCAAATAGGCAAATATCTCTTGATATTGAAAAATCTAATGATAATTTCCTAACATCATATGACAGGGTGTTAAATTTATATACAAATAGTGCACTAGATGTTGTAGCAAACCCCGTTCAAGAAATAAAGTATTTTTCATATCAAGAACAAATATATCCCTCCACTATAAACATGTATAGTAAAAGAAACAGAGAGAGGATTGGATATAAAAATACATTTTGGAGAAATTCAAGAGAAGATAGGACTGATCTGGGCAAAGATAAATTTGGCGGAGAAAATTCGCAAGGATATGTTGTATCTCAGAGTGCGTGGGCACTTGACGCCGCAGAGCAATTTGGAACAGGATTGTCAACATACATAGCGGAAAGTGCGTCCATTGGGTCGTCCGGAGAACTTCAAAATGATTATACAATGGCTTATAGATTAATCGACGGAAATGTCGGTGACGACGAGGCCATTCTACCTTCTCCAATATACGCAAGAAAACATACGATGGGGAGCGTTTATTCAGCGGTTTCTCCAACTGGACCACAAGCACTCCGAAATGCCGTTCTTTCTCCAACTTTCCTAACTTCGTCTGAATTAACTGCCTCCGCGTGGCCAACTATTTCCACGTTCAATCAGTTGGGTCACATATCAATTTTCGGGGGAAATGCCAAATTTGAAGCTCATGAGATGGCGGGATATATTGAAGATGGTCAATTTATATCATCACCATCAACTCCGTTTTATGACAAATATGAATTATATGTTCATAATATGAGGCTAAAAAATAAAGATATGTCATTAATTCCCGAATTTAGGATAAGTGATCATATTCAAAAATATTTGAATGATTCAAATGGATTTTTAGCATCGAATACTGCTTCATTTTCGATTTTCGGAATAAATCAGGACAACACAGAGACAGTTTTTTATAAAACTACAGGCAGCCAGCCATTCCTCTATGATATACAAGTTTCTGAGGATACTCCTCAAAATAGTGGGCAAGATAATTTTTATAGAATTTATTCATTTTCTGATTTTATGGAGTACTTTGATATAGTTTCCGAAGAGCATGACAAAATTGAAGATCTACCAAAATCACTGACTCTTAGTTGCAAGGCCCTGATGAAATTCATAGCATATGATGGTTTTTATCCGGCCGAAAGAACGCTGGAAATAGCAAATGCATTTTCTGAAAGTTATGCGCCGTTCGTCGTGGGGTCAACATATTCTAAGGATATACCAGGCCTTGGACCCAGCTCGGCTATTGCTGGAGATATAGATACATTGAAGATGCGACCCTTTATGGCACCATTTTTCTCGCCGGGGATTATGTATAATACTATAAAATCTGGCATCGCTGTTGATTATCCGATCTACACATCGTCTTATGAGACAATTAGATATTTCAATTATTCTGGCTCTGGCGCACCCGCTGCGGTAGACTATAGCGATTATTATGCAGTTGGGAGGGACGCAGGAGAGGGTGGCATATTACATCACAGGTTCTCATTTGAGTCATTACTTGATCCGGTATCAAATATTAAAGATATTAGTATCTATGATATGGAACCACATCCATCTTGTTCAATTCCTGTTACTGCCAAACTTCAAAATCCAGAAGAGTCAGACCTCAACTTAAATAATTATAAGCTCATAGTTAATAACTTTTTTGGAGAAATTCCCAATTTTTTCTTAAAAAACGAATCATTAACTTCTCTTGTTTCAAAAAATCAAGAAGATGGCTTTACTGTTAAAAATGGAGAATATTATGGAATGCGTATAGCAATAAGGGGGAAAAAATCCACAAATTCCCTCGGCCTGCAATCCGCAGGAGACGTCCCTCAGCAATTTGGAAAAGCTCGAATAGGAGTACCCTCCGACGCCCTTAACGAGCCTGAATTAATGACTATGTATTCTAGACCATCGGCTTTCGGGCCACCAATGGCAGGAACGAGTTCCTTTTCCGGAACATTTGATGCATCCCCCGGCCTTATCGTCGATACTCTTTTAAATGATTCTGTGAATGGTTATTACACCCCATATACTCCCCCTTACTATATTGGCGAGGCATGGGCAGATGTTATGTTCCAGGCCTCCGCTGACGGGAATGTCACTTTAGACGAAATTTTTGCAAACGCATCGGTAAAATATTGGAGAGTATTTAATAACTTTATCAATGGCACCTTAAATGCTGGAGGGCAATGGCCAAGCGGAGAGGATAATAGTTATCCAATGCATCAAAAGAATATCAATCTCAATGCAATGCAGATTTCATCATCTGTTAATTTATTTCTTAAAGAATTTGTCCCCAGCAATGATTTAACAAAACTTACTCCTCGTTGGGTAATTCAGAGTAAATTCGAGACTCCAATTTTAAACTTTGGAGATCAAAAAACCTCTCCCCTCAATTTTGGAAATATCACAACTCCAACTACCGGTAGCGACCCGTGGTTGGGTTATTGCGGGAAAACAACGACTCCCATTGGAATGTGGCATCAATTTGGAACAATCCCGGAGGGAAATAATGGTATTTCTTTGGAAGTCAGGGAGATATCACAACAATGGAGGGAATATGCGGCAGATCCTGGCGCGATCATCGGTGGAACCCCCCTCTCTCCAGAAGATAGGGCATTTTATAATGACGGGAATTTTAAATCCCTCGCAGAAGTTGTTGGATTTAGTGAATCAACAGCTGGCGCCCCAACGACCAAGGTATCAAGAATGGGAAAACTCTCAGACTCTAAAAAAGTATATGAGGCCGTTGTCGCGGTACCATTTGTTGAAAACGAGGCAATTAAAAAATTGGGAAAAGCTGAAAATTTAAATAGAGATAAAAAGCTGTTTTTCGAACTTCCTGTGATAGCGTCTTTCGCAGAAGACACAGAAATAAACAAGAGGAATCCGAAAGTTCTATTCCCACCAGGTACAAGTCAAGATATTCTCGACATGGCAGAGAAAGTTTGGAAAAGGTATGTTTTTCCGCCACAATTTGATTTTATAAGAAACTTAAAAACGAAGCCAGTTGCTATGTATATATTTGATTTTGAACACACGTTTGATAAAAATGATCTATCTTATATATGGCAAAATATTGCTCCGAAATTTGGAACCCAGTTTAAGGAGTCCGTAGCAACAATATCTCACCCACTGATGACTGGGGAAATGATAAAAACTATGAAAAACAAAGTAAAATGGATGGTATTCAAAGTAAAACAAAGGGCAGAAACTAATTATTACAATAAGATTGTTGGATCTTCCAAGGCGGAAGATAGGCTATTTGGTTATAATTGGCCTTATGATAACTTTTCAATGGTGGAGTTTGCTAAAATGGATGCACAAATTTCTTATGGTTCTCCACTCACTCTTGATACATCGTTAGCACCAGTATCACAAACTGGGCTGCCTTCGACCAATGATATATCACTAACAAACACCTCCACAACAGCCGAAGCAAAAAAGAGAAAATCAGACGTATTAACTCAGGGCGCTGTCGCCAAACAATTATCTGAACAGGAGAAGAAATAATGCTCTTTTTAAATAAAAAAGAAGAAGTTTTAGATTTAAAATTAACTCCATATGGAAAATACCTTCTCTCAAGAGGAAAAATGCGACCAGTTTATTATGCATTTTTTGATGATAATATTGTGTATGATTCTGAATTCGGAGGATTCTCGGAAAATCAGAACGATACACAGGGCAGAATAAGGGAGCTTACGCCACAATTACAGACACAATATAAATTTACCGGAAAATTTGAAAAAAGCATAGAAGTAGATTTTGGAACTGGGGATAAACTTACTCCGACTATACCATCCGAACGAACAAGCCTATCCAGTGATCTAGGAAATTCAAAGCCATCAAGCGATAAATTGCCTGCAATAAATATTAGATTTCTCAAGGGAGAGGCAGATTCATACAATTTGGACTATGAAACAAAATTTGGTAAAAAGAAGATTCCACAAATCAACATGACAATGGAATATTTAATTGATGTCGGTAAATACGATTTTGAATTTGAGGGCGGAGAAGCAATGGATGAGCACTCCCTGGAGGGAGCCGCACTATTTTATGAAGATCAGCTGACAAGTCCGAGCATCATCTCCAACGCCGCAGACGACGGCACCTTTTTGAAAATAATAAATAATTATATTTTAGCAGACATAGTGGAAGAAAATACAGATTTCAAAATGGAGAACTTTGATATAGAGGTGTTTGAGATCACCACGGATGAGACTGGTGAAGAACAGTTGATATCTTTAAGTTTCGCAAAAGATATCAGAAAAAAGATCGTCAACAATATATTGTTAGACGAGGCCGATGAAGACGAGGATTTAGAAATCCAATTAACTACTGATAATGTAGAATATTATTTTGATATTTTTTATGATCATGATGTTGACAGAGAGTTGATAAGTAATTCTGTTAGCATTTTGCGATCACAAGGGTTTTATACGGATGAGAATTTTGTATCTGAAGATAATCCTTTTATAAAATTGGCCGTTGCCGACATTTATGGCACAAATGTTTCTTCAGAAGATTTATGTGAATAGGAATTATTTTAGATGACAACAAAAGATAAAAAATCTATAGGAGCAGCCCCCACACCCAGGACAACAGAAAGAAAAAGTCCTTTTGGTTCCGGTGTAATCTCCCGCAGAGTCAGAGTCGCGGATGGACGTAGGGTTAGCCGCACTCGATCAGCACTGTTGTCCTTGGAAAGTAAGAATATTTCCATTAAAAATATAAATTTATCCTCAACTGAAGATAATGATGAATACTCTGTAGAATTAAATTATCAATTAAAAACCGGTGCAGATGGTTTTGGGTTGCCCTCTCTTGATTTATCGAAAAATTTAAATATGTATATGAGGGTATATATAGTAACAAGCGAGAGTAGAGATAGAACTTTGTCAGTAAAATCTAATTTAAGATCCCAAGATATTGATGATAAAAAAGACGGCATAATAACGTTTACTCCTCAAAAATTAACATTTCAAACCTTTCTCGAAGATGGAAGCGTTAATCCAAAAATAAAGGTAGATTATGCGAGAACATCTAATAATCCAATTGCATATCATTATCCATTCTCGATGAAGAGTTCCCCTAAGAAAACAAATACTTTAGTTATATATGTTTTTATGCAAACCGGAACATCCCAAAAAGATGCTGCATTCAGTAGAATTCCAGTCATAGAGAATGGTAATCTCGTTATTTCTTCAAAGATTGAAGATATGAGAACAGATTATTATGATAATTTATTTGATTTCGATATATTTTCCCTAAACACACAGAGAAAAAATTCTAATATTTCTGATTTGTTTGCTTCGTATGGAAAAGATCAAGATGTAAAAGGTGTCTTTTTCTTTGATAAGGGGCAATTTTTAATAGATAATAGCAGATATGGTCAAATCTTGGAAAGACAAGACGGAATTTCTTCAGAAATATTATCGATGTTAAATAATTCAAAAATAGCTAGCCTAATATTGAAGAGGAGAGAGATTAAAGATATATTAAATTTTGATCCAATTGGAACAAAAGAGAAAATTTCCGTAAATAAAGATCAAATAAATAAAATTGTTATTGAAACTTCCGATAATTTATTGGCGGATTCTCCATCTTTAATAAGGGCCGCCAAGTCGAGCAAAATCGATGACACAATATTGGCAGAAATATCAGAAATAAATCTCCCAATTCAGATTGATTCTGCATCTGCGGAAAACATGTATCTAAAAGTATACGGTTTCAGCGATTATGATACATTATTGGGGGGCAAATATAGCTATTCTGTATCACTAAGGGTACAAGATGGAATATTGCTGTGGCTAATAGAGTCTTTGAAAAAATTGGAAAATGCACAAAATTTACTGCAAACATTCAACATTTCTCGCCCAACAGAAATGGGCAGCGCACTAGCTGCCGTCAACAATATCCTTAATATTTTGTTTACTTTAAATTCTAATATTAAGGATATTGAGACCCAAAGAAAATATCTTCAAAATTTACTGAAATATGAGAAAACCACATCTGAATTAATGAGACACAACCTGTCATTAATATCTAAATTATCTGAAATGATAGGGAATGCGGGAGTAATCTCTCAAGTAAACTCACAATTTTCAAAATCATATTCAAAAAATAATTCAGATTTATTTTTCCTACAATTCGAAAAGGATTTTAAGACATACGCAGACTTTTTAGATGCGACAAATCTAAATTATGATTATCTCAACATAAACAAAAACAGTAATATTGGTATTTCTAAATTTACAGATGTAGATTTTCTGTCTAGATGCGAATTTGATTTTAGAAGACTAATAAAAGACTATCAATTTGATTCAGGAGAGATAGATTTCAGTCAATTAAATTCTGATATATCTCTTGGTCTGACCGGTCCGACTGATCCCTTTAAAGAATATCGCGGACTTTTTGATTTTGAGGAAAATTATTGTTCATTCTTGGCACCGAAAAAAATAAATAATACAATATTAACAGAAACGAACTCATTTGATAACGGAGTTTTTAATGATCAAAATTATAAAAACAAATATGACACGAGCCTCCCATCAAATCTGTCAATATCTTATTTTTTGCAATCAATTGGTGTATCGATAGGTGAATCATGGTGGACGGGAAATACTGATCCATTAGATTTGGAAAATGATTCTTATATAAATTCCACAGAGCAGGGATTCACTGATGATTTTAATTCAAGCGCTCCAGAGGCAATTCCAGACTCATATGACACTGTTGTTGGAGGCTATGAGGGACAAATTGATGAAACAAATAAGTATACTTCCTTTATCAATTCTATTTTGAGAGAAGAAGAAGGGTGGGATTTATCTGTAAATAATTTTGACATTACAAACCAGCCAATGAGCCTACTAACAAGGGAAGAGATTGATAATCCGCCAAAGCGAACAAAGCCAGGAAGATCAATAAGTTCTCTAGACTCAACAGTTGATCCGGCCATAAGGTTGCGGCAAGAAATAGAAAATTTACCAAATCACATAAAGGCTATTTTTGCTTCAAAATCTGACAAAACTGTAAACCAATGGTTAAATATGGTTAATGATTTTTTTGCAAGTCCGGATAATTATTATATGATAAAGGAAAATTATATGAATTTGGTAAAAATAGAAGTATTATCTGAATTTGAAAAAGATTCTACTGGTGCTCCAAATGTTAAGTCTCCAAAATTTACCAAATTAACTCGCTCAAGGGTGAGAAATTTAGAATCTGGGAGATTTATACTCTGCAGGGCAACCCTATATTCGGATCAGAAATATAAAATAGGAAGCTCTTTCGGAAAAAGAAAATATTCAGATAAATATTTCTTGATCGAGGGCACTTTCACGATAGGTATCACGGGTGCACCAATTTTTAACGCCAGCGCTACAACGGAATCGCCATTCGGTCCGGAAGCCCCGTTCGAACCAGTTGACGTTCCGGAAGCCGTACAAGCTGGAATATTCCCGGCCAGCAATATTAATTTGGGGAATTAACAGATGACAGTAAGAGAAGACGCAAAGATTAATAACAAAGATTTTGTTTTAGCGGAGAATTATGATTCTTCTACGGATCTAGTTAGACAAAATATAGATAGCTATTGGACTGATAAATTCAGTAATGGTAAAAAAATCATTCTAAATCCTGATGCGCCATTCAAATTTTATCAAGCAGATGGAAAGAGCGGCAATAAAGCAAATATGGAAATAGAGGAAATTGGTTCGGATGAATTTGAGCCGTTTTTCCTTCTGATTCCAGGAACAGACATCGTAGAAGTAATTGAGATCCCAATATATTCAGAGAAAGTCACATTAACTCCGAATTTGGATTTACCAATCATAAATGTTTCTGATTTGCGACAATCACCCCAATCTGTATTCGAAGATTTTGCTGAACAATTGAGAGAATCTTATAGTGGTGAGGGTTCTGACGCTATTCTTGGGCCATATTCTGATCATTATTTAGAAATCGACGCGCCAATCATGTATTCTTCGAATATTAATAATAGATCCCTAATAGTGGGGGAGGTGGAATATACTTTCAATTATGGAAATGAAAATTATGAATCGTCCATATCTTCTGCTACCGTTTTGGAAAAAAGATTATTAAATTTTTATAAATATTTTGGAGATAAAGAAACAAGAACTCAATATAGCACATTTTATGATAAGGACACAAAAACAACAAAAAAATTAGAAGTCATTGTGACGCCTGATCCGCTTGACCCATCAAGAGAAAATGCTCTGGCATCACTGAAAAGCAGCGCCACGGGACTTTTTATTGAAAATGTAGCAGATTATTTTATAACAAAAGAAAATTTTAAAGATAGTTCTGCGTTGCTGGAAAATGTTGATATATTTCCATTTTTTGCAAAAATCTCTTTTGGAAATCCGCCAGGAAATGCAGAAGAGGATGATTTCAGAAGTGCTATATATGACGGTCTTTTGGCAACGGCATTCTGCGACATCATGAATCAAGAAATATCCACATTGGAGGACTCCCTAAAGCTAGATCCAGAAAGTCCCGTTGTCTCAACTCCGTTTATAAGCACCTTTCTCTCATCTAGCTATCTGGATGAAAAACAGGAAGATTATGAAGAGATATATCAGATACAAGAAAATAATCTAAAAGTATTTGATGCGTTGAAAATATTGCGAAAAATGTATGAGGCGCCTATTTCTACCGATCCAACTGAAGAATCTTCAATATATAAGAATTTTTCTGAAGAAGCTAGCTTTACCAAAAATAACTTAATAGGTCCTCTATCCGACAAAACAATCGAGACATCATATTTAGAAAATTTAGACAAATTAAAAGAAGAATATCAAAAATTATTGGATGAAAATTCCAGAAGTTATAAGGACGTTGTATTGGGGGTGAAGCCGTATACATCAAAGGCTTTATTTTATAGAATTGCAAAATTTGAAATAGGATCAATAACGCCAATTCAGAATTTTTGGATTCCCGCCGAAAATACATATTTGGGATTAAATTATATTGATTCTCAAGTAAAGTATGGAAAGAAATATAGATATAAAATTTTTGCCTATAAAATGGAAGTCGGGTCGGAATATGCATATCAAGAACAAATCTCCATTTTGGAAGCCTCTTATGGCGCCAGTTCTTTCGGTGACGAATTTTCTATTGTTGGCGGTACTTCTGGATTTTTAGAAGAAAGTTTTGACGAAATGCAAAAATTAAAATTCATAGCAGAAATTAGAGACACGATTTCTGATCTAGGAATCCCCAATGCAGACGCCATAGCTGATGCCTTTATTGCCCAAAGTTTGGTAGAAATAGGGTCCACAAGTAAGGAGGGATTTTTCGGCTTAAGAACATCTTATCAAAAAAATATCCAACCTTATACCGATTTTATCAGGAGCATTCTGAATACCGGCACCGGAGTCGACCGCTTTGGAAACGAAATTTTAAAAGAAGAAATAGATCCGGTGGTCTTGGGGAGATTTGAGGATATAGTAGGTCTAGAGACGAACATATACGGCTCAAAGGGTTTTGGTAGTTCAACGGTTCCCGGAACTTTCAAAGATATAGATCGTGCAGGAGGACTGCTGGATTTTGTACAATGGAATACTCGTGTGTCCAAATTCTTATCAGAATTTAGAGATATTGTCCTTTCCCGCGAGGATTTTAGTGATTTTGACGAAGGAACTGCTGCCGCAATCTCTGGCGCCCTCGGCGGCGCATCGCTTATTGTTGGCGGGGGTATTGGTACCGTTCTGGCTGGCGTCGGATTATTGGGCGCCCTTTTGATCGATTTGGTCAGCAACGCGATAAAGAGAGGCAATATTCAAAAAGATGCAAAAAATAAAAATTTTGATAGATTAACTTCTTTTAGAAAATTTGATAATACGATAGCGTACTCTATGAATCTCTTTGATACAGACGACAAAGATAAAGAAAAAAAATTAAGTTTCGCGGAAATACAAAGTGGCCTAGATGAATTTTCCAAGAGAATAAGAATACTTGAAGGCCATGTTAAAGATTTTGTAAAATCTCAAGAAGAATATTTTGATTTAGTTAATTTAAGCTTTACTGTCGAAAAGGCATTTGATAAGCTCGTTTACAGTGTTTTTACGAAGCCATCTCTTAAATTGATTGAAATTCCATATTATGAGAGCGTTGGAACTATCTTGGATAATCCGCCACTCTTTCCAAATATTAATTTTGTCACATATCGTGGAATCGATGATAAAATTTCTTTCTTTATGAATTCTGGCCAAGGAAGTCTGGAGCAAGCACCAATTATTTTTAGCGAAGAAGAGGAAAATTTTTACAAAACTTTTAGGGAAGCAAGAAAATTAACTGATTTCCAAGAAATTTTATTTATATCCGATGAATTTGAGAATCTTGCATCGGCTTTCGAAATAAGACGCCTCGCATCTCCACCGGAGAGCTATGAAGATTTTAAAAATTCTTCACCACAAATAATTACAAAAACTCTTGAAATCGGGGAAAAGTCCCCTTCTGCATCTTTTTTGGATAATATAACGCCAAATAAGAAATATTACTACATGTTTAGAGTTTTTGACAGACGAGGGATTGCTTCCAACCCAACGCCCGTCTATGAGATAGAGTTAGTAGAAAATAGCGGAGCAATTTATCCCCTGATAAGAAGCTATGACTTTCCAGAGGGCGAACAGAAAATAAATAAAAGTTTCAAGAGACTATTTAATATTGTGCCGAGAATTTCTCAGATCTTACCAAGAGAAAGCAGCCCGGAAACATATGCCGATTTATCTCGCGGAGAAACATCTATTTTGGGAACAGAAGAAGAGGCATTATTCGGAAAAACATTTAAGATAAGATTGAGTTCGAAAAAGACCGGAAAAGTTGTTGATTTGAATGTTAATTTTAAATCAACTGTTCACACAACACTTCCGGAGGTTGAAAAATAAAATGTTTTTGAATAATAAGTAAAAAAGAAACTATTTATTTTGTAAAAAAGTATTACGAGGATATATTAATATGGCTTTTTTAGATAACAGCGGCGACATTATTTTGGATGCCGTATTGACAGACGCGGGAAGAGAGAGATTAGCAAGGGGTGATGGTAGTTTTAAAATTACCAAATTTGCTTTCGGAGATGATGAGATCAATTATGAATTGTATAATAGCAATGATTCTAGGGGATCCGCATTTTATGATTTGCAAATCCTGCAAACTCCAGTATTGGAAGGATTCACAAACAACACTTCTTCAATGAAGTCAAAATTGATCACAATTACCAGAACAAACGTTCTTTATTTGCCAATCATTAAATTTAATAATAATGGCACTGGATATCAATTGAATCAGGTTGCAACTTTAGCATCTGGACTAATTGCGGTCGCAGTTGACAAAGATACTCGCGTTGCTCTTGGCTCTGGCGCCGATTCTGCGGGCATTGGTACAGCATACGATGCGTTTGATCCAAAAAATGCCGAAAACCCACTTATTCTCAATCAAGGTCTCGATACGACGGCAATTAGCAAGGACGCTGCAATTCCACCGGACCTAAATGAAACTCAATATACGATAGAGATGGATAATCGCCTGATAACATTGACTGATTCATCGGGACTTGACGCGACTCCATCATTCATTGATGATGACTCAATAGCATCTTATTCGGTGTCGGAGACAACATTTGTCACCGATAGTACGGGAGACACCGGAGATTCTAACGCAATTGCTGGCCCAAGGGGGAGCACCCTGACGATCGGCCTAAGGTCCACAATTGACCTTCAATCGAGTACTTATTTATTTACAACTCTGGGCGGCACTGTCTCAACATATTATTTTGTAGACACAAATATACGAATCAGCGGTCAAACAACTGGATACAGAGTTGATTTACCAATTAGACTTTTAAAGAAACAATAGGATAGGATTAGAGTATGGCAACAACATATAAAACTTTAGTATTAGACAAAGATATAGCAAATACGAGAACATTGCTCCACGAGGCTATACCAATTACTGGATCGATTGTTTCAGGAACTTACGATGACGAAAATATAAAAAATTATGCACACGGAATGTTTCAGAGTGTATATGATTATCCATATTTGAGTTCGTCGGCTAATCATATTTTTGATTTGAGTGTCGGATATACTTCCGATTCTCCACTTTCCGGCTCTGCCTCTTCTCAAAACGCAAAAAAGATTAATATTTATAATCAGATGGCCATGGTATTGGCTGGTTTTGATGAAAATAACAATATTCGCCAATTCGATAAGGACGGTGACTATAGTAGTGCTGGCGATAGCATGAAGGAATGTGTTTTCATCAACTTCTCTCGCCTCTTATCAAAAGATGAAATTAAAAAACAATCGTTCATCTTGTCGTTTGCGACCGGTGGTACGCCCTCTTCTCCAGATTTTGGATCTCTTTTGACAATCTCGGATTACGGAGCAAACGACGATTACAGAACAAATTCGCCAGCCGGAGAATACGGAATTTTGTATACATCTTCAATCGCGGCAGAGGATACTGGGGTTGGCTTGCTATATTATCAAGCAGGAATCGCGGTATTGACAGCATCAATTTTTGACGGGGAATTTGGAGCACCTGCTGCAACCTATGATACGGCCTCGATTGACGCAGTTTTGACAGGATCAGAAATTTCCTCTTCCTGTGACGGGATAAGAAATAGATGGAATGATTTGGATTTCAATAATACGACTGAATTAAATTCAACAATTTATTTTTGCAGAGCAGGAACTAATGAATTTAACTATAGTTCAAATCCGACCTATCTTTCTGGCAGTAAAATCAGATTAAAAAATATCTCAACAGACACTCCAGCATCTTATATTACCACAATTGGACTATATTCCGACGACAATGAATTGTTGGCTGTTGCAAAAGTTTCGGAACCTCTCAAGAAGGATCCAACAAACGAACTTACGATTAGGGTTAGATTAGATTATTAGTGACTCCTCGCGAAAGAAGTTGAAATAACTACTATTTATTAATGATATGACATTTAAGAAGTTCGAGGAAAAAGATATACTCTATAATGTTTTGGAAACAAACCCAGAGCAGTCCTTCAAGGTATACGACGCAAAAATATATCACAACAATAAGGCAGTAATTTCTGGATCGTTTGCAGATCCAACACTTTTGGTACCGCAGGGATTCGTTTCTCTATATGAATTAAATGTAGATAGAAATGAAGCTGCTACCGGATTAATCTACCCCTTTGTTACGAAAGATGGGAGCCTAATAGGCACAAAAACGATATCCACAACAACATTCAATACGGATTTTTCTTATGGCGATACGATTACTGGGAGCTATCCACTATCTTCCAGCATAAAGAGAGATTTTTATCAACTCGGTCAAGCACGTCCAGAAATAAATGCGCTAAAAAATGTACTAAACTCTTATACCATCCTGTCTAGACAATACGAATATAATTCTTCCTTTGGGGATAAGGAAACGCAGCCTCTGGGGTTGATTTCTATTCCTTCAATTCTATATGGAGATTCAATTAAGAAGGGAAGCTTGGAATTGGATTTCTATATTTCTGGCACATTAATTGGTAGCCTAAAAGACGAGAGAAGAAATGGAGAAATGGTTCAAACTGGCCCTCCTGGTAGTAATGGCTCTGGATCCGTCGCAGGAGTTGCTTTATATAATGAAGGATTTATTTTATTAACCGGATCATGGACTTTAGAAACGGGAATTGCTAGAAATTATTTAAATGATATTTCAAATTTACAAACTTCCTCGTGGCTCTTTTACGGATGTGGTGCCAATGATGATTTGCCGTCTGGAATTATCCCTTCGTCAAGTTATTCTTTGAATATGAATGGTGTAAATAAAATACCCACCCTAACGATGTTCGCACATGCAAACAAGGCCGAAATGAATCACTCCAACAATCCAACTTACATAGAACACGGCCAATCAACGGCTCCTTCGACGGGAACATTTTCGTATATAGAGGGCAAAAACATAAAAATAAAAAACACAGTAAGCTCTTCATACGTTGATCCTACTGGTTCTTTTGAAAAAATAACATATATTTCTAAAATCGGAATTTATGATGAAGAAAAAAATCTAATTGGCGTTGCAACGGTGGCATCTCCCGTTAAAAAAACTCAAGATAGGGACATTACTTTTAAATTAAAGTTGGATATTTAGTGATATTAGGATTAGACATAAGCACAAGCATAGTCGGAGTATGCGTCATGAACGATAACAAAATCGTTCATACGGAGTACATTGACTTGCGAAAAGTTGGAAACTTCTTTGAAAAGGCCCGAAAAGTTGAAGATTCCCTGAAAGAAATAAAGAAGAATCACAATATCGAGCACATCTTTATTGAGCAAGCTCTCATGTTCTTCCGCAGAGGAGGCTCAACGGCAAAAACAATGTCCGTTCTCCAGAGATTCAATGGAATTGTATCCTGGCAGTCCTATCAACTCTTCGATATGGAGCCAAACTATATAACTCCCATCTCGGCAAGATCAAAATGTGGAATAAAGGTAGCCAAGGGCAAAAAAGCCAAAGAAGTTGTCATGGAACATTTTATTGAAAGCGAAGAGTTCGAAATAATTTATACAAGACACGGCAACGTTCAGAAATACTGCTACGATATTGCTGACGCTGTGGTAGTTGCTCGTGCAGGGCACTATTTATTACAGGAAAGGAGTTAGTTAAGATGAAAATATCTAAAAAAGATTTGATTAATATCATTAATGAAGAAATGGGGAGAATCGGCGCCACTGGTGTAACAAAGAGTGCACTTGCATCATCAGAAAGGGAGCGATCAAAATCTATTCGTTCCGGAGAAACTCTGGGCGGCGACGTCTCGAATAGGGAGAGAGCAATTATTCAGGATGTTGAGGAACTCCTAATAAAAATTGCAGAATCGGATGATCTAAATAAATATAGACAACATCTTCAAGCCCTATTATTCCGTATAAGGGACAGGTCTCAATCGCAATCACCAAATTAAAATAATCCTTGACACGCAGTGGTATTCATGTTATATTATTAATATGGACGAAAAGCTTTCGATTATAATTGGCTTCCTTGGGAAATCTTATAAATCAAACAACGAGCATTTGTTTAAATGCCCGTTTTGTAAGCATCACAAGAGGAAATTCTCTGTCAATATCCAGCGCGGTGTTTACAAGTGCTGGGTTTGCGACGAAAAAGGAAGGAATCTTTATCGATTGGTTCGCAAGTTCGGATCACACAGGGATCAAGAGGCTTGGAAGGCATTTTCTGGTGAGAAAACAGACTTAAATGAATTTGAAAGTCTTTTTGAAGAGATCGAAGAGGATAAAATTGAGCAGATTATAGAAATGCCACCAAATTTTCATACTTTGACTGGAAATTGCAAATTTAGGGTACCATTGGGGTACCTTGAAAAACGAGGCATTACAAGAAAGGACATCCTAAAATGGAAAATTGGCTTTTGTTCCGATGGCCCATTCAAGGGAAGGATCATAATCCCATCATTTAATGAAAATGGAGACTTAAATTATTTCATAGCAAGAACATTTACAGACGATTATAGAAGATATAAAAATCCTCCAGTCAGTCGCGACATAGTATTCAATGAATTGTATGTTGATTTTGATAAAGAGGTCACAATTGTTGAAGGAGCGTTTGATGCTGTCAAAGCAGATAACGCAGTTCCTATTTTGGGCTCAACAATTAGAGAAACATCTAGACTATTCAAAAAGATAGTCAAGAACAATACGCCGGTTTTGTTGGCATTAGACCCAGATGCAAAATACAAAGCTGAAAACATCAAAAGATTGCTTTTTAAGTACGGAATCGAAGTCCGCGAACTGCAGTATGATGATGAGAGGGACGTAGGCGATATGTCCAAAGAAGAAGTAGAAAAATTAAGTCAAGATGCGCCAGTTATTAGAGAAGAGGATTCTTTAGTATCTGCAATTTTTGACTTATAGGAGAAAAGTTTGAAGTTTGCCCACATAGCAGATACCCACATTAAAAATTTAAAATATCATTACGAGTATAGGATTGTTTTTGACAAGCTGTACGACATTTTGAGAAAGGAGAGGCCAGATTATATTGTCCATTGTGGCGACATTGCTCACACCAAGACACAAATCAGCCCAGAGTTCGTGGAAATGTGCTCTGAATTTTTAAGCTCACTTGCTGATATTGCGCCAACTTACGTTATTTTGGGAAATCACGACGGAAACCTGCGCAATAGCAGCCGTCAGGACGCCCTGACACCCATCGTGGAGGCTTTGGCACACAAAAACCTACACTTACTTAAGAAATCCGGCGAAATCCCCCTACGGGGAAATGTAACGCTAAATGTTTTGTCTGTTTTCGACGAAGGTGGGTGGGCTGAGCCATCAAATCCGAACAGAATTAATATTGCACTTTATCACGGATCTGTCTCGGGCGTCGTCACGGATACTGGGTGGGTAATGACTCACGGCGAGCATCCAATTGAGATTTTCGAAGGTCATGATTATGGCTTTTTGGGAGATATTCATAAAACAAATCAATCATTGGACAAAGAGGGGAGGATTAGGTACTGTGGGTCAACAATTCAACAGAATCATGGAGAAACAAACGATAAGGGAATCTTACTATGGGACATTCAAGATAAAGAAGACTTTATTTGTCGCCATATTGAGCTTAAAAATCCGAGGCCTTTTGTAACAATTGAATTGACCCCGAAGGGGAAGATGCCCCGAAATGCATCCAAAAAAATTCCCTCCACCGCTCGCCTACGACTTGTTTCAAACAATAATTTGCCGCTAGATGTTATGAGAAAAGCAGTCGAGGTGGCAAAGCGAAGATTTAAGCCAGAGAGTATTACATTCTTAAATCGTGCAACTGGTCAGCGGGGAGATGTTCAGAATATTACGGATGGTCTCGAAACAGAGGATCTTCGAAATATCCAAATTCAGGAGGAATTAATCAAAGAATATTTAAAGGATTTTGAAGTTGATGAAGAATTAATGAAAAGAGTTTTGGATTTAAATCTGAAATATAATAAAATTGCAGAAGAGAAGGAGGAGGTTTCCAGAAATATTAATTGGAGGTTGCGATCAGTTGAATGGAATAATCTCTTTAACTACGGAGAGGGAAACAGTATAAATTTTGATAATATTGAGGGGATCGTTGGTATTTTCGGAAAGAATTTTTCCGGCAAATCTAGTATCATTGATTCAATTTTGTACACCATTTTTAATTCGACATCCAAAAATGATCGAAAAAACCTAAATATTATTAACCAGAATAGGGAATATGGTAGTGGAAAAATTAAAATTTCCATTGGTGATACAGATTATTACATTGATAGAAATTCAGAAAAATATACCAGGAAACTCAAGGGGCAGACAACACAAGAAGCGAAAACAAATGTTGATTTCACCATGTATGACCCGAACTTTGGAGATACAGAGAGTCTAAATGGCCTTACAAGAAACCAGACAGATAAGAATATTCGCAAGGTTTTTGGAACTCTAGATGACTTTCTATATTCGTCGATGGCCTCACAGCTTGATTCTCTGACTTTTATAAAGGAAGGGTCAACAAAGAGGAAAGAAATTCTTGCAAAGTTCCTTGATCTTGAATTTTTTGAACATAAGTTTCGCTTGGCAAAGGAAGATGCCTCGGATACGAGAGGAGCACTGAAAAAATCCGAAGGAAGAGATTTTAACAGTGAGATTTTAGCAGCCGAAGACGATCTTGAGGAAGCAAACAATAAGTTAGAAAAGAAAAAGTCAGCATGCGAGAACTTTAAGATCGGCCTAGAAGATTGTAGTGGTCAAATTGGAGAAATCAACGAGAAAATCAAGTCAATCCCGGCCGAAATCATTGATGTTATGAAGGTTCAACAAGATTTGTCCGATAAAAAGAATCAATTGATCTCTGTTTCAGATCAAAATGAAGAATTTTATCTTAGTAGAGATCAAGACAGGGATACATATCGCAGGGTAATTGAATTTTTGGAGGAATTTGATGTAAAATCCTTATTTGATAAGCAAGATCGAGCAAATGACCTTTTAGATCAAATTGCTTCATTAGAGAACTCATTATCGACCGAGGAAGAGGAACTAAAGAGGAATAAAAACAAAGAAACACTTCTAAGTGGTATTCCTTGTGGAACTTCTTTTCCAAAATGTAAGTTTATTAAGGACGCCTATGTTGCAAAGGCAACAATTCCACTCAACGAGAAAGAGGTGGAAAACCTAACAGACCAAATCGATGATTTGAGTGACGATATTCAAGAAATTAATCCAGACGGCGTCGAAGAAGAGATTAAGGCATACAATGGCCTTCTTGATAGGAGAAACGAGCTATCTAATAAAATAACAAACTATGATTTGAAAATAGAGAAAAATTCAACCTTGATGAAGTCTTTGATGAAAGATATCGAAGGCCTTGAGGAAAAAGTATCAGAATATGAATTGAATAAAGATGTAATCGAGAACCTTGAGAACCTTGCAAAGAGTTTGAAAACACTGAAAATAAAATCTCAAAACTTTCAGAATAGTATGGAGAGTTGTAATGCCTCAATTCTTGCTTTGTACAAAACGGTTGGGTCTCTGGAGGAGAAAGTAAACAATCTTGTCGCCAAAAAAGAGGAATTTTTAGATTTACAGGAAGAATTTTCTGCATATGATCTCTATATGCGAGCTATGCACCCGAACGGCATCGCGTATGACGTAATTAAGAGAAAGCTTCCCGTTATTAACGAAGAGATTGCAAAAATTCTAGCAAATATTGTCGATTTTGAGGTCTTTTTTGAAGATGATGGCAAAAGATTGGACATCTTCATCAAACATCCTCGCCATGAGCCGCGCCCGCTTGAGATGGGTTCTGGAGCAGAGAAGACAATTGCAGCAATGGCCATTCGTCTTGCCCTTTTGAGTGTATCTTCTCTTCCAAAGTCAGATATTTTTATTCTTGATGAGCCAGGAACAGCATTGGATGAGGAAAATATGCAGGGATTCATTGATATTCTTGATTTGATAAGATCCTATTTTAAGACCGTCCTGCTTATTTCCCACCTTGATAGCCTAAAAGATTGTGTTGATGTACAAATCACGATTGACAAGAAAAATGGATATGCCTTTATTCAACAATAGAACTATTTATAGTTATTGAGAAGGAATTTATGACAATGACTGAAATGGCAAAAGGTGCAGTAGATAAAGTTTTAGAAAAAGTGGTTTCAAGAAAACTACTCGTTTGGGTCACGGCCACCGCGCTGATGTTTACCTCCAATATCGAAAGTGGAGATTGGCTTATTCTGAGCGCGCTATATATCGGGGGTCAATCCGTAATTGACGCAATCGTTAAATTGAAGGGAGCATGAGAAATGAAAATTACAAAAAAGCAACTTAGGGAAATTATTAAAGAGGAGAAGTCAACAATTCTGGCGGAAGATGAAGATGTCATCGCACAAATCCAACAATATATTGCGGACAATCCAATCCCCCGCACGCCCGAGGGAATGTCACTACCGACCTTTGTACACCAGCTCGAAGCCGGAGTTTTTGGGTTGGTGCCGATGGAATTCGAGGCATTGAGAGGGGCATATGATAAGCTCCGGCGCATACTGGATCCGGACGATAATAGCCACCTTTATGAAAAAAAGAAATCAGCTAGAATTGAAGTAGATATCTCTAAAAAATACCTCAAAAAGATCATCAAAGAGGAATTGTCCAGACTTTTCAAAGAAGAAGATGAGTCGCAAGGACAAGGAGGTCAAGGTGGATACCCACGACCACAAAGTCAGGGCAGTCAAGATACCGAAGAAGAAAAGCGCGCCCGAAAAGAGGACGAACTCGATATGTGGGACACCTACCCCGATGTTGTGGACATGTGGGCTGCCACTATTGGTTCTGCCATTGATCTTGGGGGATATGATAAGCTGATGCCATTTCTGGAGATGCTCACTGGCGGCTTCGAAAACGAAATCACAAATCATTATGCGAGCCTTTCTATGAAGCCATGGCGAGACATCAGGTCCATTGTCGCCAAATACGGCCATCAACTCGGTAAAACCAGGGGTGAAATCATAAGAACTATTCCCCCTAAGGGCACAATTGAAAGCTTTCAGAGTCGAAAAAAGAAGCTGTCCGAAATGGGATACAACGACGAACTTTCATACGCAGCTTTCTTGGAAGCTATCGATGAAGTGGTGGACTTTGGGTAATAAAAGGAATTAAAATTGATTAACATCAACATTGGCGACATTTTTAAGTCAGCAGGTTCATTTCTGATTAAAAACTGGCAAGGTGTTGGCTTAGTTGTTATGCTTGTCTTATTTTTTGTTACAAAAAATGATTATGCCTCCTTGAGAAAGTCTATGGAGGTCATGAGCACGAGCTATGAAGAGCAAATTGCCGCACTTGAGGAACTTCACAAGAAAGAGTTGGCAGCAAGAGAAGCCGCAATCATAGAATATGAAAGAGAGCTAAAAGAAATAACCGACAAATACGAAGAGGCGGTAGAAGATTTAAAGAAGGCTAAAGAAGAGGACATAAAAGAGTTCATCCGAGACTTCGAGGAACAGCCAGAAGAATTGGCAAGAGAAATTGAGGAGGCTTTTGGGTTTGAATATGTGGAATAAGGCACTGCTGTTATTCTTTTTGGGATTCTTAAACACAGCCCAGGCGTCTGATGGTAAATTTACCTTTATTCAAGCGGGGGAGCCGGCCCCGTTTACCGGAACTCTCTTTGATCCAGAGGCAACGGCAAGATTATTGGCGAATAATAAGTTTTTGAAAGAAGAGTACGACCTAAAGCTGGGATTCGAACTCGAAAAACAAAAAGCTCAGTATGAGTTAAAAATAGATCAGCTAAATATTACAATTGACACAGAAAGGGAAAGATTTGAGACAACCCTAAATATAAAAAATACAGAGATTGAGCAATTAAACAAAATCATCGCCAAAAAGCCCGGTAAGAACGCCCTTATGTGGGGAATTATCGGAGGATTTGTTGTCGGAGTCGGAGCAACAGTTGGATTATCTTACGCGGTAAACAAATGAAGAAAGATTTAAACGAAATCGCCAAGTATGAAATCGCCATTTCTAAGAAGTATGGAAAAGAGGCTATAAAACACCCCAAATCTGATTGGACTGACGAGAAAGAAAAAGAATACCAGCAACAACTTCGCGAATTGTATCAAAAAGAGGTAAAATACCGAGAAAAGAACGAAAAAGTAGAAGTTGATGGCATTTTAATAAGTAAAAAACTATTTAGTAAAGACGAGGATCGAGTTTGTCCGGTTTGTTCTTCATTTTCTTTTGATTTGCGAGACAATGTTTACATGACAAAGTTTGATTGTTGCTTTAAATGTTATATACAATGGGTCGAAGGCAGAGAAAATCGCTGGAAAGCAGGCTGGCGCCCACAACAAGAGGAATAAATTATGAAACTTACGAAATCACAATTGAGAAAAATCATTAAAGAAGAGCTTGAATCTATTTCTGAAGGTTTTAAAGGTGGGAAATGGGACTGGAGCGAGGAGGAGGGTGGCGACGTTGACCTGGGCGGAACTCCGTTTAGCGACTCTTTCGACGGTCGCCAGAGTACAGAGTCTCCACAAACATCAGAAGAGCAGCATTGGATTAATTTAATCGCGGCCGTCAACGCCCTGTCAAGTGGCGATGTGCGAGTGTCGCGTTATTCCGGAAAAGAAACGCCAGTGGGCCAACGCGAGAGGCTCGCAGACAAGATCCGGCAATTAATGGCCGACACGAGGGAAGAATAATGGCAACAACATTAGAAATTATACAAGGTATTAATCAGGCAGCCGCAAATGCCTATGATGGCGCCCACGACGAACGCTTCGTAAGTGGAGATGCCAAGAAAATCGGACTAAGTCGAGAGGAGGGCTGTCCAATTATCGATTCTCGCGTCCTAGACGGCTTCGGGGTGAAAATTATCGGAGATATGCTTCAAATTAATTATGAGGCAAATATAAAATTGTCCGATGTTTATGCATCTGGATTCGAAGAGGAGTGTGATCGCAGAATTCATGCAATTGCGGACTTTCTTAAAAAAGAATATAAAATAATCACAGGGAAATCTCTTTCACTCTCTCCAAAAGAGGAAATAAAATGTATTGTGCAAAATACGAGTCGAATTAGGACGTTTGTTATGTGTCATAAACTTTTTAAAATTGGTGGAATGAAGAACGTTGAGACTCTTGGTGAGGGAATTTCAAATTCTGTGGATGTAAAATACCAAAAGTTTTTGAAAGAAGGCAGATTTTCAAACCATTATTGGACCCTTACATTAACTTCTGATATAAACGGAGGAATCGAGAATACATACGACGGACGCGCAGAGGGTGATATTTTGAAAACGCACCTGGAGCCCCGCGACGGCAAATTTGTGTGGCTCACAGGTAACCACAATGAAACTTCGAGCGTTCCCATCGGGGACCATATTTTAAAGAAGCACGTTAAATCTTAAAAGAATAACAAATGTCATACACACTATCCAAAAAGGAAATAGTAGCTGAAATATTAAAGTGTGGAAAAGATCCGGTCTATTTCGTAAATAATTACGCAAGAATCTCACATCCGATCAAGGGACTTATTCCATTCAAGACATATGATTATCAGGCGGATTTGTTAGTTGATTTTAATGATTATCGCTTTAATGTAATCCTCAAAGCACGACAGTTGGGTATCTCAACCATCGCTGCCGGCTATATTGTTTGGATGATGTTGTTTCATAGAGACAAAAACATCCTCGTTATGGCCACAAAGTTCAAAACAGCGGCCAACCTTGTTAAGAAAGTCAAGGCAATTATGAAAAATATTCCGAATTTCCTTCTCATCGCGGAAATATCTATCGACAATAGGGCATCTTTCGAACTTTCTAACGGCTCTCAGATCCAAGCCGCATCTACTTCCGGCGATGCTGGTCGTTCTGAAGCCCTCTCTCTTCTGGTGATCGACGAGGCCGCACACGTTGAGAATTTGGATGAATTATGGGCCGGCTTATATCCCACAATCTCAACTGGTGGTCGAGTGATCGCATTATCAACTCCAAATGGTGTGGGAAATTGGTTTCACAAGACATATAGCGAGGCATCGGAGGGATCAAACGATTTTCATCCCATTATGTTGAACTGGGACGTCCATCCTGACAGAGATCAGGCTTGGTTCGACAAAGAAACAAGGAATATGTCTCGCCGAGAGATAGCCCAAGAGCTAGAATGCAACTTCAATACATCAGGTGAGAGCGTGATCCACCCAGACGACATTAACTGGATAGAGGGAATGGTATGTGATCCTAAATATAGGGCAGGATTCGACAGAAATATGTGGATTTGGGAAGAATATGATCCTCAATGTTCTTATTTGCTGGTGGCAGACGTTGCCAGAGGCGACGGCGCAGATTATTCTGTGTTTCATATTATAAAACTAGAAACAATGGAGGTTGTTGCGGAATATCAAGGAAAACCAAGTTTGGATATGTACTCCAACGTCCTCATGCAAGCGGGAAAAGAATATGGAAACTGCTTATTGGTGGTGGAAAATGTTGGAATTGGAATATCTGTGCTTGAAAAGCTCATTGATTTAGAATATTCAAACTTATATTACTCCGTAAAAAGCACTCATGAGTTTGTAGAGAGTCACCAGGGCGAAAGAATGGCCAACGCAGTGGCGGGATTTACTACTTCTTTAAAAACACGGCCCCTTATTGTGGCAAAATTGGAAGAATTTGTGAGAAACAAACTAATTAAAGTATATTCTGTTCGCTTTTCCAACGAATTGCGCACTTTTATCTGGCATAATGGCAAACCTCAAGCAATGAGGGGATATAATGATGACTTAATAATGTCATTAGCAATAGCATGCTGGGTAAGAGACACGGCGCTAACAGTAAATAAAAGAGATATAGAATTTAAAAAAGCTTGTTTAAACTCAATGGTTGCTGTCAATACAAAAATAAATACAACAATTCCAGGAATGGAAGGTTATAATAAGAAAGAGGCCTTGGATGAAAAAATGTTTAAGGCAAAAGAAGACTATAAGCAATATTCATGGCTAATAAAAGGATAAGAAATGGCTGATCAAAAAAAGAATCCAAATAATCCACAATCTGAATTATTTAGAAGACTAACAAGACTATTTTCCGGACCAATTGTAAACTGGCGTACACAAATGAACCGGAAGATTCGAAGAAGCGCCCTGGACAAATATTCCACGCAATTCAGGTCAGCGTCGGGTCAACAATTCAGAAGATCAGAATACAGCCCGTTTGATGTCATGCATTCAAAAATAATGGCACAACAAAACAGGGCAGAAAGATATATTGACTATGAGCAGATGGAATATATGCCCGAAATTGCATCTGCTATGGATATTTATGCAGATGAGATGACGACTCATTCAGCATTGTCTCCCATGTTGCACGTTGAGTGTTCAAACGAAGAAATTAAATCTATTTTGAGGTCATTATACGAAAATATTTTAAATATTAATCACAATCTCTATGGCTGGTGCCGATCTATGTGCAAATTCGGAGATTTTATTCTTTATCTCGATATTGACGAGAGAATTGGAATTAAATCCGTAATCCCCATCCCGCTTAAAGAGGTGGAGAGAATGGAGGGAGAAGATCCAACAAATCCCAATTATGTCCAGTACCAGTGGAATTCTGCCGGTATGACTTTTGAAAATTGGCAAATTGCTCACTTTAGAGTGTTGGGAAATGACAAATACTCCCCGTATGGTACTTCGGTTCTTGAGTCTGGAAGGAGAATTTGGAGACAATTGACACTAATGGAAGACGCAATGATGGCTTATCGCATCGTTCGCTCTGCTGAGCGCCGCGTTTTTTATATTGATGTGGGTAACATCGCTCCGCAAGATGTCGAAACCTTTGTCCAGAAAACAATTACTTCCATGAAGAGAAATCAAGTAGTTGATGCCAATACGGGCCGCGTCGACTTACGTTATAATCCGCTTTCGGTAGAAGAGGACTATTTCATTCCAGTTCGCGGCGGTGAATCATCAAAAATCGAAACATTGCAGGGTGGACAGTTCACTGGAGACATTGATGATGTTAAATATCTTAGAGATAAACTCTTTGCTGCACTGAAAATTCCGTCCGCATACCTCTCAAGTGATTCGGAGGGGGGAGCTAACGAGGATAAAACAACTTTAGCACAAAAAGACGTAAGATTTGCACGGACAATCCAGAGGTTGCAGCGCGCCGTTATCGCAGAACTTGAAAAAATAGGAATTGTCCACCTCTATACGCTTGGTTTCAGGGGTGACGATCTTGTTGGTTTCAGGTTGAAGCTAAATAATCCCTCCAAGATAGCAGAAATGCAGGAATTAGAGCACTGGAAAATTAAATTTGATATTGCGGGGGGTGCAACGGAGAATTTCTTTAGCCGTCGCTGGATTGCTCAAAATATTTTTAATTTATCGGAAGAGGAATTTGTCAGAAATCAAAGAGAAATGTTTCACGACAGAACGTATGAGGCAGAATTGAATGCAGCCGCCGAATCCGCCGGCGAACAGGCCGCCGCCAGTTTGGGTGGGGACCTCGGACTCGGTTCTGATGAAATGGGAGATTTGGGTGATGATATGGGTGGAGATGATTTTGATCTCGGTGGAGAGGATCTCGGTGGAGAGGATCTCGGAGGAGAGGGTCCCGGCGACGATGACGAAGGTGCCCTCTTGGCAGCTCCGGCAAAAAGAGATGATCGCTCAAGAAAACACACAAAAAGATCTCTCTCCAAGAAAGCTAAGGGAAAGAAATACGTTTCTAAAAAATTTAGAGGCGGAGACAGCCGCACCGGCCGTCAACACAATTATTCAGCCATGGCCATACCAAAACAAAAAGATATTACCCCAGGAATGTCCGATTTAATGGGTCTTTCTAGGGGTATTTAC